TTATTTATTTTTCAGTTTTCCTACGCCATTTTCTATTCCAGCAATTACTTCATCCCTGCTAACTTTGATTCCTTTTTGCTTTAGAATGGCAATAGCCTTATCTACTGCGAAATCCCGTTTAGCTATACCCTTAGCACCTTTTAATTCTTGCTCTGTATATTCTGCTGCTAAATCAGTGATCATATCAATAATCCCCAGTTCATCTTTCTTCCTGAGTGTGTTGAAATAAGATTTTACTTTATTTACTGCAACAGATAGCAATGTTCCAAGAATGATAACGACTAATTCAATTCCATATTGAGTTAAAGCATCTAATATTACTTCCATACTCTTTCACTCCTTATTTGATTATTTGTTTTTAAGCTCTTCAACTTGTTTCTTTAGTTCATCAATTTGTTTTTGGTAGTCATCTTCAACTTTATTTATGTCTGTATACACCACACGAATAACTTCACTTACAATATCCCATACATAAGCGTTATTCACAGACTTTGTAGGATTTTGTCCGTCAGTAATTTTCAAGTTTACAAGTTTTTTAACTTTGTCACTCATAACATATTCCTCCTTTGGTTTCTGTTCAGGATTAGGTTTAGATTCTTGTTTGCTTTCTTGCTTATCTTCAATTTCAAACTTAATTCCATACCAACGGCACACAGACTTTGCGTTAACTAGAGCGCAGCGTTTTCTATAATCACTAGACTTAAGTAATTTTAGAGCATCAGGATTTGTCATGAATTCCCATTCAACAAGAACAAAATTAGCATGAGTTTCCCGACACATATGTAAATCAGTCCATGTCTTTGGAACGGATGGAAATAATCCTGAACCCCATATAGGATATTTCTCACGATCAGGAAATTCTTTTTTATATTCATCTAAGATGATTTCTGCTAACTTCTTAGCTTCCTTGCTAGTGTGCCAATAAAATACACCGAAACCTCGCACAGAAGACTTTCCATTTGCATTAGCATGATTTGAAATACCAATAGCATCTCTGTGTTTTGCATATTGCGCATTGTATAAATTTGTTCTTTTTGCTAATGGAACGTCTAAACCATCGAAAGGCTGCGCTTCATAAGTGGGAACTTTTCCTTGAAGAAGTATTTTTGTTTCTTTACCAACTGCACTATTGAACTCAAATTCAGCCATAGTAGGAACGCCTTTACTTGGAGGGTATGTATTCCTTCCATGTCCAACATCATTTTTTAATAACGGCATTGTAATTCACCTCTTATAATTATTTATTTATCGAATTTCTCAATTTTTTCCCATACATCATTAAATCCGTCATCCATACGTTTTTCTAATGAATGTAGACTTCCCTCAATTTTTTCAAGTGTTCTAGAGGTTCTTTCTTGAGTTTCGTTTGACTTTTCTAAATGAACCATTAATTTATTTTCACGTTCTTTTGAGTCTGCCTTATGTTCGTCATAATTTTTATTGATCCATTTGTAAAATACGTACAATACAATGATGAACAGTAAAGCAAATGTATACTCTGATGAAACAATACTCTCAGCAATTTTGAATTCTGGCATCTTAAATCAACGCTCCTAAAATTTATTTAATTATTTACATTTCACCACCCCCATGTTATAATCAGAGTGTGGTACATACTGCCATGACAAAAAGGACTGCTTCCTCAACCGTTGCAGTCCTTTTCCTTTTGTTCAATTGTCAGAACTTTTATTTCCTTCTATTTACTCTTTCATTCTCTTGTTTTTGTTTGACTGTTTCGTATAAAAGACATCTTTTATAGAGATTTAACTATTACATATTTTCATCCAATACTACATTTAGACATTAAAAATACACCTGCATGTTAATGGTGTTTTTAATCAAATATTTTTATATTCCTAAAAGTGACATCCGTTAAAGTTAAAGGTACATCAGAAACATAAGCATGATATAACTTATTGTAAGGTGTACTTCCTTCTGCTTGCCTTATAAAAGTTTTGGATCTAGCAAGATTAGTAGTAAGAATTGTCAAAAGGGTTGTTAATGTTTGTCCTGTCACTGGGTTTCTTTGTACCACTTCCTGCGCTCTTGGAATATCGTAATCAATCGTATTAGGCGTTGTCGGAACAGACCAACGCTTTGGGAAAACCAATTCATTAAAAGCTCTATTCGTACAAGTCATATTTATGTAAAGGGTAGATATGTTCATGCTGCCGAAAAGTCGAGCAGTGAATGAATAAGTACCGTCATATGTTAAATCTGTAATTGTTTCAGAAGTTAGTTTATTACGAAGATTAGTTTCTTGAATAAGAATGATCTTCTTAGCAGATTTAAACTCACCGATATTCAAATTGGTTTCAACATTATCACATGCCCATTTAAGACTTATGCGTGTTTCCCCACCGTGATAAGAACCAGTTAATTTATAATCATCCTCATCCCTCATGGCGTAATCATTTGCACCTGGATTTTCAATGTAATGGGTTGTAGTTTGTCGAAAACGGAAATAATCATATTCTCTGCCTTCTACCTTGTTTTTTAGTTCCGTGGTATTTACACCGATAACATTGAACTTCTTAGCATTTGCAGAGGAAACAACTTTTATGGTATGAATACCTTCAGATGCAAAAGTTATCTTATGATCAAACAATTCGTTACCACTTGCTATATATAAATTTAGTGTAGCAACTTGAACATTATCTACAAATATATTTGCAGCACTATCAGATTGGGAAGATTTAATAAAAGAAATAACGCTTGTAAGATCACTTTTTTCAACTGTTACTTCAAACTCTATAAAATCTCCTGCTAAAGTAGATCCACTATCATTAACCCAAAACTTATTGGTCATTCCGTTAAATATGGCTGTGCTTTCTCTAATATTAGCACTCGCACTTTTGTAAGCTCGTTTACTCAGATAAACTTTGTCACATTCCCAAACAGTAGTTAGACGCATTAATTCTCCGGGCTTTCCAGCATCTCCACTTCCCGATACGGCCTGATCATCTCGAAAACGCAGTGTTACATATCCTGCGCCCGTTTGCTTAGGAGAAAGTATATTGTATTCAGTTGCTGATATTCGTGTAATTATTTTTTCGTTAATTCTACCACCGAATTGAGGGAGAATTGATGGTATATCAGCCAACTGCGCATTAATTTGTGGTATCTGATTTAACTCATTTTGTACGCTTGAATCTAACATTTGCTTTTGTATTTTTGTTAAAGCCATTAAATCACTTCCTTTACGTGATTCCTCTATATATTAAAAAGGTTTGTAAAAAATGAATTATTTAAACCACTTAATATCAAGGTTTATTAATCAGAATTCACAAACTTAAATAGAAGATAGAGGAAAGCTGATCCCTCTTTGTTGAGCAGTTTCTTCCTACTTATGATCCAAATGGACTTACTATATGCCAAGCAAATTGAGCATTGATATTTGGATCAGCATTCACATTAATTCTGAACGATGTGCTAGTTACATTATTAATCCAAAATTTATACGCTGCCCCCATACCGTCAATAGACACTACAGAAATATTTCTTGCTGCAGGCGTTACATCTAATCCGTGTGCAATATCAATAAAGGTTGTACCATTTAATATAGTACCTATCCCATCTGATTCTGTTTTAAAACCATGATTATCCTTTATTATTGCATTTGTAGTAAATCCTGCCAGTTCAATTGTCTTACCGATAAAACTACCTGTTGATGATGTTCTAAACCTATTACCAGTAATGATCGCCCCTGTACTGTCTGCAAAGTAGAAGCCCTTCGTTGCGACTGCTTGGGCTAATACTGTGTTATCGGTTGTGGTATGTCCCGATCCTACTTTTTGAATATCTAACAATGGATGATTTTGTGCCGTTTCAACTCGAATATCATTATTTGAATATCTTGCGTGTTGCCATCCACCTGTTGCTGTGGAAGGGACTCTAACAATCATTCCACCCAAGTTATCTCCGATACTTTTTACTGTTATGTGATTATTCGTAAGTTTAAATGCTTGAATATCCCCATTTCCAGTTTTATCGATGAAGTGACCTTTATCGAGAAGTACCACGTTATTATCTATTAAATGACCGTTTTGAAGGCTAGTTCCGTTCATTAATATAGCCGCTCCGCTATGCTCACCGTAAAATTGATTACTTTGGATTATGGCTTGCCTGCCGTTGATTTTAATTAAACTAGCTCCAGTAGTACCGAAGAAAGAATCTCCCCCACGAAATAGACAGCCTACTACACGATTTTGAGTTTGAAGTGTCAATCCAAGCTGTTTATTTTGCCAAAACATACATCCATTAAATCCGCATCGCTCCACAGTACCATTAATACCAATTCGATTGTAATTGAACTTTGTACCATGAAAATCTACATCCAGTAAAGTGCCATCTAAACCAATGTCGTTATATCGGAAATCGTTAACGCCAAAGTTAGGATGCTCGTTTTGTACCCACATACCAACATTGTTGTACCAAAAGCGATTCCCATGAACAGGAACATAACGAACATGATTGTTTAATCGGACTGCAATATTTAAATAAGCAAAATAGCAATCTTGAATAAAAAATTGTTGTACCCAATTTTCGCCTATTGCTCCAAAATCAATACCATTCACTGTCGCTTTCCCATCAGGCTGATAGTTTAAACTGCCCCCATTCCCTATAATAGACATCCCTTTAAATCCACCAAACTCAACTGTTGCAACTTGGCTTATTTGAAAGATTGCCAACCCGTTAACAGCATTTGTAGGCGGTTTAATGACAGTTGCCCCTGCTCCTGCCCCTTGCCAATACACGCAAGGGTCAAAAACAACACCTTGCACTCTGTAAGTACCGGGAGGAATAAGAACTACTCCACCGCCCTTCGACAAAATAAAATCGTGAGCCGCTTGGAATGCTATTGTATCATTCGCAATACCATCTCCTCTTGCCCCGAAACTTCTTACGTTTATTGCAATATCAGTTACATGATCTTTAAGAATATTATAATTTTTAAGCTTTGTTACATCTAACTCGTCCTGTCCACCAATTTCATGAACGGAATTGTGTTTTTTAGTGATACTTATTGTTCCTTCATACCACTTAGCAAATACAACTGTGCCTGCTGGAACACCTTCAGATAATGTGATAGTAGTTGAGTTTGTCTCAACATATCCTTGACCACTTACCTGTGGAACCCCACCAACCCAAACCTCAATATTGCTCTCTCCAACAACATAATTCCCATTTGTGATAGTGAATACTTTTTGACCTTCAGTGGCAGTCCATGTTCTTTTGTTCATTGTTGCCTGTGGTGAAATAGTAGTCCAATATGTACCATTTAATGGAGTAATGCCAGCCGCAGCATTTAGAATACAAATGTAATTTATTCCACCATATGTAACAACGTTCCCACTTTTATAGGCTTTGGTTGGATTGTATTCTCCTTTATGTCCTAAGTTATCTCCCTGCTCTCTAGCGTAATCGCCTGCAGAGATAGCGTCATTTTTAACTTGATCAACTTCAACAAATAACTGCTGAATCAGTGTCATATCCTTAGAGGTATCTACATCTTTCTCACTGTCTATTAATATTTTCACTTTAAAAGGTCTGGTAGATATTCTATCTCCATCACTATCATGGAACTGGAGAGTAACACTTAAATCTCCAGTAATTTGCATTTCAGTTGAACCAAAGTTATATACAATTTTTCCGTCTAAAACAGAAGCAAGACCTGAGACAACTAATCCATCAGGTCTTGTTAAAAGAACATGTACAGTATTAATATTTGTTAAATCATATGGTTTCCCTTCATCGTATATAGAAAACACCAGTTTCGCAGAATCGTTTTGAACAAAAACTGGAACTTGAGTAGAAGTCGCTCTCTTGAAATCCAATATGAGGTAATATTCATTCTTTAATGCCATTATCTCAACTCCTTAGTGGCAATTGTTAAATTATTTGCTCTTGCGGTGTAGCTAAAATCTGTTCAGCTTGTTCCTGTGTAATAAATTTCTTAGCGACATAACTGTTCACTTGCTGCTCTGATAAATTTCCGAACACCCACATATTTAAAATAAATTGATACATTATTATTATTCCTCCTTAATTTACATTGGCATAGAGTCCATTAATGAAATAATAGCCAATTCTGCTATCTCTAATCTTGATCTAAGTTCTGCATTTTCTTGCGTTAGCCTATCTTTTTCGCTGATACATTCTGATTTTTTATCTGAATTGATAATTTCCTCTGTCATTGTATCACCCTTAATTACTTCAACTGTGTCATCGACAATTGAATATTGTACTTTTACTCCTAAAAGAGATCCCTCTACCCAAAAGATATTGTCATCTTCTACATATGGCTTTTGTACATTGTCAATTACATCAATAACTGTTTTGTTTGCATCATATAATAATATTTTCATAGGTTTAATCTCTCCTACGCATAAGTAATTTCCAAAGTAGCTGAGATACTAAACTTTGCATAATTGCTTGATGAAGTTGAATCAACATATATTCCAATACCCTTGTAAGTTCCATTTTGGAATCCTGCATAAAAGCTACTTGGCAGAGTAACCCATTTAGATTCTCCCCATCTAAATGAAGCTGGATATGCTTGAATACTCGGATAAGAAGGTTGACCAGCAGGTAAACTTGTATAATTGTGCGGTCTAAAATAACAATTTACTGCTCCAGAACTTCCTCCATTATTTAATCTTGTAACTTTAATTCTTATTGACTTTATAGTTTTACCTGTTACTGTTGAAGAAGGGGAAGAGCCGAATATCCATAATCCACGATATACTCCATATCCACCATAATATCCCTGAACAACTGTATTTCCGTTCAACCAACTTCCACCAAAATTATCTCTCCATGCATTCCCTGTAGTTGATCCAAATCTTTTTGTTGTCTCAACAGGACTAGGAGGTGAAGGAGGAGTTATTGTAGGATAGGTATATGTAGCATGAATCTGTCCACCATGAGAAGCAGATGAGTTGGCTGAAGAGCCTAATGGTGCTTTACCTGTTCCAACAGCAAATCCACCTTGAGCATAGACTCCATACTGTGAAGCTTGACCAGTAGTATCCTCAATCCATGCAGTTGATCCGTATCTTGCACAAATCCCTAGAGTTACATTACGTACATCACAGTTTATTATTTGACCAAACCCACTCTGCAGAATATCAAAACCACGTTCTGAATTATTGCCGTATAGATTAATATACTCAAATACCGCATAGTTATTTTGAAATGATGATACGACAGAGTAACTGCTAGGTCTTCCGTTAATAGTGAAATTTCTAAACCTAATGTTTATTAGATTTCCACCTGCTGAAAGATTCCCAACAATTTTAGTGGAGTTTTGCCTTTGACCATCTATTGTGATTGAACCCTTACCTGTATAACCCCTAAGAGCAATATCTTCATATAAAACTGAATCTGCAGCTATCCAAATTTGACAGTTACCATCATAAGAAGCAGGTATTCTCCTTAGAGCCTCCGTGATACTTGCTAATGGGGCATACCAACTAGTTCCATGATTTTCATCATCTGGAGCAACTGAACCTGTATACTCAGTTAAAATTCTATCAGACACATAGAAAACAAGGTTTTCTGCAGAGTAAGTTACAATTGAAGGCGATTCTAACTTAGCAACATAGAGTTGATCAAATCCTCTTCTTTCAGCATCAAGGTCTACGGAAATCTCTCCAAATTCATTTAATATCTTGAGGTTTCCATTTCCATTTCCTTCTCCACCAAGAGTAATTTGACCGCCTTTCATTACATCGAAGGCTAGTGTTCCAAGAATAGTGGTGAAAGCACTAAAGTCAATTGTCTTTGTCTCGGCATCAATTAATGTGATTGGATTTTCATCACCAGTAATAATTTTTAATCTCTTTGCCACTAAATCATTAGCAGTTAATTTACCGTTTGAATCAACATAAAAAACATCTGTCCATTCGGAAGATGCTATATCTTTTACTTGTATTTTGATTCCCTCAGTTGCATTAAGAATTGTCTTAACTAAATCATCTGATGAAGTGGCTGTGAATCCTTCTTCTGGTGATATTCTAATTCCGTTATCAATATCAGTTGAGTCTGAATTGCTTACAAGTCTAAATGAAGCATTTTCAATTGTGACTCCTTCATTGTTGAATAGGAATTTACCACTGTCATTTTCAAGAGTCAATAATTGACCAATGAGAATTTTACCGATGATTTGCTCTCCCACGATTCCTGAGCCTGTAATCGCATGTTTAAAAGTTAATCCACCATCATCAGACACAGCAAGAATGCCATTATTTGCTCTAAGTACCAATAAAGGATCATCAGGACTTGTAATTGTGATACCTCTACGATTAATTTCAACTGAATTATTTAATCCTGCTTTTAATTCTCTTGCTGCAGCATCCCAAATATTATTAATTAACTCTTCAACCGAGTTTCCTGTATCCGTAATTGTGTCATATTTATGTTTGTTCATTTGCAGTGTAGTGGAAGTGGACATAGCATTTGACAAAATATCTTTTACAATATCATCGGCATTATTAATATCTAGTATGTCGGAAATGACAATATCAATATCTGTATCATCTTCGCCATTTCGATTTACTTCTAGCAACCTTAACTTTGCATCTATTCCAAACTTCTCGTAGTGTACAGTAATAATGTCGCCAGTTTTTAATTTCTTCCAGTCTTTATGGCATTCTACAACATTTAAGAAATTAACAATATTCATATTTAAAACAGTCTTAGGCTTCCTTAGCTTTTTAAACTGTTTAATTCCGAATTCATATAAATCTTCAGCATCTACAATATTGTCATCAGTTACTTCTTTTGTAATTTCAAATTGATTTCTTTCAATGATTTGCTCAGGAGTAAAGTTTGTTTCTAGAGAAAGGGAAGTTTGCAACTCTCTAATTGAATTCATTACTGCATCTACTTCTGCTTGAGCAGTATCTACCTCAGCTTTCTTAGCATCAACTTCTCCTTGTTTAATTACTTCGTTATATTTCTTAATTAAGTCTGCTTCATTGTCTGCCGTTTCCATTTCTTCAGGTGTAATTTGGAATCCAATGAAATCCCAATCTACCGCACCTTTACCCGATACGACAATTTTATATTCTTCTCCACCAGTAAATTTTTCAACTACTTGCCATTCTCCAACATTTAGATCTTTAACAACATCATTAAATTTAAATGTTAAATCTGTTTTTGAAGAGATAATTCCCATTAAAACGTAACTTTTATTTGGAACTATATTACATGGGAAAGTTTCAGGTATAGTGTTTGCTTTACGTGAGTATTTTTGTCTTGTATACGTTCCTAGTGCTTGTTGAGAGACTACAATATCCTGAATACGGATTAATTCTGCTTCAAGAGTATCATATTCATTTTGAATAGTTGTTAGCATTTCTTGTTTCGATTTAAGATCAGTAAGTAAATTACTGAATGTATCTCTACTTGCTTCAATTTTATTATTATAGTCAATAATTGCATGACACAAGTCGTCTTCCATATAAGCACTATGACTAATTACATTCCTATTTTCATCTCTATCAAAGTCATCTAGGAAATATGAGAAGTCTTCAATATATCCTGAACCTGTAGGATTTACAGTATGTAGAGATAATCCCTCTGAACCATAAACTTCAAGCTGTGTAACCATTTCATCTGCGTCTTCAGTTTTATTTAAAGACTTAAGATATTTTCCATAACTGATACGAAGACCTTTATCTTCTCCGATATTTTCTTCTTCCCAAAAATTAATTCTCCTGTTTACTGTATCCCATTCAATCAAAGCTCCAAAAGTTTTTGCTAGTTCGTAAATACCATTCAAGTCAGTACCAGTGTGTTCAAAGGTGCGAAATTTAGTGAGGAAATATTCGTCAACATGACCTATACTCCAAATTGAATTACTTAATAAGGCATTTCCGATGTCCTCTAAATTTTCACTTTCTCTTTTAAACTCTCGTACTGTTTTATCATTTAATTCATATCCAAGACTAAAGATTGTAACTTTCTTGAAGTCAGAATCATCCATACTATCCTCAATTTGACGTATCACAAACCACTCTTCATAATCGCCTTCAACAGCCTTAATGAGAAATCTTGGTCTAATTTTATCTATATTTGGATTTTTAATTATTTCATCTTTAACTTGGATATCATAAGGAATCTCAAAATTAATCTCACTGATATGAGAAAATTTAAGGTTAAAGGAAGGGATTTTAGCCTCTTTAAGTGAAGCAATAATATCCCTATTCATATTTGGTTTTGCTAAGTACAGCTTTATTTCATTCGGCTTTAAATTTGAATTAATTGCCCCTAGCATACCTTCACCTCCTATCTAGGATACATAAATATATTCATATTTGAATTGAATCTTACATTTACCATAAACAATTAAATCATTATGACCTTTTACTAGATCAAGGAAATTTAAATTGAAGTCCTTCATTCGGTACATATGAGGAATGTCGGTTTCAATTTCTTCACTCTCGTTGTCAATTGTTATGGTTTCGTTAGATGCAAGTCCTGTAAACTTAAATTCAGAGTTATTGTTTGATTGGTTAACAATACTGATATCTCCCTCAGCAGTAGTGATTAGATTTATAAATGGTTTTGTTTCAATATGACCGCCATTATAAATTGAAATGGATACACCTGCTGATGTATTATCTCTCAAATCATATTCAACCGTGTCAAATACAGGTGAATATAAATATGGACTATTTGATCTCATAGTTAAAGAAAGGTATCCTTCACCGTTTCCGTTATGAAGATGTTTAATTTCTCCAGTAGGCATACAATAAATAATTTTAATTTGCTCAGTGCCCATTACATAGAAAGGTTGATAACTCATTTGATTAAGCCATTGAATAGCCTCTTCAAATTCTTCATCTGTGTATCCGTGTTCAAAGTAAACATTTATGGGGAATTCCAATGGATCTTGCTCTACGCTATGGAGATAACTTTTTGCTCTTCCTCTTATTCGTGTTTCATTTATGTTTCTATTTGAAATAGTGGTTTCTTCAAATAACCCACTATCTGTTTGTATATTTAATGCCCCCATTACTTCAGAGTCAATTCCTGCGTAATGAAAGTGTTCATATTGGTAGATTGCCATTTCTTTTTCACTCCGATCATTTTCAAAATGAAAAAGGAATGGCAATAAAAGCCATCCCTCTTACAAAATTATTATTTACCTATTTTCTTTAATCCTTTTACTAGTTCTCCAAAAGCAACTTTCCCACCTTGTTTATCACCTGTCAATGTATCTATGTTGAAGTTAAGATTATAAACAATTTGTGAATCTGGTGTAGCAAGTTTTAATCCTCCAAGAATACTTGTTAAATCAGGAATCTTAACCATACTCCTAAGCAACTTAACACTTTCAAGCATGTTCTTAGTGTCTTCCTTGTTTAAAACGAGTTCCTTTTCATGGAGCATAGCAAGACCTTCATCATTACCCGTGTAACCGCCCGATTTGAATTGCTGGAACTGAACATGATGAGGCATGTTTGTGACCCAATGGTTTTTACCTACGTTAAACTGACCGCCCCATTTGTCATCATATCCATATACCCTATAAACTTCACCTGGGTTTAGTCCTCGTACATATTGTAGCTTGCCGTTCTTACGAGTCCAAAGTTTAATAGGTTTCTTGATGATTATCTTACCCGTTTTATTCTTTTCTGGTTGGTTTGCTTCCTCTTGATCACGATCATTTTCTTTATCTTCTGCATACTTGTCTTGACCTGAAGTAGTATTGTCAACATCTTGAAATAACTTCTTAATACTTTCAGATATTGCACTAATATTCTCTTTCGCACGATTTAGAGCATCAGCAATATTTTTAGATATACTATCACCAAGAATCTTACCATTGTCAGATACATATTTAGCCATTTCAGTAAGTTTATCTTTGTAGTAGTCAATATTACCATTCATGATATCTTCCCGAATCTTAGCCCACTCACGCTCATCCTCTAAAAGATCTTCATAGAATTGCTCAATTTGTTCACGCTGCTTGTCAAGTTCTTCTTGTCTCTTCTCCCAAGCGTCATTTTCCATTTCACGCTCTTTGTCAAGTTGCTCTTGTTTAGCATCACGCTCATCTTGCAAAGCCTGTCTTCTTAATTCAAGCGCGCGATCATTTTTAAATTCTTCAATATCTTCCAATTGCTCGGCAAGCTCTTCTTCAAGTCTTAATTTTTCTTTCTTAGCCCACTCGCTATCATCCATAGCAAGTGCATTAATTTTATCTTGAAGTTTTTGTGCTTCAGTCTGTTTCTTACCTAATTCTTTTTCGTAATCATCCGATGCTTCTTGATCATCTAAGGCTCTTAGTTGTTTGTCATATTGTTCATCTATTGCCTTACTCTGCTCATCAAGTTCCTTCATCTTGTCATTATGAGCTTTTTCTTCTTTCTTGCGTATATCGTCAAGCTGCTTTAATTTAATTTCACGTTCGGCATCATATGCCTCTTTCATAGCTTCAATATATGAATCGGCAATACTTTCATATATTTCTTCTATGGATTCTTTTTGGTCAAAGATAGATACATCAATATCGGATAATGAATCTTTCCACTTTTGGATTTCCTCAGCATTTTGTTGTAAGGCTTCATCATTACCTGCTAGTTCTTTTCGAATTGCATTTAAGCTATCAATGTTTTCAAGGATAGCTTTACGTTGACTCAATAACACATCTAGCCGATCTCTATTCAATTGAAGAATTGCTTCTTCGTCTTCAGGATCAGCCATATGAATACTGTCGTCAATTTTATCTAACTGTTTGCTAATTTTCTCAGAAACTTTTTCAATTTGCTTTAGAACATTATCCAATTTCAACTGAGAAGCTTCGTTTGCTAATTCTTGCATAGCATCTTGTGCTTCTAATATAGAAACTTTTAATTCTAAATACCTATCATTCAATTCCTTCTTTTGTTGTTCGTCTAGATTCTGACTAGCACGAACTTGATCAATCATTGCCTTTTCTCGTTCCATTGCAACAATTTTTTCATGATGATAGCGTTTTTGATGATTTTGTAGGTCAATATATTCTCGACTTGCTTTGTTGTATAATTCCTGTTGCTGCTTAGAAAGTTGAAGCTTATAATCCAATTTTTCTACTTCATCACCATATCTAGCTAAACTAGCAAGAGTCTTTTCCCACTCTAAAGCATTTACCTGAGTATGAACATCGTAGAAAGCATCACGAACGTCTAATAGTTTTGCTTCTAATTCTGACTTTTGTGCTTCAGTAAGACCTTTATTAAGTCTGACTTGATCAGAAATAAATTTCATTTCATCTTGGTAAACTTTACGTTGGCTAGTTAGCAGATTGATTTGACTTTGCAAATTACCCTTGTAATATTCACTTTGACTTTCAAGATATTTATTCTGATTCGCTTGATAAATTTTTAAGTGAGATTGAATCTGCCTAACAACCAAGTCATATTGTGCAAGTTGAGAATTGATTAACTCCATTTGTAATTGAGCAATTTGATTCTCAATATCCAAGGCATCCATTTTCAGGTCAATTAATTCTGATTTTGCTTGATCTATAAGCTGCATTTGATCTGCAACGGAAGAACTTGTTACTGCACTCAATTGTTGCATGTACGTCTGAGGATCTACAGGTTTACCACCTGACTCAATTTGAAGATGAAGATGCGCACCAGTGGATTGACCAGTGTTTCCAACTTTGCCAAGTTGTTGTCCTGCAGAAACTCTTTGACCTGCCTTAACATTGAGTCCTTTTTGCATATGCATATATTTAGCAACAGTTCCATCGTCTTGTTGAACAACTACCCAATAACCTGCGGATTTACTGTATGCAGCAGTAATAACCTTACCATTGTTTAATGCCTTTACTGGATCACCTTGTCTACCGTTTGCCAAGTCTAAACCTTTGTGATTATAACTACCTCTGTCTTCATTGAAGCTAGAAGTTACTCTGAAGTTTTTTAGGTAGTAATCAGCAACACTTTTAGAGGCAGAACTTGCAACCGAAGCTCCTACAGAATTAACCGTTCCTGTGAACTGTGACCAGAATTTATTTACACCATTGACCCAGTTCTTGTTAAGTCCAGTTGGATCATTTGCAACACCAACAGGAGCATATTTCTTTTGGATAGCCTCAACTGATGTCAACCCTTTAGAAGTATAGAGCCTTCTTAGCATATCTGCAGTATACTCAATGCTCTCTGCAACAGATGAGAAGGAGCGCAGTCCACCTTTAGAACTCATAATACCAAATGCATTATTTTTAGTTCTAATTGCATTGGAACTACCATTTCCAGTTTCATGCATTGCAATTGCAGCTAAGAATGCAGGATCAATTCCATTAGCCTTACCTGCAGCAATTAAAGCATTACCCATTCCTGAGAGTTTACCTTTTAGGTATTTATTCAAGTCTGCAGCAGATACATTCGAAACGTTTGTTACTGATCCAGTTGAGTAACTGGATGACCCACCACCTGAACCTTTTATAATACCCGTTTGCTGAATGTTTCCTGATCTAATTTGACCGTTCAAGGAACGTGCTTGATCTTCCAAAAGCTTTTTCTTTTGCTTCATTAATTCAATTTCTTTTTTGATTGAATTCTGATATTGCTTAGAATGCTTAGGAAACTTTGATTGTAATTGGTTTTGTTTTTCAAGTTCAAAATTTACATTCTCTATTGCTATCTTGAATTTATCTGAAACGTATGTTGCGTTTTCATATGCTTTTGAGGTGCTGCTTGCAACATCTTTTATTCCTGAGCTATCTAAATTACCAAAACCCGAACCAGCAGTTATGCTTCTTAATGATTCAGTCAAACTCTTCATGCTTGCTTCATACTCTGAAATTGCCCTTAATTGAGGAGAGTTAGCTGCCTCCGCATAGGACATTGTTTCCATCATTTTACGTCCAGCTTCAGTAAATGTACGAGTCTGAACATCATAATAAGAAGCCCAATCAGAGCCTAATTTCTTAATCAAGTTAGCATTAATTGAAGCTTTAAATTGTGCAAGAGTTTTTGTATTCGTTAAATCAACGTTGTAACCCTTGGCAAGAGTATTAACTAAATCATTATTTGCTTTTTTAATTTTGGTGAAATATTGCTCATTTCCTTCAAGTTTCTTTGATATAGCATCAAGAGCAATATCATTTTCAGCATTGATTAGCTTATTTACTTCTTCTCTTAGTTTAGCTTCATCATCAATGTATGCTAGAAGTTCAGGATACTTCTCCATCATTGTGGATATTGTGTCTGCTGAAACTGCATGATTTTCATTTAAATCATTAATAATACCATTTAAAGATTCAATGTTGGAAATTGCATCGTCATAGGATTTAGCGAGTTTATCTGCACTGTCACCTGCACCATCCATTGAAGTTTCCAATGCACCCATACCATCTGCACCAGCATATGTAGCATTGGCTAATCTGTCATTTTCCTCTTTAACTTTCTTAAAGGAAATATCCAATGATTCAGCTTCAACTTTGGTTGCTCCCATTTTCTGAGCATATGATGTTAGTGAGTTTCTTGCTTTCTCAAAACCCGATTTGTCACCTGATTCATAGGCACGTTGCATAGCATCTGCAAACTTACTTATTTCAATTGAATATGCTTCTAACTTAGCAGGATCATCAATATCGCTCAGATCTAGGGAATTAACAAAGTTTTGTATATTTTTACTGATAGTAGGATCAATATCTAATTTATTGTATGCCTCAGCAACTTTAAGAACTTCATCATTTATTTTTAATGACGATTGGGCTAACTCGTTTTCAAGTTGTAATAACTCTTGTTTAACTTGATTAACGTATGATTGTTTAAAATCATGTTTAGCCATGTCCTGAAGTTGCTTTTTCTTGGCTTCAACCTTTTTCTCTAAGCCTAAGAAACCTTCTCGATCATCAATATTTTCTTCAAATGTGTTTAATGCGTTTAGTCTAATTTCTTCTCTTTTTAATTCTAGTAATTCTTTAGTTGCTTGAACTTCTTTATCTATTTCTTCAGCATTCTTAATATGGTATTGACCAGTGGCATCCATTTCCTCAATTAAGTTAGGGAAAATTTCTCCAAGCTGCTGTTGAATCTGAAGATATTCTTTTTCTTTATCATTGCTCCAATTGTCACCATTTCTTTGAGCAGATAATTTTTTATAGGAGTCTATTAATTCTTCAGTGCGTTGTTTATTAGAAGTAAGTGCTTCGATATTCTTTTTCTGAGAATCTTCAAATTCTTCCTGTTTTTGTCTAGCGTCAGAATATAATCCAATTAACTTTTCAATGGCAATACCGATACCAGCGAAGACAAGACCGACACCTGTAGCTGCGACCAATCCTCTTAAAGCGGCTTTTGCGCCATTTGTTGCAATCCCTAATCTAGTCATACTAGCAGTCAATCCAGCCGATGCAAGTTGTGCACGAGTCATTCCTTGTGTTCCTAAAATTAAAGACGCTGCAAAATTTCTGAGTTTAGAACTTAAAAGTACAGTGACAACCCCAAGCGTCCCAAACACGCCCGACAACAAACCAAATGTATCGATTGCCTTAGATGAGATAGTTGCTAAATCGTTTAATGATTCAACTATGGCTATTAATCCATCTGTCATTACTGCTGAACCTGCAGATAGGGTTAATTTATTCCAAGCAGTATCTAAACGGTTAATTCTTCCTTCTAATGAATCAGCATACTTTGCTTGTTCTCGCATACTTGAGCCTTGAGAATCCATTGCAACTGATGTTGCTTCAGTAGCAATAGAGAAGTTGTTCATTAGGGCAAGGAACCTTGATAGTTGGTACCTTCCTGCCAATGTCACGCCTAAGTTTTGTCTCTGCTCATCATTCAACCCTGTCCATTTACCAGCCAATTCTTCAAGGATACTGCTTACTGGTCTTACATTTCCACCCATGTCTTTAATGGCTATGTTTACTCCATTTAATGCTGTCTCAGCTTCGGACATGGTTGTTATTCTACTCATGATCGTTTTAAGACCATTCAATCTGTTACTTTCACCCATAAGGTTACTGACCACTAGAAGCAGTGGCGGAGGAGGTGCTTCTTTAGCAAGTCTGATTACTTGCGACCTCCTCTCTGCACTTTAAAAAACCAAGGGAATATTTGTGCAGTTCAGACTATATCATCATCCTCGACTTAACGTTAGGATGTCTTGCGTGTAGTCGTTGCGGGGAATATTTCATTCATCATACTATCAATATCGTTATAAATATCAGTTTCCCAAATCTCATAATATTTATATCCATATTTAATAAAATCTTTTTTCTTCATTTTATCTTTTTTTATTCTACTAATTTGCTCTTCATTGAGGAGTTTTTTACCATCACCATAAATTTCAGGATTTCCATGCCAATAATCACCCATTACCTCTATAATTATATTATTTGTTGGAATGAAAAAGTCTGCGAAATATTTCTGGAAGAATCCTTGTTCTTGAATGAACTCTATATTTCTATCTTCAAGCCAATTCCTAACTAATTTTTCAGGTAATGTTTCTCCTCCTTCTCTTTGGCGGTTTCTGGATTTAGTATTCCCTATAAACCAAGCCTTTGAAAATTCAGGATTATGTAGAGTATGCTCAATCCAATATTTATTTTTACATTCCTTTGTGCAGAACTTCCTTGTTCTGACAGTAGATGGTTTTTCGCAGCGAAAGTCTTGTTGGCAGTATAAGCATAATTTAACTCTATTACCACCTGTATAACGATTCGCCTTTTCTCCCACTAGATTTATAGATTGCCATTTATCATGACATGATTTAGAACATACTACACTTGTTTCTGCACGTGCAGGAATAACCTCATACACTTTATCACATACCTGACAATTCTTTTTAACTTTATTTACTCTTTCTTTGCCATTGTACTTTCCAAGACAAGTTAAGGAGCAAAAAGCAATCCCTCTGGTAATTTTTTGAGTTTGGGACTTATTTTTTAGTATTTGCTTATTACATGTTCCGCAGTTAAAAATACATTTGTATTTGCTTCTTGTCACTAGAATCACCTCATTAATTCATAGTGATGAATGAAATATTCTTCCCACAGGATTACCTCTCCCCAGAGGCTTCCCCTGTTATAGCAAGATGTTCCCTAATTAGTTTCCTAATTAGACGGCAATTATTTACCGATGATATTTCCACTTTCACGAGTAGTAGAACCGATTGCAGCTATATATCCAACGAGATCTGACATCTCAACACCGAATGTTTTTGCGGTTGATGCTGATTTTCTTAATCCGTCTGATAGGTCTTTGGTTGTGACAGCGAAATTATTGTCAATTTCGTTAAGTTGATCAGCAATTGTGATTGAATCTTTAGCAGCAATATTAAAATTCAACATTGCTGAAGTAAGCGTATCAACTGCAGCATTTGCATCTAAATCTGAAATATTTTGGAGTACTTGTGCAGTAGATGAGATGTCAATTAACTCATTCTCCTTAAATCCCATTCTTCCAAAGTCACCCATAATGGATAAAACATCCGTTAACTTAGAAGATAACTCATCACTAACTTGAACGGCATCTTCAAGTAATTGAGTAAATTTAAAATCAGGCATATCCATTACACGTTGAATATTTACCATTAATGAATCAATCTCAATTAATCTTGAAGTCATATCTTCCAGTGCTCTAATTGGAGCATAGAAAGCTGTAGCTGAAATCATCCAGATCGGAAACTTCGTCATGGCTGTAGATAACATTTCACCAAATGACATTCCAGCTTGTTGAGCTGCACCTGCCGCACTTCTTGCATTTTGAGCAACTTGCGTAAACTGAGCAGAAGAACGTTGTAATTGTTGATTAAGATTAGCAGTTCTTGGTGTTAAATTATCTACACTTTGTGTATATTGATTTAATGCCGTATTATCTACAAAACCACCATGTGTTGTTCTAATTCTCTGAGCGTTTACTTGAGCTTGTTGTCGAGCCATTTCTAACTTATGCTCATTATCTCTAATTCTATTGAGGTTTTCTAAATTCTGCTGTAATCTTTGAGTCTGTTGAATATTTTTGGAGTTATCAATAGCTTTATTTAATTTAGCAAAATTTTCAGCAGAGACTTTTCCTTCATTGTTTAATAACTTTAATTGATCCTTTAATTGTCTCTTTGAATTAGTAAGATTTTCAGTGGCTTTTCTTTCTTGATCAACATTCTGAACAACTTTCGCCTTACCAGTTTCCGTATTATAAGTAACCTTATTATATCCATCTTTGTATGTTTCTGACTTTAGTTTCTTTTGACCCTCAGCATCTTGATCATATCGCCTTTTTAATAATTCACCTTGACGCTGTATTGCTTTATTGTTCTCTTCGATAGCCTTAGTTTCTTGCTGTGTTGCCTTTGTCTTATCATTTGTTCGTTTAATTTCTTTTTCCATAATCTCGCCACTTTTTAAATGTTGGCGAATTTTTTCTCGAATAGTTCCATCAGCTTCTTTTGTAACAGTTTTCTCTTCTTTGATTACTCTATTTAAATCTTGAGCAATTTTCTTATGATTCTCCATTGCCTTGGAGAAATCAGCAAGTGTTTTAGATACTTTATCATCTATTTGAATATTTAGTTTTATAGTGTTGATCTTTTTTTCGATGCCTTTTATGGCACTGTTTATTTCACCAATTGTAGCACCGGAATTGAGGGTGCCTATTATCCTTATTTTAAGATTGTCAGCCATTTAACCACTCCTTTCAAATAAAAAAAGAAGTGTCAAATGACTGACACTTCTTTAAATAGACTGAGTATTTAATTCATTTCTTTTAATCACAATACTAATCCTCTTGTTCCATTTATTCATTTCAGAGAAAATATTTTGATATAAGTCGCTATTTTTACTTACTAACATTTTTGAGTTAAGAAAATGTATTTCATGAACTGGATTACCTAAGTCGTCTACAACAATAGACAAGGTAGCCTTGAGGATTTGTTCAGTTGAAGTTTTACTACCAAGAACTCCACCTGCAATTGCCCCTCCAACTCCTGCTAACAATGTTCCTCCAACCGCTAAACCTTTTGAGGTCTTTGTGGTTGTTTCTCCGTCTTCCTTAATTCCCACTTCAATAATTTGGTCTAAATTGAATGACTCTAATTTAAAATCTTCATTAACATTATTTCTTTTTAAAATTGCTATTTTATTTTGTTCTTCACTTATAGCAATTCCTGATAAATAATCATCACTTAGGTAAGAATCGTCAGCTTGAAAATCAAGTTTAATTAATGATTTATCCAATGACTTTTCCATAATTGAGGAATATTGTTTGTCGTATTGACCATTTGTGTAAATTAAGACACCCAAAAAACAAAAAGCGAGTATAAATGAAACAAACCATATAGAACCAACGAAGGGCATTGAAATTATAGATAGAGCGAATCCCGATAATAAAAGGGTAATACGCATATGTCTATCCATTTCAATTAATTTACTAATCATAATGGAACCACTCCTTTAAGAGTTTAAATTAATTCCATTATATCCTTTTCATGGCAAAATTAAAAGTGGACTTTTTGGGGAAGTAACCTCCCTGTATATCCTTTTACAATCAAGTTAGCAGCCAATTTGTTTAGCTGCTTAATTCAAGATAAAAGTGTGATTTCCTTTTAAAACAACTCATCAATTTCATCATCATTGTCTTTAACTATGTAAATCTTAGTGGTATCGGGTGAATTATGTCCGAGTAATGATTGGATTGCATCTATTGATTTATTAGAACTAAGTGCTAAATTTGTTGCTCTACTACTTCTTAAAAGGTGAGGATGAACACGTCTACCTACAATTTCACTAAATATTTCAGAACACCAATAATTAAATGCTCCAGCCGCTAAAGGTGTAACTTTTCCTTCTTTAGTTTTCTTAACGAACATGTACTCACAATCATCTTCGCCACGAACTTCATTCCATTTTCTTAATGCCACCATAGCTACATCATCAAATGGGAATCGTCTGATTTTTCCAGCCGTTCCTCGTCCTTTGCAGCGAATGTCTGAAGTTAAGTAATACCCTTTTTCTTCTTTAGTCTTAGGATCAATTGCTTTCTTATAGCGAACTGTTTCACGAAGAAGTTGAGCACTTTCACCACGTCTACAGCCAGTAATGTACGTGAATAAAAGATATGCGACCATTTGCCATTCTTCTCTTTGTTTCAGCTCATCTATTAACATACTAAATTCTTCTTCTGTCAAAGGTTCTTTCTTATGTCTTTTATCGACTGCTGGATTAGGAATCTTTTTATTATAGATATTTCTAAAGAGTGGAAATTCGTCACTGTAATACAATTCAATATATCCACACAAACTTGATACAGATGACCTTTTAAATTTCACAGCGCTTGATGATAGACCTCTTCCCATTAGAAAGTTTTGATACCTAAGAGCATCACGAGGTTTTAAATCAGTTATTGACTTATTCCCACAACTTTCTTTAACCCACCTAAAAAACAATTTAAGGCTCGATTTGTACTGGTTAAGAGTTTGTGGACTCAAATGGGCTTGTTGAAGGAATTCATCTGTTATTTCTCTGTTAAATTCATTAACTTCAGACCACTCTTGTTCAGTCACTTCTTTTAGTTTTTCCAAACATTTCACCTCCATATTAAATTAATTCATTCAACATCAATTCCAATACTTTTTAAATCCTTACGAAGTGAATCAGTTAACTTGCTACTACCATCGAGAGCCTTTCGTGTGTTCTCGGTGAATGGTCTTGGTTTGCCGTTATATTCAAAATCGTATTGATAACCTTGACCAGTTTCAACAACCTCAGCAACATATCTTCCATCATCTCTTCTGTCATTAAACATTGCCATTCCATCTGCAGTTTCTTCAGCTTCCCAACTTTCCTTTAATTCACCAGAACGCTCATAAATACGGGGCGTATAAACGTCATAAACGGTTTCCTGAACTTGTTTCTTACCTTCTTCAATCACTGTATTTTTTACAGCATTTCCTTGATTCATTGCTTTCTTAGCCATTTGGTTTACATATTTACGAAGATCTTTTAGATCAATAGTTGGCATCCATGTTCAACTCCTATACTTCAGGAATTTGCTTTCTGTCTTTGTTTAAGTCTAAATTTTTGAAGATATCCCCATTCTTCAATTCCAATTTAGCAACTTCATCATGCATCTTCTCAGTCATCTTTTGTAAATAAGCAACATTCCCACTGATCTTAGCCATTTGATCAAACGCTTTCTGAACCTCAGCAGGTATAAATACCTCATCAATAATTTTGGTGAAATATCCAGAGTCAATTACTGCATTTAGCTCATTTAATTGTTCTGCAAGAGATTTTCCTTTTAACTGAGATTTAAGGTGGGTGAAGTGTTTAATCATCATGAATAATGTGTATTTATGAAGCATATCTTCAGAAATTTTCAATTCATCACCTTCAGCAGAAAGCACAGTTGAAATCTCCTTAATCATTTCTTCAATTAGTGTAGGGGGGAATATTGGATAGAATTTTAATGTGGTTCCATCCTCAAATTCATATTGCTCTTGTGAATGGTATTGTTTTGCTGCTTTTTTCATTTGTGTAAATTTAATTTCTGTGTTTTGTTTCTTAGCCATTTATTGCTTCCTCCTTTTTATCCCTTTATTTCTAAATAAAACTTTGATTTTATAAAAACTTAAAAAAAAAATACACTCACTTTTTAGTTAGTGGGTGTAAGGGTTTGTGCAACTTTTTTACTTCTTGCCTCATATGCAGTAATTAATTTGAATTTTTCAGCAAAGTCCTTTATAGAATCATACCTTTTCATAACTTCTTTATAAAGAAATTCATGTTCGTTTTCTCTCATGACACCAAAGGAAGGTAATGCTTCTTTATATTTACTAAATTTCATTATTTCCTTAAGTAATTCTTCATCAGACATATCATGTAAAGTGAAAGTTGATACAAGTCTATCCTTTACTTCAATAAAGGGTAACTCTAAATATGATGAGAAAATTGAGTATAATTTCTTTTTTATCATTCCCATAGAATTATAGAAAATATCAGGATTTACAGAAATTAATTTAATATTATACTTATTATATAGACTCATTTTTTCTTTCATCACAGAATCATAATCATACAATTTTCTTTGTCCATTAAAAGTTTTCATTCCGCCCCATACTTCAACATGAATTTCATTATTCGGAAGATAAAAGGTAAAATCACTTCGATAGTTTAAGTTAGAGTCGTACTTTTTAAATGGGTATTGCTCTCTTTTGTAAGGAATGTTTTGAGCGATTAAATAATTGGCTGTAATTAATTCAAAATTAGACTTATTTATAAAACCTTTATTATCGACTAAATGTACCTTATTGTTGTAACCCATTGAATCCCTTATTTCATTTAGGGTTCCATGTTTCTGATAGTCTGAAGTGTGAATTTTCAATTCCTTAGATAGAATTCTCTGATCAGGAAAAAATCCATATTCAGTAATAAATTTTTCAATTTTAGATTTTATTTCTTCTAGAGGCATAATGTATCCATTAGGTTTTCTTTTCTGGATATCGTTAATTTCATACCCTAACTTATTAACCAGTTGACTCAAATCTAAATTTAAATTTTTAATAGCCCAAGAAATCATATCCCAATTTTTATTTTGTTCCTTATCATCACTTTTACCTGTAAAGCCATTGAACTTAATATATTCCTTAAGTTCTTTCTCTATATTTTCAATAATCGACCAGTAACCACGAGCACTAGAATCAACTATTAACTTGTTTTCTATTTTATAATTGGTTATTTCCATTCTTTTCTTATGCCAACAATTTTTACATGCATCCTTTTTAAAAAAATCATATTTTGTTCTAATGTAATCACAATACCTAATGAAATAGGAATTTGGACAATAATCACATTTAACAAATAATTCTTTACCTGAGCTTTTTGGTAAATCATCAATACCTACATCAATACTACTGCCTACTGTTACATTTATATATTCTTTTTCCAAGTAGATTTTTTTATTTCTTGGAGTTATGTTCACTTTTACTGTTTTAGTCATTAACATTTTCAACACCATCCCTAGTGTATTATCCCTCTAAAAAGTTAGGAAGAGAGGTGGGATTTACCTCTCTTATCAGTTGAGTTAATTAGGCTAAACTTATCCTGATTAAATTATATTAAATTATTTAATAATAGTCAATGTCATTTCGGATTTTTATTTAATTTTTTCGAATTTAATTGAATGCGGATCTTTTAAGTCTCCAAAATAGGAAACCTCAATCTCATTTCCGACATGCGCTTTGAAATCTTTATCAAAGTACACTCTCATTCTCCATCCTTGAACATTAACAATAACTGAGTTTTCTTCTTTATCGTGTACTGCTAATGTTATTTTCTTAATTTCTGGTTGAACTTCTTTCTTTTCAATATTAATTTCTTTTTTCAAAGTTTAACACACCTCCCATAAAGGGGAGAGGAGGGCATTGTTCCTCCTCTGTATTTGATTATTTATTATACAATGGCATTGTCATCGTATACTACAAGTTCCCACATGTCTGTGTTAACTGCTGATTTAAGAATTTCCATGTTCAAGTCAAGAACTGCAGGATCTCCATCTGCACTAACGTTATTCTTCATATAGATTCGCTACATCTATACCGTCAAATTATTGACTGCTTTATGTTTCCATAAAGACGAGACTATATCAAAATCTTCAGCTCGAACTGTTAAGATTTCACCCATTTCCACTACCAATCGCTTGTAGTGTACGGCTTTCGCCTAGTCGTTGCACCTTCCGAATAGTCGGCTTGGCTCAAGATTGTCCTCAGCGTTATCTGTTAGGAGTTTCCTTGAATTAAGGTGATTTCGATATGATATTTCTATCATAAAGCCCAAAGTTTAGGAAAGGTTAAAGTTGTCCTCGAACTTAGCGTTTGGAATACGTAACTGACCTTGGAATGCTGCTTTAGTGAATTCATCAACTACTAAGCAATCAAGCACAACACGGAAAGACTTACCGAATTGGTCAGAAGTAACTTTAATTGTTTTAGCATCAGTTGCAGTATTCACTTGGTAATAAATACGGAATTGAGTTCCGTTAGTAACTGCAGAGTTAAAAGTTAATTCTTTACCAACTACAGAATACGCTTTTGGTTCAGAAGCAGGTGCACCAAGGGTATATTCTTCTCCATTTGTTCCGTCTGGATTTAATTTGAATACAGATACAATTGCTCCTTGAGGAGTCTTATCAAGAGTGATTTTACTAGAAGTTACTGATCCAACTTCATTACGGTCTACTTTCTTAGTGCCAGCCACAAGATCATTACCAGTTAACATTGCGATTGCTGCATTGTCAAAAATAGCATCTTGAAGAGTAATTTTCGCTTCACGGTTAGACGAGAAACCAACTAATTTAGCGTTACCACGACCACCACGAGCATAAACTGTTTCACCAGTTGTCTCTACTCCAGAAGTCTTAAGAGTTGTTAATGTGACCCTTGCTTTACCAGTAGTAAGGTCATAGAATGTAGCGATACCGGCTTCTTTTATCGCCCAGCGATTAGGTGTTGCCATTAATAATCATCCTTTCAAATATTAAATTATTTTATTTTAATAACGTTAGCCCAATTAATATCAGGTAACTTTATTTTTGAACCATCAATATTACCTGTATAAATCCCTGTCATGGTTTGCTGATAACTATCAACTAAGCCTAACCTGTAATAGCCGTCATAGAGTTGATATATCGTTAATCTAAGAATTTTCTTAATTCCATCAGTTCTCCAAGAGACAGCAGACAATATACTATGTAAGTTGATTTTTTGTTCTTTTTTCTTTAGTTTTTCTAACATTGCTTTTCTCTTTTTCTGCTCTTCCATGAATTTTCTTGCTCTTTCATTTCCTGCTTGATACTCTTCCTCTTTGCTTTCTTCAGGAATAAAGTTTCCTATCCTAATCATCTTCTTTATCAAGTCCCACTTTTCCTGAGTCAAAATAGCATTTTCACTTAATTCATCAAAATAAATTAATCCATTTTCAAACAACATGGGTTCACTATCAAAGAAGGTTCTTAGTGCATCAAACATTGTTTCTCTGAATGAAGGGTCATGCAGCATTAATGAGGCAAGTACGTCCATATCACTATAATCGCTTATGTCTTCACTAGTTGATTCCAATTGACTTTTAGAAAATAGTATTCTAGAAAGGTGCATATGATATAAGTTTTCGCTCATTCCTATAACCCGTTTAATAGTAGGAAGTTGAAAGTTACCTATTCCTTCAACATAAACAGGAGTATTAGCAAGCAACTTTAATTTAATTTCATCTTCATTCATGGTAATCACAACCTAATAATTCTCACTTACAAATTCGTAAATGTATTTATACCCGATGTACCCACTTGGAGGATTACCAATTATAAACATTTGATCAGATTTAGTTTTACTAAATCCTGTAATATGTTCATCATGAAGAATTCCATTAAGTCTATCAGCAATCCAAAGCGATCTAGCATCATTTGAGTCATACTTATCAATGTGACAATAAATATCGAATACTACGTCTTGGTGAGCGAAGTGAGAATTTGACCTACCATTATTTCTATTTCCAAAATAAACACAGACTCTACAAATCTCTTTATTGGTAATATCATCAGTTTTGGGAGATCTCATGATTCTTTCTTTGCGAATATCAGCATAATCAGGTAAACTCTTAACATCCTGTTTACTTTGATTCAAAGGATCAGTAGGGTAATAGAGTAGACGAAGTAGTTCTTCATCATTCCCAACAACTTTGAAAATATCAATAAGATTCTTTCGTAACTCCATTTACTACACCCTCTTTCCCTTGATGATTACTAATCCAGTTTGATTAATTGCCTTAGTGTAATCAATTCCAATAATTTTATATGTGGCATTGTACATTTTAAATTCTTTACCTTCTAAAATGTTTTCACTTTCAGTGTATGGAATTGTAACTTCTATCTGCCCTTCAGGTAAATTAATAGGTTCATCTGTATTAGCAGACTGCATGCTCGTACTTACTATACAAGGAGAAGTGACCTCTGTTACTGTATCTTCATAAATAGGTTCATCGAACTCATTGTAACCAATTAAAACACTTGTTTTATTGGAACTGATAGGAAATGTTGAGTTGCAAAGTTGAATCTCTGCTTTTCTATAAATCTTATTATCTTCTGGCAATGTAGTAATTAACCAATTCAACTCTCTAACTTTTAATAAGTTTCCTCGTTCGATATCTTGAATTCGCCCAATTACTTTCTTAGTCTCACTGTTGCTATCCCACTTTTCATAAATTAAAACTTTAGAGTGAATTGAATCATTAATAATAACTTCATATCCTGCAAACCCATCTAATGATTGCTCTAATATTAACAGTCCATCATGAGTTATTTTGTCATTAGTATTTAAACCATGATAATTACTATAGTCCTTCATTTTCATCACCACATTCAATATGTAAATGATTAGTTAACTTAGTAATATCAGCACTAACTGTCAACAAGATATCTCGGATTTCAGCTAACTGAGGATCATCAAGTAGTTTCTTGTCCAAATAAGACTCAAGTAAATACAGTACAGAATTATTACGCTTACTTAATCTAGAACAATGAGTATAAAGGCTCTCTAACTCCTTGGAATGAGGATTTACAATCTTAACTTCAATCATAAGAAATCCTCCTCAGTGTACATAATTAGAGTATCAATTGTTCTTTCTTGCTCTTTCACAGAAGTCTCCAATGATCTAAGTTGAGTACCAAAGTTCCTAAGTCCCACATCAGAACTAAATGGCTGCCATAATGACTCAAAGTAAGTTTTTTGGTTAACTAAGAAAAGCAAACGAATATAATGTGCAAGAATCAGTAGACTGTCTTCAGACAATTCTTCACTCACTGTTTCAGTAATATCGTCACACATTATTTTCTTACGTAGTCGATTATTAAAATGCATTGTAGCGTTTCTGATTTGCTCATAGATTTTCTCGGGTGTGTTAGGTAAATCAATATCTGAAACCTTACAATTGTTTAAGAAAGTCTGCCAAATTTGATCATAGGTGGTCATAACTCAGCCACCCCTTAATCAAACAAAATATCAGAATCTACGCCCATCCACTCTGATAGAAAATCTAATTTACCTTTTGTTAGATCATCTTTTAATGCAGACGCAACTTCAATTACAAACTGTTTTTCTGAATCAACAGTAATTTTCTTAAGTTCAGCCTTCATTTTGTTTATGTTTCCACCAAGTAATTTTTCGATTTCTTCTTTGGAGTGAGTGTTATTCTCATATGTTTCAATTTCAACAATTCCATCTTTAACATCTTTTGTGAATTCATTATCTTCAACAATAACTAGTTCACCTTTGTCGAAGCACACACTGTTCATTTGAAGCCATTCTACAACCTCTTTAGGTACTTCTTTAGTGTCTATTTTTCCATTACGGCTACCAGCCCAAGACCATTGACGATTTGAACCGTCTGCATCATATCTAACAAAGTAAGAAGTGTTTCTGTGTCTTGCCAATTTAATTTTTTCAGCCATTTTTAAATCTCCTCCTAATATCCTAAAAGGTGGCAGATAATCCACCACCTTCAAATTATTTAATTAAATTATTATAGAGTTACTGCAGCTTGCTCTTCAATTACACCGATTGCTTCACCAAATACAAGGTTGATAGAAACATCTTGAGTAATCTTCATTTTTACTCGCTCGTCTTCGATATCTTGTTCAGTTTGTTGACGTAATCCACCGTACTCAATTACAGAGAATGGCTTTTGCTCAACTCCACCAGCAAACATGTAACCTTTGTTTACAGGAAGTTCAACTTTAGAGTTGGAAGCATCAGTAAATGGATTTACAAGGTTAACCGCAGTAGTACGTGCAATACGAGTAGGGTTAAGAGCAGTAAGCAACTCGTCTTTAATACCATCAGTTAAAAGGTTCTTGAAAGTACTGTCAGTAGCTTGCTGCATTGCAAAGTAGTCAATTAGTAAAGAGTCACCAACAAATACTGGACGACCACCATAACGCTGAAGAACAGAAGCAACTTTGTTATACTCTTGAATAGTGATGTTAGAACCAGTTTTAACGTTAGCAGCAGGGATCTTTCCACTTGCAATTGCTTGAGCAGTTAAAGCGTTAATTTTGTCTAGGTATAGACGAACTTTAGCATTAGCAACATCGTTAACTAATTTACGGAAATACGTTTCAGATTCTTTTACAAGATCAAGTGGCTCATAGTAGAAACCAGTAGAAAGATGAGCAGGTACAGCAAAGATTGACTTTTTACCTTCTACACGTACTAGGTCTACGCCAGAACCAGTAGCAGACCAAACAACTTTCGCTTTGTTCTTTTGAGGAATCTTAAGCTCTTTGATGTTTCCACGAGTCTCAGAATCAACATTTGCAAAAATGCTAAGTAGGTTAGTTACCATAGGTTTTGCAATTTCATCAGCAGTTTCAACTACAAGTTGGTTAAATTGGTGAAGCATAGAAGGATCTGGATTAGCAGAACCGTCACCAAATACTTTTGTAATGTATGCTTTAATATCAGCAGAATCAGTTTCTTCCATCTTGCTATTGTATACACGGCTAAATAAGCCTTTTAATTTCATGCTATCAAGTTTCATAATATATTAATCTCCTTTTTATTAAAATAATTTAAATTAAGCTTCAATTACTTCTAAGCGAACAAGTGCTTGACCAATAGTGTATTCCATATCATCTTCGTTAGAAACAACTAGGAATTTTGCTTTTGCTGTAGCGTAATCAGCATGAGTACCATCATGAATTAAGAATTTCTTAGATGTGGGATCAAAATGAGCAACTTTTCCATTTGTAGGAGCACCAGTGAAAGCAGAAGTGTCGAAACGAGTGTAACCTTCTTCAAGAATTACGATTCTTGCACGTTCTCCAACTGCATTGTAAAAATCAGCCATTGCTTCGCCAAGATAGCGAGTCTCAGGAGCAGCAACCAAGTATGCTTTCTTATCAACCGCAGAAAGTTGCTTTGCAACACGCTCTCCATCAGTATTGAATCCAAGCTCAACAAGTGTAAAGTTATCTACATCTGCACCTTCAATTAATGCACCATTTGCTACAGTTTTTACCTTTAAAGAATTTAAGTTCCCAACAGCATGAGTTCCTACTTGTTGTAAAGCTTTTAAAATACGACTTGCCATTTTATTTTCCTCCTAATATTAGTTTATTTTAGTTTGAATATCTGCTTTCAAAGTCATTACTAGCAGGGATTAAATTTTCACGCTTACTAGATAATTCTCTGATTACAGGATCTTCTGTTTTAGGTTCTTGTGTTACTTCTACTAATTCTACAAGCATAGTATTAAGTTGAAGGATAGCTTGTTTACCTTCTTCTGTTTCATCGATTGACTTGGTAATTAATTCTTGAACTTCCTCTGAGTCAAATTTTTCAGCAGCCTTAAGAGCATTAAACTTTTTAGAGTAGAAATCCTTCTTCTCATTTAAAGCTTTTTCTAATTTCTCTTGCTCTACTTGGTTTCTAAATGGTTTCAACTCTTCAACTTGTGTACTCAAAGTAACCACTTTTTCACTAACTTCATTAAATTGTTTTTCAACACTTTCTTTTTCAGTTGTAACAGTGTTAAGTTGAGTTTCTAACTCTGTTAGTTTTCCTTCTTTCTCGTTTAACTGAGTTGTCAACTCTTCAACTTTAGTGCTTTTTTCTTCAAGTTCATTTTGCACAGACTGGAACTGAGAAACCTCAACCCAATCACGCTTAACCATAACCTCTGTCTTCGATTCTAAATCAACTGAAATTGCTTCTCCATCTTTTGAATAGTTGAATTTGAAATATTTATCAAATTCATTTCCTTCCGCATAACTATAAACATTCGCTACAAAATAACTTTCGTATACATCTGAAATCCAAGAGTATTCGTTTTGATTTAATGATGGATCTAGTTGACCATACAATAGAGAACGGATATCACTATGGGAGAGTTCATTGATTTTTTTAAAGAACTTCATATTCTCTTTCTCCTCCTTATCTTCTTGATTAATTGCTTGCGCAACCAATTTATTAAACTTATTTATTTCATTAAAACTTAGTAGCTTTGAAGATTCATAAGCAGGCAAAACTAAGCTTTGATCTCCTCTATTTTCACTAGCCAATACTGCATGACCCTCAAAATATATTGGTGAATGATGATATTCAATACCGTCCTTTAAGGTGAAATTAGAATATAAGTACTCACAACTAGTATTAATGGTAATCCCACTGTTAAACCATTCCAATAATAGGTCACAGGCATCTGAAAATCTAGTCTTCCATAAAACAGCATCAGCTGCCATTACTTCTTTTTCTTCACCATTAATATTAATTGTTAATTCATAGCCCTCAGTGGTGAAAACTCCAATTGGTACAGTATCGGATTTAACTGTTAAATTTCCATATCTATCTTCGCCTAAATATTGCTCATGACCACCAAAATTGTCCGTTTTTGTATTTGGTTCTTCAACCTCATTGTACTTAGCCACAATTGGCTTATTAATAAGTGTTTTACCACCTTCAAGGGCAACATCTTTATCAACTATTACATTGTTACCTGAAACATCATAGTCAAGGACTATAAAAGTACAAGGTATAATTGTTGGATCTTCACTTTGCTTAATTTCATTTAGAACCAAATTTAATCTGTGTTTCTTAGTCAATTTCAATTCTCACCTCCTTCAAGCAGACAAATTAACCTACGATGGAGTATTATTACCATCTGTAGTCTTAGATTTAATGGTATTATCATTGTCAGGGTTTTCGCTGTTTGGTCTACCTGCTTCATCACTATTCAATGTATGACTTGTACGATAAGGCTTAATCTTATCTTGAAGATTAAGAACCTCTGTCTCATACATTGTTTGTTCAAGGTAAGATTCCCAAGAAACACCTGCAATATTATCAACGACATGTTTAATTGACCAACCCTTATCATTCAATTTAGATAAGATATCAATCTTTTCTTTATGAGTGAGAGGGGTCTCTTTGTCGTATTCCATTCTAAAGTTGTCTTTTTGATTAGAAGGTAATATTAAATTAAATAATTTTTGATATACTTCTTGTTCAATATCTTCAAGCATAACTCCTAGACGTTTGTATACAGTGTCAAGGTTTAACTTAGCACTGGCAAAGTTTCCACCAGTACCATTTAATAAAGATCCTGATAAACCATATGCAGACTGAATATCTCCATTGATATGCTCAAACTTTTTACCATCTAACCCATCAGTCTGGATATCTGGGAACTCTAATTTTGCGAAGTCAGGAATTGTTACAACAGTTACACCTTTTTGATTACTCTTTTCTAACGCTGTCTTGACTCCTGTGTGAATTTTTTGTTTTACGGGTTTAGGTAATTTTAGATTTGTTAAAGAGTCATATTTTTCATTTCCGTTTACACCGACAGTTAACACCGCAACTGCATTTATGATCTTATTTGCAATTGAGTGCTCCACATCTTTTAGTTTCTTTTTATGTAGTACATCATATAAACCTGCAGTTACCCATGAAGTGCCTAAGCCTTGGTTTCGTTTTAAAGTTCCAGTCCTTAAAACAAATGTCCTGTCTTGAGGCAGATATTTCAATTTATACTTATCAGGGTCACTAACAAAATTATCATAGTCTTTTTGAGTAATATGAGGTGATAGGTTATCCAATTGCATTTTACGGTAATCATCCGACATCTTCTTAAACCAATTCATATCAATTACACATAACCATTCTCCGTTTTTTCTGTCAGCTGGGAAAATGTGTTGTATATCATCAAAGATGTAAGGGTAAGCATTGGTTTTATCTCCTAACCAAATACCAACCAAAGTTCCTGCCGTAGAAGTTTGTTTTAATAAGTCACGGGTTAATCGCTTATGCTTAACTCTATGTAAAGTCTTATTAATAGTACCAATGTGTTTATCACCAGTCTTACTCTTTTCAAAGGAATCAAGTTTATAATTTAGGGTTGGAAGTGATTCGATTAACTCAAAAAGCTGATGAACTTCTCCTGAAGAAATGTAGTAATACTGTGCTAAATCTTCAATTTCCTTCTGAAATTTATCAGGGTTAGCAAAGTATTCCTTGAGTTTTTCTTTTTCAACTTCATCAATAATTCCATGAGAGAACATTTGAGTAATATAGCCAGAAGCGAATGTTGAAACATAATCTGAATAGTCATTTACCATCCTTTGGTATTCTTCTGAATCTTGATCAATTTTCACTATATCTGTCATTATTTCACCTCCTGTTTGTTAGATTATATTATTTAGAAATAAACTAGTGAATCATCCTCATCATATACTTCCTCAACTTCCTCTTTCTCAAGAAATAGAAAGATATAATACAATGCATATGCTAATGCAGAGTATCTATCTTTATCGATTTTCTTTAAAACTTGCTTAACTGTTATAGATTTTTGAGTTGATTCTAATTTTAAATTTGAGATTTCGTCAATTAGATATTGAGTGTGGATTCTAGCTTTATCTTCTTCTAAATTTACATTTGAATTGACTGACTTTCCTTTAATTTCATCATTGATTTTAAGTAATTTTAATTTTTCTGTTTCTACATAATCGATAAATGTACGGATGATCTCACCGTTGATACCTTGTGCAGTTAAATCATAGACTACTTCTATCGCTGGAGTTACATCTGGTTTTTGATCGGTATTAATTGTATCAAAACAACCAAGTTCCTCATTCGTATCAGGGTCAGTCAAATCTTCCAGTAGCCTGTCTATTAAGCCTTTACCTATAACGTTACCATCCACAACGATAGCTTTAACCCTTGATTTAAGGATGTCTGAATGTCCACCATAAGCATAAAACAATCTTTTGACAATTAAACTTTGTTCCTTAAAGCTAAGACCATTAGGTGGCTCAACAATGTTTACAGCTTGAATTTGTCTTATTGTCCCAGTTTTATTCCTAATTATCTTCAAAACGACAATAGCTGTTTTATTATTGCTTTGAGAGTTACTTCTAGCAACGTCAACTCCGAATATATACTCATTTAGTTCGAAGTTGCCACGTTTGTCTTTAGGACAGTTTAATTCAGGCTTATCTAAAGTTCTTATCTTTAGCAACTTTGATATATTAACAAGTGCACCATCAGTTGCACCAACCCACTTACTTTCATAGTTCATGGCAAAAGCAGTGGCAGATGTAGTAGGATCATTCTTCTTAGCTAATAACTGATTTCTTGTCTCTCCACGACCATAGTGACAAGGTAATTCCCAACTTGCACCTAGAACCATTTTACCTTTTAGGTTAGCTGTTTCTTTGATCATGTTCAGAATTCTGTTAAATTCATCTGAACCTCTGTAGCCTGATGTGGTTACGAAGTTAATCATCCCGTTCAGTTCAAATGGACTTATTACCGACATTTCCCCAATAGTTCTTCGTGGTACGTTTACTACAGGCTCAAGAGCATCTTTAAATAATTCATTATTTAATAATGCAGATTCTTCAATATTTAATCTGTGTCTACGTTGACCTTTGGTGCTTTGTGCATTTGCTAAGATCGAATAAGTAGCTCCTGATTTAAAAATTACTTCAGCATTATCTTTAGAGAAACTGGCTTTGACTATTTCGTTTTGAAGTAGTGGGAATTTTTTAACCAGTTCTTTATGTTTATCCTCGCTTATTGATGCAGCGTTTTCTTTAGTCTGAGCTGACATAGCAATGTTAATGTCCGCAAAAAAGATACAAGAGTGATAAATAGACATTAATTCAATCATGGTTTTACCAAATCCACGAGGGAAAACTCCATATGTGCTTATGAATCTACTCATACATCGTAAAAAGACTCGCTGATCCAAATCTAATCTCATTCCACCTTTTTCTGGCTTAATGAGGTCATAAAATAAATCAGGAAACCATCTAGCCCATTGTAAAAACTCAACCCATGATTCAAAATTTTCATCAAAACTATCCTTTTTTAAATCACTTACCTTTACTTGACTATTAAATGCTGGATTATCGGCTATCGTTCTCGAAGATTCCCTTGAGTATTTGAAATTGTCATCTTGAAAATGTTTATAACTACTCATCTTCTTCAATCACCTGCATCTCAGGAGATGAGTCTAATTCTTGGGACTCATAATCTTGTTTTCTCACTTCATAAAAGTTATAAATATCTTTATACTCTGCTTTGGGTAATCCTTCAAGATCACGTATGTAGTTAACGTAAAGCCATAAAGTAACATCAACTTTATCTTTGGGTTGCTCTGTAAACTTTGGTAGTAGAGGAATTATATCTCGATGTTCTTCAACCATTCTGGACAATTGACCAAAACCATCTAAGCCTTTTGATAAGTCAGCTTTACTCATTTGAGAAGGTTTTAATTTTCCTGCTTCTGCAGCTTCTTTTGCCATTATCGACCATTCTTTTGCCTCTTTGAATTCACCTTTTGATTTGGCTAATGTCTCTTTAACTTTATTAACGCAATACTCACGTAAATATTCTTCATGCATTGTTGTTGGAAGCTGAAAACTTGGTTTTAACTTCCTGAATTTCTTTTCAAAAAGTATATATTCTTCATCAGGATAACCATGCCCATATATTTCTTTTAACTCTTTCAATTCATCTAAGGGAACATCGATATTTACATTATTAGTGTTAGAAATAGGTTCTTTTATTTCTAATGATTGTTTCGATTCATTTTCAAACATACTATCTGCCCATGTCATGTGTCTGAAATCTTTCATACTGATTAACTTAAAATATTCACCTACAGGATTACTGTGGCTTAACGCAGTATCCCAAAGGTGAGAAACAAAAGCCTTATCCAGCATTCGCAGCGTATTTTTTACACTTTCTAAATCCCTGATGTCAGTCATATCTCTTACACAGAGTTTGCAAACTCTTAATCTTTCATCAGCGTCTAATATTGCATATGACTTATAGAAATCTTCAAGTCTTTTTTCTTTTTGACATTTAGAACAGATCTTTTTCGTTACTTTAGTCATTATGATTCACCTCATTGTTTTTTCGACATTGAAAAAACCTCTTATTCAACGCTCACTTAATCTTAGAAAAAGTGAACGCTGTGTAAGAAGTTCTTGATAAAATCAGTATTTTAAATTACTCTTCATCTTCAAAATCAGAAGCTTCGGACATTTCCATTTCATGAAGATTCTCTAATTCTTGTAGACTCTGTTTAGCAGAATCAATTAGGAATTGTTTACATGACCAACGATTAATCTCTGTGAAGAAGTCCCAAAGAATTTCCTCTAACGGGATATTTCTTTCGAGGTTGTAGTGGATCATCTCAACATAGTCCTCAATCATTTCTTCTGGAGTTTCATCGTTTTCTGGCACAATCATTACATTTGGATAATTTTCCATTTAATAACCTCCCATATTTGGAAGGAAGCGCATGGTTAAACCATGATACCCGCTGTATAATATTTGATTATTTTAGTTTAAAATCAAAAACAGTTGTTCTTCCTAATCCTCTTTCAAATACCATCATGTTTGCACCAGCATTAGCTGTCTTTTTCAACTTAACGCTATACTCATCAATTCCACAAATTGAAGGGGCTTGATAGAACTCAACATTTTGCAAACCGTCCATTCCAATTGTTTTATTATGTGTGTTATGCAAGTGACCTGTTTTAAGCATATGTATTTGTTTACCATAAACATTAACATAATCTTTAATTGAGTTTTCAAGGTTCTTTTCATCTTGCCCATGTGTGGCAAGAATTTTAGTACCAACAACATCTACATAAACAAATGCTTTATTATCATGAATAGTGATATTTGGGTTATCTTTAAGATCTTTCTTAAGAAGCAATGTGATAATTCTCTCCATGTTTTCATGAGGGAAATCACCTTTACTTGAACCTAAAGGTCTAATTTCCATGTGATTACCTTGGCAAGAATGGTAATCAATATATGTATAATTAGATAGTTCATTTAACCAAGTAGCCATGAAATCCGCATATCCAACGGCTGAATCAAGTATGCCAAGTTGAAGTATTTGTAATTGAGACATTCTTAAAATTCCATCAATACTATCCGATAAATTGAAGAGATGTAAATGTTTAATTTTTTCTTTTTCGATTCTTGTGATTAATTGATTTAATAGATTCCACATACGTCTTTCAAAGATTTCAACGCTGTACTCATTGATAATTTCATCATCAAAACCACGAATAACCACTTTCTTACCATAGTGACTATCTGCAATGTCAACAGTATACCCAATATCGCTTACAGTTCTTTCAATTCGATACTTTGGAACTTGAATTCTTGGACGATTCTCAACTGCTAAAATAAGTTTTTCATAGAAATTCTCTGAACGACCTTGTTCACGAATCCATCTATTAATCTCATTTTTCTCTGCTTGAAGTTTAACTCTTTCTTTCTGCAGTTCTAATTTTTTCTGAGTTAACTTATCTAGGAATTCATCATCCTCAACAGACTCCAATTGTTTATTATCAATGTTCTCAGACATTTCTTTATATGCATAAGATAATTTCCTTAGATGATCAGGCGAACACTCAAGCTTCAGTAAGTCGATTATCTCCGACCAATCTAAATCAATTTCTTTATTTAATTTTGCAATACAGAGTCTAACCTTATAGTCGAATTCGGATTCACTGTCACGTTTAGTTAGAATAGGGTTAGTCATTCAATCACCTACTCTTGTACAGAAGGAGTCAGGTTAACAGATTCTTTAATTGTGATACTAAAGCGTCTATCTTCTCCTTGTAACTGTTCAATAATATCAGAAAGAGTATAAGTTTTAATTTCTTCATCGTTCTTTTTGGTCGGGTACTCTACAATCTCGTTGTCCTCTAATGAAATTGTGCAATTGCTAAATGAAATAGAAAAATCTTTCTTAGCCATATTGTAAATCTCCTCCTTGAATTCCTTTTATCCTTTTTTTATTCCTAGTTCACTTTCAATTGAAAAGATGGCTGCTGCTATTTCTTTATGATAATTTCCTTCTAGTCTAGAAAGAGTGCTCAAGTAATCAACTAAAATTCTCAATTTGTCTTCATTCATCTTCATCGTCATCGTCCTCCAAAATTTTTATTGTGAGAGTATGACGCTGCTATGTGGTATAGTGTTTGTCATACCATCCTTACATTTTATCTGCAATATCTGCCAAACGACTTCGCCATACATTTTGCAGTTCAATTTCACCGTACAATTCAGTTCCTCTGAAAACCTCGCTCATTCGCTTCATTCCATTGTCAGTGATATATACATCTTTATCTACTTGTTGGTGATAGTCACCGTCCACTATTACTTTTGAACCTTCTCCAACCCTCTGCAAACCTAGTTTCATGAGTTCTTTTGTTAAGTTTTGGGCTTCCAATATCCAAGCGATTGTTTTATCACCTGTGTCAAAACCACGTAAATCCACAAATGGCAATATATCCAATGTTCCATCTTGAATTTGTCTTGTAATTTCAACTTCATCGCCAAATTTTGCTTTTAACATTGTTCCTACTGATGATTGAAGTAATTTTTCTAACTTATCTCCTTTGTAGAAACCTAACTCTTGCGCATGTAGTGATGGTACTGGATTAACGAAGATTACTAATTTATAACCTTTCTTTTCTACTAAATACCATGCAGTATTCAATGCAATTAATGATTTTCCACTGCCAGCCCGACCTCGAAGAGAAGTGATCTGATTATTTAATATACTATCTACTGCCATTATCTGCTGTTCATCACGAGGGACAAAATCATCAAATTGAAATGTTTTAAAGCCTCTCCCTAATTTTCCCTTACTATCACGAAGAGACACTAAAAACTCACCATTCCATTTTAAGATATCAAGTAATTCACCATTATCCTTATCATTAAGGATAATGTACTCATTTGTAATTAAATTAAACTGATTCACTCCAAGATTTTGATGAATAATTTGCAATTCATCCTTAGAAATTGACTTTTCTAAGAAACCTTTGTAGTCAGTGAAATTTGATTGTTCAATATTTTTAAAAGGAATATTAAATTGACGACATTTTCTTCTAAGTAGTCTATCATTAGTTATAATGCCTAATCCCTCATCATGCGCAACTTGCAATAAAATGTTGTCAGTGTATTGAGGATCAAGTTCATCATCTAAGGTGAATTTATAGTCTTTGAGATTCACATAGGTATTATTAGTTTCATCACATTTCTTTTTAAATCTTCTAATTTGCCACTGCAAAGTTCTATCTTGTTTCCGAGTCAATTCTAAATGTTCAATTTCTCTATTTACGTGAGAAGGTATTATCACATCATATTCATCTAATACTTCAGGATTATTTAGAAGTACATTAGTATCGACAATCCATTTATTAGTCATATAATATCCCCTTAATTTATATTTGGTACTTCCAAGACAGGGAGTGATGCGAGGGGTAGTGATGACCTGTCTTTTATTGCAAAAAAATAGAGCAGAATAAACCACTCTTAAATTTATGTATATTAGATTAATTATTCTTTAATAAAATATTTATTGGAGGTAGTGTGAACAACTCCAGATTTGTCAAAGTATATGTAAACTTTCTGATTATCCTTTTCAGTTAACTCCTTGTGGTTTTCCTTTTGATTCATGACACACTCATTCCTCCTCGATATCCTTTTGTTTGATTATTTAATAAATAAAGAGGGGGAGGTCAACTCTTAAACTTGTACATTAGTATTTTCCTTCCTTAAGTGGGGATTAACGTTTTTAGAATTTAAAACCTTAATAACCCCTTATATACCAACACTTTCAGAAGATTTTACTGAGAAAATGTCACGCTGAATACGATCTTTCTCTCTGTTTTTGCTTCCTCATTCTTGCATTTTCTCTGTCTTTAATTTTCTGACATGAGGCGCACCTTGTTTTGTTTTTGGTTTTTCTGAATTTGCTTTCACAGTTTTCACAGCTTAATGAGTCATTTATATTTTCTTTAAGGTTCCGCGTTATTACTTCACCGAAGCAATCCCACAGAGTATCTTTATTTTTGCTATCTTTAATATTATAAAGATATTCAACTAGCACATCAGTTATATAGGTTTCATCTGGATTAATCTTTAAAAGTTCTTTTTTAATAATTTCATATATGTAAAGCTTACTTTTTTTCTTTGTGTCATTATATTTTCCAATTAGAATTTTCTTCTTTTTTTCAAATTCCATGTATTTCGAGATAATAGAGTCGTCTATCTTCACTTTTTTAGAATTCATTAGCATTTTGTAGTCAAAGGTTCCAGCAACTTGTTTAAAATGGATTCTCTTATTAGGTATTATATACTCAAGCCTATTAACTACACTATTGTTAACCTCTTCTACTTGCTTTTTTTCCTTATCTTTAGCGTATATGAAAAAGTGTGGCAATTTTGATTTAGTATATTTTTGTATTTCCGCTTTTACGTGCTCAGGAAATTCAGGTAGAAATAATGTCTTAGCATAATCGATCACAAAATTATTATATAATGTTAAAAAACTAATTGCCTTTAAAGAAACATTACTACTATTCCATATTTTTGTAATGTCGTTGCTTATTATCCCAATATTAGCCTTATATGCGAGGGTTAAGCTTCTGTAGATATTTTTACTATTGATTTCCTCAGCTTCTGCTTTAGCCATCTCATAATACAAAGGAACTATACCTTTCATGTTTCTTTCTGCCGCAGTAACCAATGTTTGATCTGCTACAACTAAAGCCTTATCACCGTCCACATCGAATTGGAGTATTTTACTAATGGTGTCATAAATACTAGTGTAAACCCCCTTTGTTATAAACCATTTACTCTTTTCCTCATCCACGGTATTCTGTCGTATAGCATGTTCACGGTACAAGTGGGGGGAACGTAAACAGTCCAGCTTTATATTGTCGAATAAACTACAATATATTTCCTTATCCTTAAGCAGACCTTTTGGATTAGTTCTCCCTAAAAACAAGAATTCACAAAAGGCGAATAAGTCAGGAATAATAAAGGTGTATTTACCATTTATTTTGAATTTTGCCGCTTTAGCATCTCTAACCATACTCTTCTTTTTTGCTTTAATTACCTCTTTCGCATGGGCGTCATTTAAAAGTTCCGGATATATTTCTAATGATTGCTGAAATAGATTCTTATATCTGTTATCTTCGGTTGCACCTAAAATCCTCAGCATTGTTTCTTCATCGCTACCAACTCTTATGATATCATCAATGGTTTCTTGGCTAATTATTTGCAATTCTTCATCACTCATATCCGTCAGAGATTGAAGCATTTGATAGTTCAAATATGAGTCAAGAGATACGTCTTCTTCATTTAATCTAGCAGCTTGACAATTGAATTTAATAAATCTACTTTGATAGTCTTTCCAGTCATTATAATATTTGTGCATTTTGAATTGGGATTTAGTAAAAATTATTTCGATTTTATCTTTTTTTATATCCCATTCCTTACCATAGATGTCTTTAACAACGTAAGATTTGTTTTCTTCTGCAAACTTATCATAAGGAAACGGGACTAATAGCCCCTTCACAAATGGCAGCCTGCACATAAAAGCTTTATCAGAAACAGACTCAAGGATCATTCCGCACCCATCAGTGTGCTCTATTGGAATGTTCATTTTCTTCCTTTCAATTTCAAATGTATCACGATCTATAAAATCGACTTCTGAGAATACATTAGTTTCTAAGTCATTTACTACAATGGCACGATTAATATCAAAATTACTCCATTCATCTGATGCACTATTAGATAAAGCAAGATAAGCTTGGTATTTATTAATGTTTATACCACCCTTGCTATTTATCTCATCGACACTAAGTCCACATGTTAAAGTGTTTTTATGTTTTTCCCAAACAGATTCCTTCAAAAACACGGATTTTTTCGTGCGTATTTGTCCAGCACTCGAAGAGAAATAAATATACTTTTCTCCATTGTAAATAAACCCATTATGTATTATATCCTCTAGAACCTCGAAGAAAAATGCTTGAACAACTATTATGTCCTTAGATAATTGATCCTGTTCGGCTCCAATTGTTCGTGTAAGAGTGGAGTCAAAAAGTGCTATAACCTTATTGTCCCTCAGACTAACATTTCTTAAAATCCTTGTTTCCTCGTTTTTATCAAATAAACTATACAATTCATCTTTTAATAAATTTATCTTAGTATTTATCTTCTTTTTATATTTCGGATAATCTTTTTTCATCTTTTTAAGATAGTTTCTGTATTTATAATACTTTAGAAGTTTATTATGTATTTTCTGTTCCTTTTCATTGTAAAAACATGAAGTATCTACAGAGTAAATATAGATTTGACGATTTAACTTAGTTACCATTTAACCCCTCCTCATGATGAACTTCTCATATTCTTCTTCATCGATTGACTTAAATTTATATCCACCGTAAAACTTATCACTATCTAGCAGACTGTTAAACTGTGAAGTTGAAAACCTAGTCGTCATAGTTAATCCGCTATCCACTAACCACTCTCTTGCCTCATACTTATATTTAAAAACATTTATTAACTCATTTTTTTCATTTACAGCCGAACAGTAATGTTCAATTTTATTACTAACCGAATTGTTCCTTTTTATTTTATAACCCCATTCAGTTAGTGCTTTTTTTAAAACTTCATTAGTAACTCCTTCTATATTTATTAGTTTTACTATATTACTTATCGAAATTTTATCCTTGGTGTAATGTTTGATTATTTCATCTTTTAGATCAATGAGTTGACTAATTTTATCTTTGGTACATTTTCTAGGTTTATATGTTTTCTTTTTCCTTTTACATATTTTAGCTGATTCCTTCGGTGGCTTTTTAATTTCTTTCTTACCGAATTCTTTTAACTTATCTTTAGTCCATTTATCGTTTACTTCATAGTGATGTATCCCTTTTTTCTCGCTTTTTATGAAATCATGATTTAGAATTAATATAAGGTCATCTTCGCTCTTCTTATTTAAACACCTCTTACACATTATTTGCTTACTCCGTAATCGTTCAAAGTTATTTCCACAAATGCAGCAAAGTTTCCTGCGTAACTTCAAGTGACTTAGCGGACGAAAGATTAATTTTTCATGTGGATTATTAAACTTATGTTTTTTAGAGAAACTTTTACTAATAGTTAAAGCCGTATATCCTGACCAGATAGAAGCATCGGCAATTGATTTAAAGACAAAGTTATTGTCTATACATATAACTGGCACAGAATTTCTTTTGGATAAAGAATCCTGCACATTTCCACCTTCAATCATATTATAAAAATCCTCATTATTAACTGCATCATAGAAACTTATCCAATATTCCTCTTTTTCATTTAACTCAACTTCAGAAGATGATAGGTCAATAATTCTCCTCCTGAAATTCTCTTTTCCATACTTTTTTATTGCATTATTTAAATGGTGTCCGCTACCTAAGTATGATTTCCATCTTGATCCATTGTCAATTTTTTTCTGACCTATGTATTTCTTATTATTTATCATGTTAGTTGTAATATAAATAAAGCCATATGCACCATTAAAATCTTCAATACAATTGTAGTTCGTTTCTTCTAAGAATGTTGCCATTTAATCAACTCCCATCATATACTCTCCTCATCTTTCTCAAAGCTAGTTTATATGTATTAAAATATTTTATTTTATTAAACTTTTGATTCCATATGTAATCTTGGTACATTTCAATCTCCATATCACTTGCTTCCTCTGAACTTATCATATCTTCAAGGAACGCAACGACCTCCTCAACTGTCCAATGCAACTTCTCCATACACTTCACCTCCATTCTATGATGTTATTAATTTATTTAAACTGGTACAAATATGTAATTTGTATATATGTATTATATTAAATTATTTTATATTAAGCAATAGGTTTTTTAAAGAATAATAATTTTTCTTTTTATTTTTTAATTGTGGACTTGCAAACAATTGTTCTGTCATACATAGATATGACTATGGTAATAAAACCTCAGTAAAATATCTTGTCTGTCTACAACTGTATGACAACTGCATGACACCAGTAATAAGAGGAGGGAATTGCGTGAAGCTTGGAGTCGATTCTGGAAATTATCGTGTGAAAATTTGTTCTGAGGACGGACTAATGGACTTTCATTCAGCAATAGGGGAGGGGAGGGAGTTAAAACTTCAGCAAGTTCATGGGGAAGATGATATGTGGTTTGAGTATGAGAGCGAGTATGGATTTGCTGGATCACTTGCGCTTTATGAATCAGAGTTTGGAGGAAGTATACTTGGTGACAATAAAGCCCACAGAGACACACTACTCAGAGTTCTTATTGGTATCAACAGATATTGTCAAAGGTATCAAATAGAAGAAACCGTATTTGACATAGTTATTGGTCAGCCTATCTCAAGCCACACTATAGAAGCAAAAGAAAAATTAAAGAAGATGATAAAAGGTCAGCATACAATTTCAGTGAATGGGATTGAAAAGACTTTTAGTATTAATAAGTGTGAGGTAGCTGCAGAAGGAGTTTCTTCTTATTGGAGTGGTAATAGACCAGAGGGCTTAATAAGAATCTTAGATATTGGTTCAGGAACAGTAAATTTCTCAACTGTTCTAAATGGAAAGTTTATAGATAAGGACTCAGGTACATTACCTTTCGGTGTCAATACAAATAAATCAAATAACCTTAACGCCCTATGTAGGGGAATAGTAACTCACACATCAAAGAAATGGAATTCCAGCGATAAGGTATTTATTGTTGGAGGTATTGCAGAAACCATCCTTCCACTTCTAAAAGAATACTTCCCACAAGCTGAAATACTTTATCCAATATTTAATCAGCAATATGTATCCCCAATTTATGCAAATGCAATTGCATTCCATATGATTGCGGTGAACATCTATGAGTAGAAAAGTTAAGTCCGTTTCTTTCAACTTAAATGACCCTTGGGAATTGGAGATATATGAATACACATTAAAGTATCCCAACTTTTCGTCCTTTGTTAAGAGGCTGATTCAGAGTTCAGTCGGTGGAGTTGCACCTCAGAAGACAAGTGCTAATACGCCATCTAATCATAACTCAATTATACAACCAGAAGTAAACAAAGACTATATGAGACAACTAATCTAAATTATATTTCTATATCATTTTATTATTACCCGATTCTTACCCGTTCGTTACCACATGATTGTCTAAATCGTTACCCAGATGATTACCCGACTGATTTTACGCCTTGGGTAATTACCCGATTCAATGGGTAAGCAAGAAATGGATGGTTTGATATTTGGGTAACGAAACAAAATTTAATTTTACTAAAAAAGTGAGTTGAGATTACGTGTATAAAATTACATCTAGATATCTGCAGCAAGAATCTTTCCGTTCTTCTCCACATAAAGGAATAGATTTTAAAATGGAAATTGGTGAGCCGATTCGATCAATTAAATCTGGTCAAATTCATCTTGCTGATTATGGCAATACGAATGCAGGGAAAACGGTTTTTGTAGAGTGGGAAGATGGAAGAACTGCAATATATGGTCATTTGAATGAGTTTGCGGTAAAAGAAGGTCAACATGTAAATGCGGGAGATTTAATTGGATATGCAGGAAATACAGGCTTTTCAACTGGCAGTCATCTTCATTTTTCAGTAAAAGAAGGATCTAAACATATAGACCCTTCTCCATATATGAACGATATCCAGCATATGAATGATCCGTCTTATTTTGCGCAAGTATCTTCAGATGTCAAAGTTTCATTCTTTGATTATTTTCAGCAGCATATGGACTTAATTGGAACTCAACTAACTGACCTTAAAGTAAACTTTGTTCACTTTCTAGCCTTATCTGATTACTCTCCAATCATAAAGTTGCTGCAAAATGTCATACAATTTATCTTTTTCAATATTTAAACGGTCAAAGTCAACCTTTGTTAATTTATCAAATTCAACTTGCCAAGCTAGTCTATCATCAGTTGTCCATCCAAACATTATGCTCACCTCTTAGGATTTCTGTTGTCATTTGCACTTTCAATTATTTCATCATAAAGTTCATCTGCTTCATCTTTTTTTGTAACGTATATGAGCATTTGTAGTCCTCCTGTGAGTTATTTACTCATATCATTTACTAAAGGGGTGATTTGTATACATGGAAAAACATAACGAAGTTGTCATTTACCTAAAAGACAGTGTTATCACTGATATAACTAATTATATCGAGTATCAGAAGTTAAAAAAACTGAATTTCGATGGAAACTACAATCATACAAACATGGAAGAATTTATTGTTGGTTGCGTTTGTCATTATCTAAGACAACTAAAGTATCAGATTGATCTTTCTGGTATTAATGACCTTGGCAAACCTTACCGACTTAAAAACCGATTTAAGGAGTATATGGATAAACATGGAATAATACCTGCAGACTTAGCGAAGCAGACAGGGATTGGAGCTTCCAATATTAGTTTGATATTAAAAAATAAAAATCAGCCAAGTCTTGATTACTTCCTTCGCATATGGATGGCTTTAAAATGCCCACCCTTAGATAAGATTCTCTATCGTGAAGAGGAATAAAAAGAAAAGTTTTTAAAACTGCATAGGACAATTTTCAACGAGAATATCATCTGAATACAATACAACATACACAACAAACAAGGAGGAATACAGCATGGGAACAACGTTGATTGTAGTGTCTGCTTTGAAGATTGCTGGAGCATGTGGGGTGGGGTTAGGTGCTTCTGCATTAATGAAAGCTTTTCATGAGTATGAGTTCAATTTTAAAAAGAAAGGTGATAAAAATGACAACAATATCGGTAAATCTCTGCGTGAAAGAGCCGAAGGATTACGTTAATTATCACCTTTCTTCTTTTAAGGTGAATGAAAATTTTCCGAATCAAATTGTAAGGGAGGTGATGAATCTTTCTCAAAAAGAAAAGAGGAAATTTGGGAAGGTAGTAAAGGTATTTGTTGCAACAACAATAAGTTTTCTGAAATTGTCATCCGTATCAATGGCAAATGCATTGAACAATACTCAATCTCAAACAGTAATTACATCAGGAATCCCCACAGACCTGCTCGAACCAATAATGGAATTAATCAAACTGGCTTTAGGAGGATCATTACTGCTTTCAGTAATACTTTTAATAGCAGCAGGAACAATGAGACAGTTCAGGAAGAAGAAGGAAGCAAGCGAATGGACGACAGATATAATCAAGGGTTTTCTGCAAGTTCTAATCGCAACGCCTTTAATATTTCTTCTATATTACGTAGTTACTTTACTCCTCGGAAACTTCACTCAATTTCTAAAGCCATTCTAATTCCAGTTACAGCAATTTCATCAACATTCTTGTTTACTAAATTAGCACATGCAGAGTCATTAAAAGATATTGTATTCCAAAAGAAAGGTGTCCTCACAAATGATTTTTCCGGTGCAGATCAAACTACATGGTTTGGAATAGGAGAAATAGTAAAAAATATGTTAGCAGCAATAGAATGGTTAAAAGATATTAAACAACATATTTATGACTTTTCAATTGATATATTTTCATTTGTTTTTGAAATGCTAATGCTAGTTGGATTACAGACGCCCAGTTTTTTATTCAACAATAGTTACACAGTCAATACCACCATGACATTCTCAATGATTTCAATAAGCATTGTCATTTTACTTACAATTTATGAATCTATTATGCAAATGTTAAATAAAGTATCTAAGCAAAGATATACTAAGTTTTCTGATATTATTAAACGTTTTCCTATTGCAGTAGGAATAACTGGATTTACGCCATTTTTATTTCAACAAGGTTTTCGATTAATAAATAAACTAACAAGAGGGATTACTAGTCTAGGTGGGAATTTATTTAAAGAAAACAATTTAAACCAAGTCATTTCATTGAGTGGTATTGATGTATTGGGAATGATTCTGTTTGATGTTGTGGCATTGGGATTGCTTATTCCTATTTTGCTACAGGGAGGGCGCAGGTGGTTCGATCTATTTGCATTGTGTACGGCTGCCCCTTTAGCGCTTACAGCATGGATATTTGACCGCCACAGACATTTACATGCTCAATGGTGGAGTAATGTCAAAAGACTTTCTATTATTCAACTGGTAATAGCAACTTTCATTGTACTGATGGGTATTTTCTTATATGGAGCAAGATTTATATCAGCAGAAATGTGGGCTTATAAAGTCTTGGTGATCCTCGGAGCACTTTTCCGCATCGCAAATCCTCCAAATTTTGTTAAGTCTTATACAAGAGGAGAAGAAGATGTTGTTGGAATGTTCGACACTTATAAGAAAACATTTGCAGGAGTATACAATACAATTTCATTAAATAATTTCAAACCACTCAATTTTTATAGGAGTCAAAAAGCAGTGAACATCCAAAGAACAGCTTTAAGAGCAAAGCATGGTAAAAGATTCGTAGATAATTTATTAAAGTAGGTGAAGGAATGTCGTTCAGCAGGATTATAAATAAGACTCCTTTAAAAAATGAAAAGTCGAATGTTTACTATGTGGATGAAATCAATTCTAAGGTGATTAACGAAGTCATACAGTCGAGATTTATCTCAGAAGGGGTTTACACTTTAGAACAATTATCTCTATCAGAATACAGCGAAAGATATGTCATATCACCTTCTTTTGATAAACTTCCACTAACAAAATCTGAAAAAGATTGGCAGTTTGATTATAAGGAGGTGACTGCCTATGAGTTAGAATTATCTAAGCCTTTCTTTCATCCATTAGATACTAAACAAGTTGTTAATCTATTCGAGTTTATATCTAACTTAAAAAATATAACCGTATTAACTCAGGCATTAATATGCAAAAGATGTGATAACTGGCGTGAAATAGCAATCTCAATGTATGAGGATTTCTTAAAAGGAAATAGCACAGTATCAGAAATCAAATTAATTAGAAATATCCAAGCTAAAACATTGAGCGTGTTGAATAAAATCAGCAATTATGCTATTCAAAAAGATCCAATTGAGGAAGTTGAAAATAAAATACTGCAGAACGCATACAGGTTTGAGTGCAGATTTTTATTGCCAGAAGAAAAGCATAGCAATTACTTTGAGAAAGAGTTGAACAAACAGTTAGATAAAATTGGATTATTTAATGAATTAGTTTTAAGAAAGGTGAACAATAAGAAGCAATTTGTCAAATTTATTGAATATAGAGAATTTCAGACAGAACTGGTAAATCAATTATTGAGTGAAAGTGAGATATTCAGTTTACTATGCGATACACAAACTAACCCTGTAGCTATAAATGCAAATCTCAAGCAATCTAAACCAACAAGTATCATTAAAACAATCCAAAAAAATCATTATCTTAATTCAGCCATATCCTTAATGCCAACAAAGCAAAGAGAGGAGGAGAATGTAAATTCAGAAACACTTGATCAGTTACAGTTTGCTTTTAAGCGTGTAAAGATTACGGATAAGAAATTAAAGATATTAGATGTGTTTCAGGGAACAACTTTAATTAAGGTGCAAATGACCATTCCCCAAGATGTGAACTATTCCAGTATTCAAAAAAACCTAAAGAACATTCAGGCTGCATTAGGCAATGAGAATATTAGCTTGGAAATTGGGGATAAACCAGACACAATTAACTTTTATCTTCCTAGAGAGAAACGAGATATTTTGTGGCTTAGGAATATTTTAGAGTCAGAGCAATTCCAAAAGCATTGTGAGAATGTGGAATTACCATTCATTATTGGTGAGAATACGCATGGGGAATTGTTGTTAGGTTGTCTTGCTGATTTGAAACATATATTAGTAGCTGGTGCAACAGGATCAGGAAAAAGCGTATTCCTAAATATATTGTTGATTTGCTTATTAACGTCAGTGCCTCCTGAATTATTAAATATTGTATTAGTTGATCCTAAACAAGTTGAATTTACTCAATATGAAGGTTTTCCACAGGTAAGTAAGATTGTTACAAATCCGAATAAAGCAGTTGAGTTAGTTCATTCTTTATGCGAAGAAATGGAAAAGCGATATAAAATATTGGCAGAGGCAAAGGTGAAGAATATTATCCAATACAATAATAAAAATGAAACTAAGATGCCCTATGTAATTTGCATTATAGATGAGTATGCTGACTTGATGATGACAAATAACGAAGTGGAGAATTATGTAGTTAGGCTGAGTCAGAAAGCGAGAGCTGCAGGAATTCACTTGGTATTAGCAACACAGAAACCACTGAGCACAATTGTAACCAGTGTATTGAAAGGAAACTTACCCTCAGCAATTAGTTTCAGGTTGAAAACTTCATCTGACTATACAACAGTATTTGGTAAGGGGATTCCTTACACATTATTAGGAAAAGGAGATGGGGTGTGTAAGCTAGAAGGGCAACAAAGAGAATATGAACGTTTCCAAACTCCTGTAATGACATTAGATGAAAATGAAGAAGAGGAAATTTATGAAAAGCTGAAGGATATGTTTAAAGATGCTCCTGTAATGGATTTTGAAATTATCAAGGAGGAAAGTCAGATTGATCAATTGAAGAGAATCATTGCTACTCATAATGAAGCCAGAATATCCGAGCTGCAAAAACTAATGGGTATAAGAATCAATGCCGTATCTGATTTAGTGAAAGAACTGGTTGAAGAAGGCTGGCTTGAGAAACAGGGGAAGCGATATGAAATTGTAGCAGGTGAAGATGAGTTATCCAAGTGGAGAGAGTGATGCAGATTTAACGTGTCACTCTTTTCTGTTTTAAGATGTCTTATGGTTCGATACAGTAGAGTTTTAGAGTTGCGAGTGTATTTGTTAGGGTTGATGGGAAAACACTTAATTTCGTATTATATGGAGTTAAAATAATTATATTAAATTATTAACTTTTATATTGACTTATAATATTAAATAATTTAATATAAAAGTAAGTTAAAATTTTAACGGAAGGAGGGGATAAAGTGTTGAGTGGAATGGAATTAAAGTTGAAGCGAATTATGAAAGGCATCAAAGCCTCAGAGATAGCCAAGCTGTTAGGAGTATCAAATGCTTTTGTTACATATATGGAGCAGGGAGAAAGAAAAATACCTAATGATAAATACATACAATGGGTAAATTATTTAGAAGTTAAATAAAAATAGGAGAGTGAGAGAATGGAAGAAATTATTGAATTGAAAATTGTCCCTGTCAGAGAGTTTTTCCACAACAATGATTATGGTATTTATGTTTGCGAAACTGATGAGCCGAATAAAGTAATGCTTAATAAATTCCATAATAATTTTTCAATGAAGGGCAATACATTCAAGTTAAAGTTAGATAAAGAATATAATGCAAAATTGGTTGAGCGTGAGGATAAAAAATACGGCACATATTATGAAATTGTATCTATCTTTGAGAATATGCCAACAGGCAAGGATCAGCAAAGAGGATATTTGTTAAGTGTCCTAACTGAGAAACAGGTTAATGCTATTTATAAAGCATATCCAGACGAGGATATTATTGAACTATTCAAGACAGACAAGTTTGATGTGAACAGGGTAAAAGGAATTGGAGAAAAATCTTATGTGAAGGTTAGGGATAAGATTATTGAAAACTTGGAGTTTCAGCAAGCTTTTGAATTCCTCAGTCAATATGGAGTTACGAATAACCTGATTATCAAACTGGTAAAACATTTTAAATCTGCAGGATTGTTAATAAAAAAGATGAAAGAGAATCCTTATTCGATTACTGATATATCGGGAATTGGATATAAAAAAGCTGACACTATAGCAATGAGCATGGGTTACGATCCAAGTGGTGAATTCAGAATTGACGCTGCTATCGAATATGTAGTTGAAGAAGAAAGCAATAAAGGTAACACTTATGTAACTACAGACAAATTAGTTTTCCAAGTAGAGGACTTGATCAGTGTTGCGGAGTCATTAATAAATAATCAAATAAAAAATACTTCTAATCTAATTGTATCAGGTGATAGAGTTGCATTAAAGAAAAATTACGATGCGGAAAAGTTTATCTCTAAGAAATTGAAATCAATTTTAAAAAACAGCTCTTCTCTTAATTTTGATGTTGAGAAATTCATCTTAGATCAAGAAGAGAAAAGAGGTATAAAATTAACAGACCAGCAAAAATCGTTTTTCTATAATATTAAGGATCATAATGTTAACTTACTTGTTGGTTACGCTGGAACTGGTAAAAGCCAATTAACTGCCTTACTTATTGACTTATTAGAGCAATTGAAAATTGGTTATAAGCTCACAAGTCCAACCGGAAAAGCAGCTAAGGTAGTTAGCAATTATACAAATAGAACGGCTGAAACCCTTCACAGAGCAATAGGCTTAGGGCGTGAAGGAAGAGAAGATGAAATTAAGTATATTGAAGAAGAATTTGTAATTGTTGATGAAACATCAATGGTTGATGTCCAATTGTGCTCAAAACTATTAAAAAAATGTAATAATGAAAATTTAAGAATTTTGTTTATTGGGGATGATTTTCAAATCGCTTCAATTGGGGCAGGCAGGTTACTATATGATCTGATACAAAGCAACAGGATTCCAACTACCAAAATTGATATCGTTTTCCGTCAAAAAGAAAATAGCATACTCGATATAGCAACAAAAATCAGACAAGGTAAGAAGTTTCTTAATAATAGTGATGAAGGAATATTTAAGTTTAGTGAAAATTGCATAGTAGCAAGTGTGCCACAAGATAAAATGGAGGGCGGATATAAGTACTATCTTAAAGAGATGCTAAATTCTTTCTCCAGTGATGAGATTACTATTACTACCCCTACTAAAAAGTCAAAGTTGGGTACAGTTGAAATAAATAAGCATACTCAGGAATCTGTAAATCCGAATGATGGATCTAAGATAGAAAAACAATTTGGATATGATGGTGTTGTGTTTAGAGAAGGAGACTTGGTTATTAATGCAAAGAATACCTATAGAATACAAGATATTCACTCAAATGAAATTGATATAGTTAACGGTGATGTTGGAAAAATAATAAAGATTGATCTAGAAGAAGAGGAAATATGGGTTGATTTTGATTTTGCTACAATCCCATTTGACTACGCCATGTTAGGGCAATTGCTTCATTGTTGGTCTATGACGATACACAAAATGCAGGGATCTTCTAATAAAGCCATCTGTGTAATTGCGGATAAGGCGCATAAATTTCAATTAAATGCAAACCTACTTTACACTGCTGTCACAAGAAGCGTTGATTATCTTGTAATATTAAGTCAAGCATCCACTATCAATTTCGCATTAAAGAAGATTGCTAGTTTACAAAGAGATACATTTTTAGGTGAATTTTTAAGGGAGGATGGAGATGCCTAAATTTATTGATTTGACTGGAGAAAAGTTTGGGAAACTGACGGTGAAATACAAAATTGATACTGACTCGAACCGCACGTTCTGGTTCTGTGAGTGTGATTGCGGTGGAAAGAAAGAGGCTAGGTCAGATGCATTAAGGAATGGAACAACTACTCATTGTGGATGTGTTGGTTTAGGTACACACAATAAAACGGGTCATAGGTTGTTTAATATTTGGCAAGGTATGAAGGATCGTTGCTACAATACAAACAGTAAAGATTACAACAGATACGGTGGTAGAGGAATTGAAGTGTGTCAAGAATGGATAGATGACTTTATGAACTTTTACAATTGGGCAATGGAGAATGGTTATAATCACTCTTTGTCTATAGACCGAGTTAATGTCAATAGAAATTACGAACCTAACAATTGTAAATGGGCTACTCCAGAAGAACAAGCAAACAACACAAGAAAAAATAATTTAATCAAGGTAAACGGAGAGGTTAAATCAGTATCTCAATGGGCAAGAATTTCAGGTGTTTCAAGATATGTAATTAAGAAAAGGTATGCTGAAGGTGTTAGAGGTAGTGATTTGTTTCTCCCAGTTGAGGAAATAAAAGCTCAATATCAATCGGGAGTACCTTATATTAAGTGGGATAAGAAAAAGGAGAGATGGAGAACAGAAGTTAAATATAATGGGAAAAAGCATTTTGTTGGAAATATTAAAGACCTAGATGATGCAATTAATAAGCAAAATGAATTCAAAGAAAGATTAATTAAACAAAGGGAGGAGGGAGAGGTTGAATGATTTTAGAAAATACCTTCAGGTAAATGAATATCAAAATAAAATATACATACCTAATGAAATATTCAATGATCTAAGAGTGCTGCATAATAAAGGAAGTAGTCATGTAGCATTTACTTACTCATATTATTATTTGATCAGTTGGCTGTATAGGTATGCTAAGTATGGTGAATTGAATATTGATGTGAAAATGATTAAGCAATTGTTAGGATATAGTCCAGAAAATAAAAAGGTTAACTATTTGATAAAGAAAAATGGATTCCTTGATGAGATTGGCTATACCTGCACAGATACAGATTATCCTTTAAGTTGGAATTTTAATGGTGGAGATATTAATTTTATGATGCTTAGTGATATGGATGAGGATGTAAGGAATCTCCTGATTAAGCAGAAGGGTAAAAATTATAAAGTTAAAGTTCCAGTTAAAGGATTATGGAGAACAGTAGATAGTGAGAAAGAGAATGTATGGGATGGAACATTCTATGATATTGAATATACACATGAGTTGAACTTTGATGTATTTGTAAAATGTATAGAGAATGATCAGTTAGGAGTAAGTGGGTTTTACCTTTATGGTTATTTGAAATACAGGTGTGATAAATTTAATGAGTATCATGCTTCAATTGAACGAATTTCGGAAGAGGTAGGAATGAGTAAAAATACTGCAGATAAATATTTAACTAAACTATGCTTATCTGGATTATTAAAATATAAAGAGAATGATTGTGTAAAGGTTGAAGGTGAGTATAAGAAACAGGCTAATAGTTATTCTATTGCCTGATTTATTTTATGAAAATTAAAAAGGTTATCTTTTTGGGTGATTAAAGAATATAGTTAATAATAAATATATTAATAGTTATATAAATTATATTATAAGATATCCCAAATTGTTAACCTTTTTGAAAATTGAATTATGAGCGTAAAAAAAATAAGGGTAATTTTTGGGTAAGAGGTAGCTAATATGCTGCCTTTTTTGTTTTGGATTAAAAATATGCCCCCTATAGGCATGTGGGAGGGCAAATTAGGGTGAAATTTGTGTAGTCGTAGTGTGAATTTTGAGGTTGGATGATAAAAGTGTACGATTGCTGGATTGTCGTGAGAGTGTGTAGGAGATTGATATAAGGGTGTGAAAATAGGGGATAGAATTAGATGTATCAAGGGATTGGAAGGTGTTATATGGATTGATATGGGAGTGTGATGATGTGTGTAGGGTAGGTGTAATCGTGTAAATGTAGATGGGATAAGGGATTGAGGGATGGTAAGGATGGATTATAGGTATTATTGAGTGAAAATGAGTATGAATAGGATAAGGAGAGGAATCCAGTATTATCAAGGGATTGAGTCGTGTCGGGACGATTGATCAGACGAGTGAAAATTAGTGAGAAAATGGAATATATGGATAATCCATTATCGGGAAAAATACTGTGGTGTGGAAATGGAAGTGCTAGGCTTCAGAATGAGAACGGGTGTACGCATTTAGATGTAAAATAACCCCCCCCTTAATTGCCTATATAAGATTCATTCCACCGTTTTAGTTTGTAATTACTGCTATTTTTACCTATTTCTACCCAATACACTAGCAATCCAGCCAATTAAGCAGCTATTCAAAAATTTAAACTATAATTTATCCATATTTTAACCAGTGTTTACCGTTCCTTCCTGCTTAATCATTAGATAACATAACATTATGACACGATGTCATTATATAAGTATTTGATTATATGTTTATCATTATCACTTTACATAGTTTTTAATACTACATGTAACTATGCAAGATTCTTCATACTGTCCAATATAGTCCTATTCATACCATGCAATATTTTTCATACTCATTCAGTTGCTCATAATTATTTTATATTCACCTAATCACACCAATACAAATTAATCAATCATTCCTACTTATCCACAACTTACTAACAATTGTTAACAACTATCTGCTCACTATCTACCCTAATCATTTATATTTAATCCTATACACTCATATATTAGCGGATAAAATAAACTTGTATTTCTCCAAATTATTTTACATATTTATATTGAATTATTTCATATTGTGTGCTATAATTAACTTAATCAAATAAATACATATACTTTAAGGAGTGAATACAATGTATAAAATACCTTGTAAAAACTGCAAAGGACATGGGGTACTAAACAACTTTAAACATGTTCAAGACGGTATTTGTTTCAAATGTTCTGGGTCAGGTTATCAGGAAGCAAGCAAAGAAGAATATGAGAACTATAAACAGTTTGAAGAAATGCAGAAACAAGGAAAATACATTGTATTCAATAATGGTAAAACTGAATTATTCCAAAATGAAAAGAAAATTTTCGCACAATATGGAAACTTTTTCACTGGTGAATATGGTAACTATTCAGTAAAAATTAATTACAAAAATGAAAACATTATCTATACAAGACATACAATAAATTCAGATGAATTTATAAGAGCAGTAAAGAATGAATACAACAATAAGTTAAATAAAAAGATAATTAAATTTAAAAAACAATTAGAAGATGAGTTAGATCAAGAATGGATTGAATTATTAAATAAAAAAATAAAGCAGCTTGAAAGCCAGCTAATATAAATTAGTTAGGCTTTTATTTTTTCTTTATATATATTTATCGTTTTTTTATTGAATTATTTTATATTAAATGTTATAATGAGTGTAACGATAAGTTAATCAAATAAGCAACTTTAAAGGAGCGGATATCATGACAACTTCAACACCTGTTTACAACCTTTCAACAGTCACTTTCACTCAGGACTCTAACCAGCCATACATACTAAACATTACAGCGTTAAACGACTTTTATAATACTATTAAGATAGGATCTTTCAACTTTTATCACAAAGCTGGTTATATCAAGTTACCAAACGGCACAACAAAGGAATATAAACAATTCAACTCTTTACTAAACGCATTCTTTAAAATTGATCCTATGTTTGGCTACACTATTACAGGTATAGAGGCAGCAAAGGCAGCAGGAAATAAAATGATTAAAGAAGAAAAGAAGCAAGCTGAAAAGGATTTTAAAGAACTTCAAATAAATAAAGCAAATGATTACTTAAACAAAGTAACTAATAAAGATAAAACAACTTTAAAGAACTTAAGGATCTTTGCAGATAAAACAGACTCCGAACTATTAGAAGTAATTAATAATACATTTAAAAATGCTATTTCTAAAAAGTTAGCTGCAGATATCCTAAACGCAATCAAAGAAGCATTACAACCAGTTGAGGAAAATATTCCTGCTGAAACAACTAACACAATAGAAAATAATCAAACAACTGAACAAAAAGAATCTTATGTAGTTGCTAACCGTTCATTCACTTCTTATGATGCAGCTTATCAGTATTGTATAGAATCAGACTTCGAACCAGAAACAATGATAATAAAGGAGGTTGCTACTCAGCAACCTTCCCAAACTAAACCAGATCAAACAAATAAACCTGCTGAGCCTGTAACATACCATTTCTACAAACAAACGTTTAATACTTACATGGAGGCTTATAATTACGCTTTAAATAATATGTCACCTGTAACTATGGTTATTGCTTCAGTTCATCCATACATGACTAATGAGAGGCTTCAGCAGCTGGAAAAAGAATATATCTTTAGTAAAATGAATATGTCTCTAGAGGACATGAAAGAGTATTTTAAATATATATCTGAATTACCCGATACACTTGATAAGGAAGACAGATATTATAAACTAAAGTCATGGATAGAGAGAAAAGAAAATAAAATAAAATCAATTGTAGCAACTAAACAGAGGCAAAAAGAACAAGCAATAGAAATAGATAACATGTTCAATGATTTGTATTCAATAGGAATGAATAAGAAAGAGTATTCAGATCTAGTTGTTTACACTTTAAACGGTGAAAAAATATATAGCTGGTCTTCAGGTATAGCAATAGAGAAAATGTACAATGAGCTATTAGAAGTACATTCTAAACACTTTAAAAAGCCCGCAACGGCTTAAAATAACCAAACTAATACAATTATATAGAGGAGGTTGTAAAGCCTTCTCTATATCCTAAACAACTAATAAGAAAGGAGACACATCACATGTTAAAACAACTCATCCAACAAAATACATACACTTTCACTATTGCAGCTCTAGCCATTGCAGCCCAAACATTCCTATATTTCACACTGTAATATTAACCTTATCCATATCAAAATAAATTAATCAAACAACACAAAAATACTATACAAATTATTCTAACCATGTTATAATAAAGATAGTTAAAAGGTAGCCAAAATTACATACCCTTTGAGGGTTCGGGAGGAATTCACATGTTAACTATTAAAGGTTTATCACCTAAACAAAATGAATTAGTAAATGCATCTCTAAACTTTAAAGAATCTGATCAACCTAAAAGAATTTTCCCTTATTGCCTTGGTACTGTAATTATTGAAACTAATAGCGAAAAATATTTCACAATTAAATATGACGGAACTATTAATAATACTACAAGTAAAATCTTAGCTGACTTTCATGATTTACCTTTATATACATTCTGCTAAAGATAAGAAAGGAGTAAAATTTTTAATGAGTTACTATAACGATATTCACTGTTCTGAATGTGGTCAACAAGTTTGCTATTCATGTGGATGCTGCTGTAATGAATCATGTGATAATAAAAGTTGTCCAGAATCCTAGTATGTTTTACGAATAAAGGAGGCTATCCAAATGATTAACCTTAAAACGCTTTACAACCAGTTAGAAGTAGCACAAACAACTTCAGAACGTTTTGATATCTGGAAACAAATTAAGCAATTAGAAAAGGAAATAGAAAACGCTATTGACCACGATACACCAGCATTTTAAACTAATTTAATAATAATTTTTTGATCAGCATTTTCGCTGGTCTTTTTCCCTTTTCTGCTCACTCACAAATTAAGGAGGAATATATTTAAATGAATTTATCTAATATTGAAGTAGGAAACATATATAAAAATTATAAGGCTTTATGTGAAATACTAGAGGAAAAGAATAAGACAGGTAACGCAAAAAAGGCACAACTTAAAGAATGGGAAAGGTTTTTCAAATATGAAAAGGAAGGGAATAAATTTATAATTACTCATGTATATGCTATTCCTTTACCCGAAAACAACAATAAGACTAAATACATACCAACAATTGAAAAATTAATACTTGATAAAGTTGTTCAATTCGGCAATAAAGGAAAGGTTTTTATTTCAAAAAGCCAGCTAATGCAAGAATTAAAAATGATCAATGAAAATTATACTTTTGCAAAATATAAGCAATTAAGATTAGCAAAGCATATGAATATATCATTAGAAGAAGTTGAAGAATTTTATATGACTTCTGACGACTTACTGAAAAGAAATATAGAAGCAGCTTTAAACAGTTTGCGTAATCAATCATTAATATTCTGGACTAATGCAATGACTTTATGCTTTATTGAAACCCATGCAGAGACAAATAATACAAACAATATTAAAGCAACTAAAGAGGAAAGAACAAACGAATACAACGAAAATACAGTATCATTTTCTGCAATTAAACCAGTAAGCTATCAAACATATAGGAAAGCCACAGAAGAGGAAATAGAGTATATTTTGCAAGTTGAAAAGGAAGTATTAAATAAATATAATTGTGATAAAATTAGTGAAACATTTAAAAAAGGACTAAATAATAAATTTTACAAAGAAGTAAAAGAAATACTTTTTGATACTGCGAATATTTATTATTATTTTAATTCCTATGAGATAATAGCAAATGAAAAATATATTTATTCTAAATGGGAAGAATTAGAGGAATTACAGTTAGAACTTGATGAAAGAGAAACATATAAAAATACTTTAAATTATGATGTTATAGATAGAATTAATCATAATGCAGAAAGAAGGCATTTAAAAGCAATTGAAACTCTAAATGATGATGCACCAGAAAGAATAAAAAACAGATCAAACGAAAACTATTTAAGCAATAGTTATAAATTAACTGATACACTTATTAATAAAAATGCATTATCTTTAAAAAGAGAATTCAATATAAAATAATTAAAAGTTGTCCGTTTGTTCCTATATAATATATTAATACTTATATATGGGAAGATATGGACAACTTTTTAAATTTCATTTCAAAACGGTTTATCTTGAAATGAAGCCAAGGAACTTTTGCGTTCTTTGCAAAAGTGGGCTGGCAAGCCAAATCATTTAATCTTTTGCTATTTTAAATAAAATTGTACATTTATTTAAACTTATTATTGAATTATTTTGTATTAAATGTTATACTTTAGTTAATCAGTTAAATACATATTCACTTTAGGAGGAAAATAAAAATGACTAACTTAATCGGCTTAAAATTAAAAGGTACTCAGGGATCAGAAATTGAAGTTGTTTCATTCTTTGAAAAGTTTAATATGTACCAGTGTAAAGAAACTAAAAATAATATTATTACTTCTCCTTTGCTTTCAGAATCAGAAATAAATGAATTAATTAAAAGTCAATCTAAAATAATCGAATCTGAAAAAGTTGTTTCTTCATTAAAGGAAAGTCAGGATCAGGAGCAAAAAGAAATTAAAGACGCTGAAAGCATTGGAGAATTTAAAAAGCATGATCCAAAACAACATGCAAAAGCTAAAGCAGCATTAAATAAACAATTTAAATACAATGATAAATGGTACACTAGAAAAGAATATGTATTAGAAATTCTAAATAATGAAGACATTCAGCCACTATTCCATAAAAAGAAATGGTACTTTGAAAACATCAAAAAGAGTACTGCAGTTCAGGCAACAAAAACAGAAATTGAATTTTATATTTATCTTAAAGCTAATTATCATCATGATAATATTTTACCTGAAGCAACTAAACAACAATTAATTAAACAATATATTGAAGAGTTAGCAGCCTAATAAGCTGCTTTTCTTTTTGTTCTTGCATTTCCTTATACATTCCCTTTATATGCGTTTGTTCTTCCCTTCCTACCTTTACACCAGATAAGCAGCTAAAAGCCTTATATAGCCATTCTGAACGGTTTAAACGATTGTTAATGTGATTGATCTAATACACGATAAAACTGGTATTTTAAGCTGATATACAGAGTGAAAATGTTTAATAAATTATTGCCAAAATTAGTTGTAATATTAATTAATTTAATGTAGAATAAAGATAGTTAATAAATATTAATTAATTGGAGTGATTATTATGTCTAAGCGTTTATCATTCTCAACAATTGAAACTAAGTTTAAAGAACTAAACCCATTCGGGCAGATCACTAAACAATCAAATAATACTTATTGGATATATTTTGATGCTAGAGACAACAGGAGCGAAGCAGAAAAAGAGCTTGAAACATGGGGAACAAAAACAGACAAAAGGAAAATATACACTTATAAAGCAAGTAGTTTAATCCAGTTAGCGCATAAATTAAAACTAGATATATCAGAGTATGAAGAATATAAACTAAGCAAAGTGAATCAGGAATGGGAAGAAATGCTAAAAATTCCATATATAGAAAATGATGAAGATCCTTTATTCTTTGAATGAGGGTTCTTTTTTTTTTTGCTTTTTACCGGACATATTAACATTTACTCATTGTATTATGAATTAATTTATTATATAATTTAAGTACAATTAATTAGGAGTTGTTAACATGATAACTATTAATAAAGTCTTGTTACATGATAAGAAGCGTTTAAAACACTTTTCTCAAGTTCTTTTGTATTATAAGGATATACACTGCAATTCAATTGTAGAAACGAATTTAAAGACATTAGAAAGCAAAATCAATTATGTAATGGTACTTCATGGAGGATCAGAAGAAGCAGACAAGGAAATAAGAGCAAAGGGATATAAACCAGATCAGAACATATTAGACGAATTGCAGCAGGAAGAAAAAGAAATGATTTTAGAAACTATTAGACAATCAGAAATATTAAAGAAATACCTTTGAGCAGCTTATAATAGGCTGTTTTTCTTTTCTCTGGGAGCTGCTCAGCAACGGTAAAAAAAAAATTTAAAATAAATTAATTAAATGTATTGCAATATTAAATAATTTAGCATATAATAACATTAAGAGTTAAGCAATTACATAAAACCTTTAAGGAGTGTTTAATTATGACAGTAGCAATGAAACTTAATGAAGAACTAAACGGGATCGAATTATATTTTAACACTAAGCCTCAACAAACGGTATTAAGTGAATTAAAATCAAATGGTTTCCGTTGGTCTAACTTTAAAAAATGCTGGTATACTAAACAATCTGAAAAAGCTTTTAAAGTTGCTAACAGTCTAACGAACGGGGAAGAATTAACCGTAGCACCTGAAGCGGCAACTAAAGTTAAAAAAGCAAGATCCGAAAAGAAAAAAGAATCTGCTTTGAGCCTTTGGGACGCTGCACAATGGGAAGGTTTAACAGTAAATCAAAACACAAAAGATCAAGATTGCAAGGAAATTGCAAAGGAAATACGCTCACACATTAAGAAGCGTTTTCCACAATGTAAATTTTCCGTAAGAGTTCCTTACTATGGAAAAATCAACTTTGAAATAAAATCAAGTCCGTTTGAAAAAGGATCTTTATACTTAAATGCAATTAAAGGGTATTGCGAAAGCCTTCTAAACGCTTATAAGCATACTTATAGTGAAGCTGATCCATATACAGACTATGCAGGAGTTCATAATTTTTATGGTTATGTCGAGATTGATTGGGAATACACACAAACAGAATTAACAGAAGAAATGAAAAAAGACTTACTTATTTTTGATTCTAAATTCGCTGAAGCTGAAAAAGCAGAAGAAGAACGCAAAGAGAAAGAATATCAGGAATATGTAAAGGAACAAGAGGCAAGAAATGCAGAATATAAAAAGCAGCAGGAAGAAGAAAAGAAACAAATTGAAAACATTTACAACAGTATTGAAGTTAAAGAGCTAGACGAAAATGGTCAATATTTTGTAACAGACGCAGAGTTTGCAGACTTAAACAAAAATAACACAATAGAGCAGTACATGGAAGAAGTAGAAAAAGGTAAATACTCTTTAGAAAATGTAAAAATCACTAAAGAGGTGCATTTCAGCAGTCTAGAGGCATTAACAAACTTTTCTAATATGCTGCTAAATGACTTTGATTTTCTTACTAATACTGGCGGCAGCTTCACAGAAGACAATAGAATCAATTCAATGACTGACTTCTATAACATGGATGAAGATAAACAAACAGTACAATGGAATCGTTACGGGGTAGCAATATACTTTAATAACGAACTACAATTTGTTGCGGATGCTCAGGGATATTCTTATGCTCGCTATGTAGGCTTAACAGATAATGCAAAGATTGAAAAGTCTATAACATTTGATCAAGTGATAAGCGAAGAGGAAATAAACGAATTAAAACATCAGGCAGACCGACTAGAGGATATTTCAACTAGTGTTATCAGTGAATTAGATATCTTTAGTACTTGGAGAAAAGAAAACTGGAAAGAGTATAAAACAGCTATTAAAGATAAATTAAGCAAATATAACTATAAATTAACAAAAGAGATTATCCAGCAGCTAGACATTGAAGAACTAAAAGAATGTATGTATAAGATCTTACAGGAAGTTGACGGAATACAAGACCAGTTTACAAATGCGAATATACAACAAGGTGAAAAAGTTACACTGTTCTATATTTCTGATTGGGGATCAATCGTGACTAATCGCATTACTTTTGACAGTGTAACTAATTCCAGTTATGCACAATATGACAATGCAGTTAAATTAACTTTTACACCAGAGAAGAAAAGGAAGCTGCATTATAAATATTTTTACTCAACAATGTTACTTTATAAAGGCTGGCACAGTCTACCGGAAACAGTTTTACACCATGTGGAAGAAAGAAACGGTATGAGAGTTACAAGAAGCAAATATCATTCATGCGATAACAGACAATATGATGAGATTTTAAGCCATTTTGAGAAGCAGGACATAAAGCCTATTATCAATACCTATAAACCTAGATTTTAATTGTAAATAAATTAACAGGTAAAGAGTGTATGAATAGACTCTATACTCTTTACCTTTCTAAAAAATCCCTATAACAAAAATTCTAAAATATCACTGGAGGTTTTACACTTGTTTAATAATAATCCTGATTTTTTCCCAACTCCAATAAAGTTAATTCATAAAATGTTATCTAAAATTGATTTTAGAACTATCAAAACAGTACTTGAGCCATCAGCAGGAAAAGGGGATCTTGTAGAGGCTATAACAAAAAAGTTTGATTATAGCCAGAACAGGCATTATAACAATAAGAAATACGACATTGACACAATAGAACTTGATAACAACCTACAATACATATTACAGGGTAAAAAACTTAGACTTGTACATGATGACTATTTAACATATAACACTTATAAAAAATACGATGCTATTATAATGAATCCTCCTTTTAGTAATGGCGATAAACATTTATTAAAAGCAATTGAAATGCAGCAATCAGGCGGCAAAATTGTTTGTTTGTTAAACGCTGAAACTTTAAAGAATCCTTATAGTAACATAAGAAAAGAATTAATTAAACAATTACAGAAGTATAATGCTGAAGTAGAATATTTGGAGAATACATTTTTAGAAGCTGAGAGGAAAACTTTTGTTGAAATCGCTTTAATATATATTGATATTCCTAAAATTGAATATAACAGCGTTATTATAGACGAACTGAAGAAAGAGGAAATATATAAAACTAATAACCAGTATACAAGCGATAAATTAATCAATTCAGATTTTATAAAAGGGATAGTGGAACAATACAATTATGAAGTAAAGGCAGGTTTAAAACTGATAAATGAGTATAACAGCCTTAAGCCGTTAATGCTGAAAAGTTTTAAGGATAATTCTAATCCAGTGTTAAAGTTAGAACTTGAATATGAGGATGAAGAGGGAAGCAGTTTAGAGAATGCCTACATTAAACAGATCCGGTCAAAGTATTGGCAAGCGTTATTTTCAAATGATCAATTTATGGGATTGTTTACAAGCAACTTAAAGCAAAAGTATATGCAGCAGGTACAAGAATTAAAGGATTATGACTTTTCATTATATAACATTTACACTCTAAGAATTCAACTTAGTAAGGAAATGACTCAAGGGGTAGAAGAAACAATTTTAAACTTGTTTGAAGAATTCAGCCACAAACATTATTATGACGAATCATCAAAAAACATTCATCTATATAACGGCTGGAAGACTAACAAGGCATACAAGATTAATAAGAAAGTTATTATACCTTTAAATGGTTTCAGGGACTTACAATATTCATGGGGAAGATATGAGCCTACAAATTATAGGGTTTTAGACAAATTAAAAGACATTGAAAAAGTATTTAATTATTTAGATGGAGGCACAACAGAGGAAATTGATATAACAGACACCTTAAAAATGGCTGAGCATTATGGAGAGACTAGAAAAATAGATTTAAAGTATTTTTACATCACATTCTATAAAAAAGGCACATGTCATATAGAGTTTAAAAACATGGAATTGCTTCATAAATTTAATTTATTCGGCAGTCAGAAGAAAAATTGGCTTCCTCCTTCTTATGGGAAAGTTAAATATAGCGATATGACACCAGAGGAAAAAGCAACAGTAAACGAATTTGAAGGAGAACAGTCATATAACAAGGTAATGCTTAATAAATCATACTACATTATGGATACAAGCGAATTATTGAAATTAACATCATAATAAAAACAAATAATTATATAGGTATGGAGAGTTTTAAAAGGCTCTCTTAACCTTCCAGAAACTCATATAACAGTTATTAACTTAAATCACCAACTAAATGAAAGGAGATAACCGAAAATGAAAACATGCAAAGTATACGACTTTACAGCACACAGAGAAAGTAAAAAGAAAGAAGAGGAAAGCCAGCAGCAAGATAAAAGTTTATCTTTGTTCATTTCAGCGGTTATTCCTTTCATGGATAGAAAAGATCAGGAGCGACTAGCGCAACATAAAGAGGAATCAGAAGAATTTATGTATATTATTAGCGATATTATGATGAAGGCTGCAGAGCAGAGATATAAACAGGGATAATGCTATAACAGCTGTATAAGGTGTGAACTGGACTATTTAAAGGGTTAGGGGTAATTACGATAATATGAACATTTTAGAGCAAATACAGAAGCAAATAGAGCAATCAGACTGGTCGAAAATAATTAAACAAGAAACAGATAAGGAGGAGAAGAAGAATGATAAAGAAGATTAATATATTTCTATTGTTGTTACTGGCTGTATTGTTTGTGTATTTGAATAACAATTTAAACAATGAATTAGCATATTCTCAGGAACAGAGTGAATATATAACCTTTGAGTATGTCATAACTGATATAACAGCCAAAGGGGAATATTATGGCAGATCTACAAAGGATAATACAGGGATTTACTTTACAGATGAGAACCTGCAGTCAGATCAAATTATAAGGAAAGGAGACAAGATACAGGCAACTTTTGAACGTGATTCTAGGATTGATGGCATAGTTTCTATAGAGGTTAAAAAGTAGGAAAATCTGTATAACAGCAAGAGGTTTTCAGAGCTGAATCATTTTGGAAACTCATATAACAGCGAGACTAAAATATCACTAGGACTTTTTGAGACTAAATTTCTACATAACACAACTTACATTTTATCACTACGATTTTTAGGGAGGTAATATATTATGAGACAAATAGAAAACATTTGGACATTGGTTTATAAAGAAAAGAATGAAGATCCACATGCACACAGTTATACATCTGAAAGTGATGCACTTGAAGCTAAAGAATTTATTTTAGACGCTGACGGTGGAGAAACATTTGATGGTAGCATAGTTGAAATAGAATGGTGCTATTTGATTCAAGGTAAACTAATAATTAAATCAATTTAAAATTAACTTTTTAACGAGAAAAGGGGGTTACATATTGAATCAATATATTATTGAATTAACAAGGAATATCGGAATAGGTAAAGATATAATTAATTTCTTTACTAACAGAGGATATAAGGTTGTTTGGGAAGATCGGGATGCAATGCCTAAAACATTAATAATTGAATCATCACATCATTGTATTGAGGACATCAAGAATCTTAAATACGTATCAGATGTAAAGGAAGTAAGAACAGGTAGTATATTCGTATAAACTACACATTTTATTAGATATCTAAGGAGGAAAGTATGATAAAGAAACTACAGGCAGTTTTTGAATATTTATGGTACTCATTATTTATACATATCCTGTTATTAGGATTTATTTATACGACAAATGAAGGCAAATTATATAACTTATGGACTATCTTTATTACATTTCCTTTATTTGCGATTTGCCTTTATAAAATTAATACGCATTTTAAGAAAGGTATGGATCAAATGAAAGATTCTTTGAAGAATAATTAAGATAAAAACTAACTTTCATTAAGAGCCAGTAAAAGGCTCCTTCTTTCTGAAGGTGCGTTAAATTTTATTATAACTTTTTATAAAAATTTACCAAAACTCTATTGACCAAAGGAAAACTTTGTTATAACATCATTATTGTAAGAAATAGCAAAACAAACAAAATTTGGAGGTATGTGGAAGATGGGATTGTTCACGAGTAAGATAGCTATTGGAGTTTTAGCAGGTGGATTTACATTAGCTGGTGCAGGGTTATTGTTCAACGGAAGTGAGACTTTAGAGAGAGCCAGTTCATTTGTTCAGGATGCCGGAAATAAAATTACACAATTTGAAGTTGCAGAAAACGCACTCCTCGATAAAATTTCATTCTTGAAGAATGATGCTAACTCTAAAATTGAAGCAGCAAACGCAACTATTGCAGATAAGAAAGCAGAAATTGAAGGATTGAATACACAGATCACTGATTTAACATCACAAAGAGATGCCTTAACTGCAGAAGTTGCTACACTAGAAACAGAGATTACTAATTTAACAGCAAGCTTGAATGATGCTAATGCTAACCTTGAAGCTACTCAAGCAGCATTGGATGAAAAAACAGCTCAGTATAATGCGAAAGTCACTGAGTTACAAAAAGCCAACAACACAATTGCAGAACTTAATAACTTGCTAGTTTGGGCTAAGAACAAAGCACAAGAAGCTGATAGTCATGTGGCGCAACTTGAGGCTGAAGTCCAGAAGGCTAACGCTGAGGTAGCAGCTCACGGTGAGGTAGTTGAACAAGTCGAAACACAAACAGAAGGAGCAGATCCACTGAGTCAGGAAGAAGTTGATGCCGTTGATACAACTATTGCTGACGTTGATACAGAATAATTCTCTAATGTATAATGAGGATAGGGTGAGGGTTATAACTTCACTCTATTTTCTTATAAGGAGAGAGTTTATGGAGGTCGAACGCAAAATAAGGAAGATTGGTAACTCATCTGGTATTATCCTCCCAACTGATTATTTAAGATATATTGGAGTAGAGATCGGGGATACGGTATATATAACTATGGAAGAGAATGAGATCAGGATCAGAAGTGAAAAAGGAAAAGAAACCAATGACGAGTTTAAAGATAAAGTGTTAGCTATAATTGAAGAATACATGGGTAAAGAAGAGTCTAAATAGGCTCTTTTCTTTTTGGATTAATTTAGAAAAAGTTAAAAGTAAATGAAAATAATGGTTGATTAATATGAAATAATTTTATATAATTAAATTAAGAAGTAAAACAAAGGAGTGATCAAGATGACTTATGAAGAATATGTCTTAGATGTATTTACGGAGCATCATTTATCTGTGGGGCAAGACTTAGAGGAAATTAAAGATGTTATTAGGGAAGCTTCTTTTAAAAAAATTGAGAAATGGTTAACTAAAATAGGGTATGATCTTAATGAATACAATTCATTATAAAAATTTGATTTAAATGGTAAAATTATCTCAACTACAAGTGAAAGGATGATAAAAATGTATAAAGTGTATGCGTTGGATTTTGATCAAACAAGAGTGATTAACATTATTGATACTATTGAAGAAATTAAGGAATGGGCAGAGATTAATGGCTATACAATCACTAAAATTATCAATAGGAAATCAAAACAAATCATAAAATTATAGGGTAGGCTAATTGTATAACTTAGAATAAAATTTCCCTTTTATGGAGAATTATTTGGTAAAATTTAATTAAAAAGGAGAGAAAAAAATGGCTGCCGATTACTTAACACATATTAATGATGAGGATCTTATAAAACTTTACGAAGAAATTGGAGAAAGAAGATCATGTGGAGACTTTAACCAGCGAGATGAAGATATTCTAGTTGTTTCTGCAATGTCAAAAAGAAAATTAATTCACTTGTCAAAATTCAATAGAGGCTTACCTAAATCAGAGAAATGGCGTTAAAACCATTTTCCAATAAAACTTCTCTTTTAATGGGAAAAGGAGGAAAGAAAATGCTTGAAGGAAATACAATTAAATTTGGACATGGGACTGTACTGGTATATTCAAGTCAGTTAACAAGGAAGGTGATTTTAGAATTTATTCAACCACCAAAGCCAGTAGGAAAACTGATCAAAGAAGATATTGAAGATGTTGTAGTTTTAGACTCAATTACATTTGATTATGGAAAAGATATGAAGCCATTTTATGAAGAATTGCAGCAAGTAAGTGAAAATAATACTATCTTAGAATTTAGAGGATATGTATTTGATTTCTCTAACTACAATCCAGCATCAGTAGAGGTTTTAATGGGTGGATTTAAACGAGCAATTACAGGAAATACACTGACGTTAGCTTGTTAAATAAGGAGGGTATAAATGATTACAAGTGGAATGTTAGAAGAGCTTCTTGAGAACATCGATAAACCAAAGCAGCCAGATCTAATTGTAGAACAAAAGAAAAATAAATACATTGCCTACTTTAGAAAGAGTCCTCAAAGAATTGGGTTTGGAAATTCAGAAGTTAAAGCATTGGAGAATTTAAAGAGTTTATTAGGATAGGGAGGAAATTAAAAATGCATAAAAAGGTTAAGTTACATGGATGCGAGTTATATGAGATCACATTAGGAGAGAAGAAATATATTTGCACAATTGAAAATGTAGATATGAATGAATATTACGCATATCATGAAAGAGGAGAAGGAACTTCAGTAGCTATGTTAAATACAGTGGATATTGTTGAATTAATGACAACTGGAAGCATTGACAGAAAACATATGACTGTAAAGCCATATAATAAGTAAATAAAACAAGTCTCTTATCGCAATTTCACATCATTACGTGCAACTGCACGATATGATAATCACTATATAATAACTATTTTAAAGGGAGAGAGAATAATGAAAATCTTATTAATCGAAAATGAAATTGTTAACTTTCTACACGTAAATAACATTAGACCAGCACTGAATCCAAGTAGTAAAATGTATAAAATCAAGGTTGAAATGGTAAACGGATCTGCATTTGAAACATTAGATAATTATACAAAAGGTGAAGCAGAAGAAAAAATCCTTGAGATTTCAGCTCTGTTAGCAAGTAGCCAAAATGAAGTAATTATACAGTAGGGGGGTGATTAGTGTGTTGTTAAATCCATGGGTATGGGACTCTGCAGCGCAAGAAAAGTATCCAGACAGGGTTACAGGTGAATCAGTACCATTAGAATATCTAAATGAAGGCTATTCAGAATATTATCCATATACAAGCTGGATTACTAAAGGGTACGTTAAACGAATTGAATTAAAGGAATATGCTACAGAGTTACTATAAGGAGGGTTAATGATGGGTGAGTTAATATTTGGAATAGTGTTTATCAGTTTGTTTTATGTGATTGCTGCAGTATGTACGATGTTTAAATTAGATCCAACAAAATTATTTAAAATAAATTAATCAAATATAATATACAAATAAAAGTTAAAGTGGTATAATTTACATATCAAGTAAAGGGAGAGGATAATATGAAATTTAAGAAAGAATTTATTTTAAAAAGACAAGGATATGATCCAGTTAAGGTAGTTGTAAAAATTAACGACAACAACATTTACATAAGAACATTCGCAGAAATTCACTTTCTAGATCTTGCTCACTTATTATGTGAAAAAACTCCACTATTAGAAGTAGTTTACGAGAGGTCAGCACCTTACAAACTTGTTAAAACTAAGCATAGAGAAGGGGATAAATTCTCTTACAAAGAATATGGCTTAACTTATTTGCTCATTAAAGATGGAATAATTAAAGAAGAAACCAAACATCTTATTAATTTACACACAGTTAATACAAAAGTAAAAGGAACTAGAAATATGTTTATTCCAGACTTATTGCTGGTTATGCAGGATTACGGATATGTAAAAGAAACTGGTAGTGGTAAATTTAAAGCAGCTAGAAAATTCAGTGATCATGTTGTATTTGAAGATCTAACATTTAGTCCAGAAAATTTAAGAAATCAAGGATTTATTATTCCTAAAAAGTATGAGGAGAAATTTGCTTTAAAATTCTAATTTTATACAGAATAGGGGAAGGTATATGAATAAATTTACATGGAAAAACGTAATTCATGGTGAACATGCATTGAGATTTGGACATATTGATAACTTCTTTAATCAAATTGTTGTACCTTCTGGTTATCCATACTTTATTTGGAACGATATAATTTATAGGGTTGAGGATAGATATAGTAAGAATCGCTTTACAGATACAGGTTGCACAATTAATGATATAGAAGGATAAAATGCTGATTGTATTATGAAAGGAGTATTCAAATGAGAATTATTAACGAACACTTTGATCCGTTTATGTCATTAGTAAACTATGATTATACAACGGATGAATATATTATTGTTACACAGGAATGGGATAAACACGCAGGAAACTACTGGGGAAGAAGTGTAGAGGAATTTAAAAGTCAGGAAGAAGCCGAAAAGTGGTTGAAAGAATATAGAAAACAAATGGAAATTGAGGAGCACAACCAAATAAAAATCTGATTTTAAGGGGAAAGGATGTGAAGATAATGGTCATGTTTGTACTTCATGAAGATGGCTCTGATTTCTTTAATTTTAATATTGAACCACGACAATATAAAAAAGGGGAAATCATTGAACATGAAAGACTTGAGGGCAAGTTTAAAGTTTTGCACACTGACTTAGTTACGGTAACGGTAAAGCCAGTCTAAATAATATATCCATTTTAAAGGGAGGAATTAAATGAATATAGACCTGTTAATTGATGCAAAAGAAAAGAAGTGTACAGATTGTCTTGAAGCTTTCCCTGCAACGGAAGAATATTTTTATAAACAAAAGACTCATACGAAAACTAAGGGTACATTTTATAAGTTAAGTTCTCATTGTAAGACTTGCACAAAGAAGCGAACACTAAAATATCAACAAGAAAATCCAGAGAAACATAATGAGGCACAAAAGAAATATCTGTACGGTACAGTAAAAGGAAGAGAAACAAGAAAAAGAAATTTGGATAAATGGGTTTTAAACGGAGGATATAAAGATTGGCAACAGAATAATAGAGATAAAATTGTAGAATATAACAAAGATAGAAGACATAAGAATCATGATATAACTGATCAAGAATGGTTTGAATGTCTCGATTTCTTTATGAATTCGTGTGCATATTGTGGAATATCTGAAAATGAAGCGTTAATCTTATATAATCAAAGATTAAACATGGAGCACGTAGATGATGACGGGGCTAATGACATAACTAATTGTGTTCCTGCTTGTAAGAGTTGCAATAGTAAGAAGTGGACTTTTGAATTGAATGAATGGTATAACACCGACAATCCAGTGTATAGTAAAAGAAGATATAATAAAATAATCAAGTGGCTATTAAGTTTCACAAAGAAAGATTGATTTCATTACAAATAAAAAGGAGTGATTTACAATGAATGGTGAATGGACGTATGCAAACTTAAATGGTGAATGGGAACATGAATCATATTACACAAAGGAAGACGCTGTTCAGGCAGGAAGACTGGAGTTTAATGGAGAATTTCTTGTTGGACAGTTGAATGGTGATGACGAGGAATTAGAATACTTGGTTGAAAATATTGAAGAAATAGAATAAAAAATATAATTTATTTGAACTGTTGTCAGACTATTTTCAGAAAGGATGGCTTAAATTTGGCACTATGCGATGAATGTCAAATGAATAAGATTCCGAGTGGTTGTGGAGTTGGTGTTAAAGATTATGAAGTTGTTAAAGGTGTTGGGGTAGTATCCTGCAAATATTTCATGGAGATTAATGGGGACTTAGCAAAAGCTCAGAAAGTCAAAAATGAAATTCACGTAAAAAGATATAGTTACTGAATAAAATGAAAGATATATAGTGACGCACTAGACATAAAATGTGCATTAAGGAGGAATTGAGATTGAATGATTTCTTAAATACAGTATCTTTCATAATTTTTATGCTAATCGTTCTTGGAGTTATGAGTTATGCACTAAGTATTTAACTAAGAAGCACTCCAGATTGAAAAATAAATTTGATTTAAAATCCATTTAGGATGTGATCCGATGAAAATAAATCAAAGGGTATTAGTTACTGAAGAAGAGAGTCCATTTCACAATAGGGAAGGGGTAATAACTCAGATTCAGAAATATTACATTACTGTGCAGCTTAATAACTTTCCTTGTGAAATGAAATTTACTGATGATGAATTAACTGTGTTAGAGGATTCCACATGTACGCTGTAATTATAAGAACAAAGCGAGGCTATGAACTACAATATAAAGATGATCTAGCAAGTGAGAATGTAACTGGGAAAGAGTATTCGAGCAATGATGAAATATTGAAACGATCACTGACTGCAGATTGGCAAGAAAGTAATGAAGAAAATGTACTTTGGGTGGCAAAATTGATTGACAATTAATATAAAATAATCTAATATTATAAATAAGAACAAGTTGAAAAATAAAAACAAAAATTATTATCCTTAATCACCAATAGGCGAATCCCTCATATACTACAGTATAAACCATGAGGGAGAGATTAATATGAAATTACAAGCATTGAACATTAAGAAGTTAAGAAAGAAAAGTATTGCAGCAATTAGAGATATCCTGAAGGCATATAACTTGAATTATTCTATTGCAGATGACAAAGATAAACTTCTCAGTAAGGTTGAAGAGATCCAGCATTACAGTAGGAAGATAAAAGTGTACTCACGGTATGAAATGTCCATGTAGTTGAAAAATAACAGCTTTAGTTATTAAAACAACAAAGGAGAGTTTCAAATGATTAGAGTTAGATATGATATCCCTATTGATGAGTATTATTTCATCCCTACTGGATCAGAAGTTAAATATCTGGGTACTGAGAAAGGATTCTCTGTAATAGAATATAATCAAATAAAGTATGTAGTGAATGAAGGGTATTTAGAGAAGGTTGAAGCGTTAGTTGGTTAGCTGCAAGGATTTATTCCTTGCGGTAAATCCATAAATGATTATGGGATTACTGGAAGGAATAAGGTAAAATATAACTAAATAATATAATCATTTTAATGGGAGGTTTATAAATATGATACCCGATATCTATGTGGATGAATTATATTGTATAAACTGTGGAAGTGAGGAACTGTCTTGTGAAGGTTCTTTTCCAAGTGGAGATGAATTCATATGCAAAGAATGTAATGATGTCAACTGGGTAGTAAGAAGGAATGACTAAATAAAAGAATCGTTTTATAAGAATATAGAGGTGAGGAATATGGATAGTCAAATCAACGATTGTTTTGTTGATATTGTTGGTAGAAAGCCTACAATTAGGGAAATGTGGTACATCACTAACAATCTACCTAAAGAAGTTTATCAACTTTCAAAGCAGTGGGGATCAAATGATACTGAAGTCGCAGTTTAATTTTTAGGTGGATAAAAGACAATAAAGATGTAATTTGCAATTAAGAATTATTACATCGTAAATTGGAGGCATTATCAATGAACACTGAAAATAAGCAATGTATTTTTGAAAATTGTAAAGAGGGGGTTAGATCAAAGGGACTTTGTAAAAACCATTATGCTAATTATATTTACACTAGGAAGACTAAGGGAATTGATTCAGTTGAAGATTATCTAAGGCTTAAGAAAAATGAAGAAAAAGAAACAAGCAGTAAATTAAGAGAGCAATACAAATCTCTTGAGAGATACGCTGCGGGAATAAACACAGGGACTAATGCGGGGAGAAGAGAAAGAGGTAATGCAGGTAAATACAAAAAGAGTGTGATTAATCCTGTGTCAATTAAGAAATCATTAGAACGATTGGATGATTAAAATAAAAGAAATCTTTCTTAGTGATTTGTACCTTCTAGGGAGGCTGTAGAGTCCTCCATCTGGTTTCATTTCTGAGTTTATAGTTTTGGTTTGAGCGATACTGGTCATATCGCTCCTGCCTAGAGGGTATGAATCGCAATAAAATTTTAGATTGATTCGAAAAAGGAGTGAAATGAATGAGAATTGACTATAACCTTGATGTTAATTCTTTATTGGAAATGAGTCAAAGCAATGCATATTTAGAAAAAGGAGATTCTGTTATTATAATGGATAGAGAAACTGGCGAACGTGTAAAAGCAAAAATCATTAATATAAAAAAGGATGGAACTTATATTCTAAGTAGATATTAAAGAAGCCAATAATTAAATCGACTTCTTCATCCCACAATTACTACACTCTCTAAGGAATTCACCATTACCAGCTTTAGATTTAAAATGTGAGTTACCGCAGTTATCACAGCGTCCAGCTTGTTTATCAGGTAATTCCTTATAGGTGTAAACTTTATCAAGATCAATATTATTGTAATCGTATTCCATGATGTCACCCCAGAAGATAATATATCACATGAGATAAAGGAATAAAATATTTGTTTTATAAAGGAAGTGTTAGCTTTGAGAGAAACGATAGTAAATGACTGTGTGGACAATGAAAAGACTTGCTCATGTGGCAATAAGGCTGTTAAAGAAGTTAAAGATCCTGAAGACTTTATTACTGGTAAAATGGCAGCATATTATTGCTCCGATTGTTTTGAGAAATGGAAAGATAGTAAAGAACCCAATCCAGAAGAGGATTTAGATTTTCTTATAAGTAAAGGTATTGATCCAGTAGAAGCTGAGAAAATGATTAGTCTCATTCACAACAGAAACAAATAAAACCTGCTTTAAGTGGCGACTCAAGGCAGGTAATATCTATTAAACAATCAAGCTATTTCATCGTACCAATCAGTTTCAATGATATCCAGAACATCTAACTCTTTCTTAGATCCATCAGGGAATTCAAAAATTAACGTTCCTTTCACTGGTAAATTTTTATCAAAGACTTTTCCTACAGCGACAACTTTAATCTCGGCTACATCCATTGCTTAATCGCTCCCTTTTGCGTTAAAATACAATTAGTAAATCTTAGTAACACTATCTGTAACTAATTATAGGACGAATTGGAAATAAAAACAATCACAAATAGTTTAATATAGACACACAAAATGGGTGTATGGAGTTGAGAGCATGGAAGTATTAGCTAAAAGATTAAAGTGGCTGCGAAATAAGGAAAGGTATTCTCAAAAGGAAATGGCTGATAAGATTGGTATGACCCCAAGTGGATATCAGAAGATTGAGTTATCAGAGCGAGATCCTAAGCTCGATGTATTGGTAAAATTCTGCGACATATTTAATGTTAGTGCAGACTTTCTTTTAGGTAGGGAAGATGATTTTGACTCTTTATATTCTCAAAGGAATGCTTTTCATATGTTAGAGATGAAATTAGCAACATCACTAGTGGAGAAAAAGACTTATGAAAAGAAAATTAGCGACCTAAGAGACGATCTTATAACTTCTGCTAAAAAGAAAGGATTTGCAGATGAAGAGACATTAAGTATATCTCAGGTATTAGACGAATGCATTGCAGTCCATAAAACTTTATCTGAAGAAATCAGTAGGATGAATGATAGGAAACTTGAATTACTTTCTGAGTATATAAAAGAGTTCTTAGAAATTCCAGATTCAAATGGGGTTGCTGACCGTATTATTTCTAAGTATGCTCCTTATACTGCCTATATTCAGATGACACTGTTTGATGAGAATGAAATACACTTACATGGAACTGAAATAGGAAGCTTAGGGCATTTAGGATCGTTTATGTCTTATAAGGAAGCTGAAGATTATCAAATAGATATACTGAAGAGATTAAACGGTACTATAAAACAGTGATTTCATTTGGATTTTATAAGGAGTTTTAGCAGCATGAATACCTATTTTGTTAAAGTTTTTAACGGTTATAGGCTCATACATGACGAAGTTTATTGTGCAGCCAGTAAGAATGATGTTTTAAAAAGTCTGCTTATTGGCTGTGTAATAGATCAGTATACTAAGATTTTAATAGAAGAATGAATTATTGGAAAAACATTCTGTTTTTCCTTGCGTAATATAAAATAATTTGATAATATAAAGGAGAGGTTAGAAATGGAAAATAAAGATGTTAAACAAGGATTGATCATGGGCTGCATTCCCTTCCAGAGCTTTCAAGAGAAACGTAAAATTATTCATCAATTAAGGTCAGAGTTTCGCCCTAATCTGCGAATTTGGGAGGAAAATAATATGATTACTTATGAATCCTTCACTTCTTATAACTAGACATTCATTTAAGAATAAATAGCAAAATACATAAATAATATAAAATAATTTAATAAAAACTGTTGACTAGCACAAGTTATTGTTGTAAGATTAAGGTAACAAATTAACAATAAAAGGGTGACGAGGAAATGGATCAGCGATTAACTATTAAACAATTTATCTTAAATGAAATTGAAATTAATCCAAGAGGTTATGCTAAAACATTATCAAACATTGCTGGTTACGGTGATAACTCTGGTAACTTCACGAGAATTTTAAAAGAATCAAAAAAAGAGTTTGATAAGTTTCAAGGTTTGCTTGATTTAGTATCCTATGTGTTTAAAGATGATGAAATTGCCGCCATGATTCGTTACTCAAAAGAAATTGATCCGAATAAGAAAACAGCAAGACAAATGTTAGAGTACTTAGCAATTAATAGGGAGTTTGAAGCATTTAATGAACTGTTAGCTTTGATGGAAAATTGCTCAAATAAGGAAAGTAGGGAATGGGCGAAAGTTTACAAATTGCAATACGAATATCAATTAAGTAGTACACCTGAGCAGTACAATGATCTAGTCAAAAAAGTTTCTGAAACAGTTGTTACAGTACCAGAACTAAAAGTGTATAAGAACTTACTATTAAATTATTGTTATAATCAAAAGCAAGATTATGTAATGACATTTTCACTTGAAAAAGAAACTAGACAAATGATTAGTGATCTAGAAGAGGATTACATCTACAGAATGTATCAGCTAAGATTAAATGAAATAATGTCATATAATTATCTAAGAGTAATGAATAATCCAGAGTTAGCTAGAGAATATGCAATGAATGCGTTAAATGAAGAGGACTCGTCACCAGCGTTTAAAGCTTATGCATATTTTATAAAAGGCTATTCATACATGTTCATTTCATTAGAAAAATCAGAAAAATACTTACAACTGAGTAAGTCCCTGTACATTCAATTAAACAGAAAAAAAGACGTAGAAGATATTGAGAAGAAAATTGAGTTTATAAAGGTGTATTGGGGTAATTTCACTGGTGAAAACTGTGCGCACACAGTTAACGAAATTCTAAGAAAGATAAAAAATGGAATAGATGTTTCCAGTGACTTAACTGGAGTTACTGAAATTGATCCTGAGTTAAAACTATTTTTGGAAGGATTAAATAGCAACAGCACAAAAAAGCTAATGTTGTCTTTAATTAAATATACTAAAAAGAACGATTACTTTCTTGCCAATTTGTCTAAAATTGAATTATTAAAACGTGGGGAAGATCAAGATATAATTGATGAATTAACCACCTTCAGATTGGCTTGAAAGGGGGTGAAATAATAATATGAATAAACGTACTTTTATTTTCGCAATCGTATGTGTTGCTGCAGTTGTAGCAGGGTTTGCATTTGGTAGTGATTTAATGGGAGCTACATATTTGGCTGATCCTAAACCGGGTGGATGATTTTTAAAATAAAATAATCAAATGTGTTTTAATGGGTGCTATCTTATAGATAGTGCCCATTAGTATTTTATAAGAACTAATCCAAAAATTTAAAAATAAAAAATTGGACTAAAAGGGGAAATGAGAAATGAAAAACACTGAGTACACTTTGAGAAAATTACAAGCAGCCTATTTAAAAGTTACTTTAAGAAAAGAAATGGGAAACAATGAAGAGACATGTATGTATTGCTGGAATTCTGGTTGTGGTTGCGATTCAAAAAGTAACGTAAAAACTGATTCATTTATCAGTCTAACTACAGCGAGTGAATTCAAATATGCATAAGGGGTTTAGATGGTGTTAAGAAACTGATCTTAATTCCATCTAAACTTATTTTAGTTTTTATTAAAATTATTTAATTTAATACTAGACAATTGGAACTACAACTGATAAGATTAGAGTAGTTAATAAAACTATTTCTAAGGAGGTGTGTCTCAGTGTCTAGTACAGTAGTTTCATTGAGAATATATAAACTTGAGAAACAATATAAAGATCATTATAGAACAACTTATGCAAGCTGCGCTAATTTTGGATCAGTAAAGGATGCAGGAGTATTTAAAGCTAAAGTAAAAAGAACACCAGAAGAGATTAAGAAAGAACTTACATTGGGTTACATGAAACTACTATCAAATAATCAAATAGGGAGTGTTGGTTGTGAAGGTTGAGATTAATGGGGAATTGATTGCACCTGAAGGAATGACACATGAAGAACTGTTAGATTTATTGTTTAGTGAGTTAAAAAGTAAGGGTGTGCATTTTCGAGGAGAGACTAAGCAGGGGAATTAATACATAAGAGTATAGATGGACTGTCTTAAAAATTATAATTTTATAAGGAAATGGGGTGAGAATTAACCATGTCTGAATATGAAAAGTGTAAAAGTGACATTGTGTACTTTGCTGAGAAGTTTTTAGATTGTACTTTAGCTGAATGGCAAAGAGATTTACTGAGAAGATTTCATAAAGGTGAAGAGTTTATTTTCTCTAGAACAGGAAAAGGTAAGAAGATGGTTATTTCTGCAATGAATCAGTACAACAAAGTATTTAAATAAAAGGAGGTATTTATATGGAAGAGTACTATTTAATCTTTAATGATGGAGAAGAAGAAATTCTTAAGTTACATGTTTACCATGAAGAACACTACGCTAAAGAAGAAATTTATACAATTGTAAAAAAAATTAGCAAAAAATGCTTTGAAAAGTATGGGGAAAATGTAGAGGAATGGCTTTATAAAAATTACATTCAATATGCCCTTACTCATGATTATGATTTTACTTATAATCAACCAGTAAATATTTTTAAGTATGAAATGACAGATAAGTATTTGGATTCATTAAATTAGAATATAAGATTTTATAGGAAAGGAGAAAATCCAGTGGAGTCTTTATTTAAAGAAGAAAGTATAATTAAATCAAAAACTAAAAAAGTGGATTCAAAGGTGATTCTGCAGTTCAAGTCTTTAGGTTTAGATTTTCATCCAGACACATTTGAGCATTTTAGGGGAAACGACTCAATTTATTTAGATGCGTTGAGGGAGATTGATACTCATATAAGAGCAACCAAAGATCCAGTTCCTTTTATTATTGATACATTGAAAAAGACTTTGCCAGAATATAATGATCAGCACACAAATAGGTTATAATCATTACGGGTGATTAGAATGAATAAAAACGACTTAGCAAATAATCTTACTACATTACTGAATACAAAATTAGACTATTCAGGTGAATTTAACACGCTATTCTTCATCGAAAAAGATCAAAATGGAACGGTAATTAAATTTCTAAATAAAGACCACTATAACTACATATTGAAACACTTGAGAGGTGAGCTGGTTGATGTAATTGGTGGAGAAGTAAAAGTAACTCATTTAAATCTTGAAACATCTCCAGTCACTATGAAGAACTTCGAGAATGCTAAAGGAATAACAGTTAGACCTATTAGCCCAATTAAGAAAGAAAAGGTTGAGTTGCCTACAATAAGGAATAGAACAATTAAGGAAATAGAGAAATTTTTGTCTGATGAATTTCATGTGCTTATGGAAAAACAGCAAGAATTAAGAGATCAGCATGAAGACTATATTGAAAAATTGCAATATGCATATAACTATGGGGAGGTTGGATTTCTTGTCAAACTAAATAGCTATCTGCAGAAAATTAAAGATTATGAGGAGGAGTGAAATATTGATAGCTAAAGATGAATATGTTTTGAAGAGAATCAAGTCGACTGTTAATCATCATATTGAGAAGAAATCAAAATTAAATCCAGATAGTCTAATGAATTATATCGAACAATTAGAGTTTGACTATGATATGGAGAAAGCATACAGACCTGAAGTATTAATGAAGGAGAATGACAATGAGTAGAAAAGGAATGGATATCAAACAACTGAATGAATTTATGAAGAAATGCAGCGAGAAATATAATGTAAGATATGTAACTCCAACTATTCATCCAAAATTTAAATCAGCTGTTGCAGTCACAATACATACCAGTGATGAGAGTATGGAATTTACAATAACAAATAATCCTGATGAGAATTTTGATTTGAATCAATCAGTTAATAAGTATCTAGATAAGTTGAATTAATTAAATGTAGGAGGTTTGTAATGTATAGGTGTTATTTAAACGGTAAATTTTACGGCACTGGAAACTTAAAGTATATGCAGGAGTTATTTGTTGATTATGTAGTTACTTGTGAGATGTATGGAAAGAATCAGGCTGAATTTAAAATCATAAAGTTGTGGAATGAAGGCGAAGAACCAATAGGGACTACTGATGTCTAAATAAATTATCAGCTTTATAAGGAGTGATATTATGAGGAAAGATTCATTTAAAGCATTGGTAGGATCACACAATTACAATCTGAACACGGATGATTCCGATAAAGACTATAAGGTTTTCTTTTATCCATCATTCGATGACTTGTATTCAGGAGAGAAGTATTCTAAAGTAATGACTGGAGAAACAGAAGATGTTGAGTATCATGATATCAGGAAGCTGCCTGATATGCTGTGGAAGAGCAATGTGAATTTCTTAGAAGTTTTATTTTCAACTGAAATAATTGAATACGATGGGCTATTTAAAGAGATACAAAGCAAACGTGAGTATATCGCAAGTATGAATCTACCTTGTCTATACGATGCTTGCATGGGAATGTATTTTAAGAAAAAGAAAGAATATGAAAGAGATGTGTTAAAAGGTGAATGGAAGAAAGTATACAAGCATGTAATGTCAGCAGTAAGAATTGTGGATTTCTTACAAAGATATGAAAGTTCAAATTGGAACTTTTCTAAAGCTATTACATATCAAGATCATGAGTATATGAGAGGTACATTATTAAATATTAGAAATGGTCAATATCAATCTGACAATGAGTTGGATGTTTTTATTGAAGGATCAGAAAAACTTATGGCTGCCATTAAGGGTGTGTATAAGAACAAGAAAGAAGATTTAACAACTAAGGAATGGCTCTATAAGACTGTTAAATGGGAAGTTGAAGAGAAAATATTTATGGAATTGCAATAAAACATTTATATTATCGTGAATTGGAGGATATAGGATGAATTTTAAAAGTATTGATCTTGTATTGGAAAACTGTGAAGTAATAACAGTTGAACGTAAGTATATGGGGCATCTTTATATGTCGAACTTTAACACTACAATTTCTAGGCATGATAAAAAACTTTTGAGCAGCGAAGTGGTTAATGAGTTTGCAATAGAAATACACAGAAGTTTAGACGAAACTACAAATAAACAAGGATTGTTTGATAAGTATAGTCCAATTGAGAGGTTGAGAAAGTATTCTGACATAACGCAAATTGAAATTACATACGAAGATAATAGCAAGAAGCATGTCTATACTCATTGGCATGATGAAGACGAATATGATAATAGGTATCAAAAAAGTAAATTAAATAATTTTGGAGATTTATATATTGTCATTTCTGAAGCTAAGGATATTGATTACTATTTTCAAGATGAGACAATAAACGATTCAGATATGGTGGAATGGAACTGGGACAATTTTAAGGAGGGTAAGTTGTGACTGGTTATTATGTTTTGGCTTCCGTTGAGTGTAATATGATTTATGCTATGCACAATAAAGTATACCTAACTGAAGGAATGGCTAGAGGCGCTTTGAAGTTACTATGTAAGTTTAATAGAAATAAATATGAAAATTATGAGGTTTGGGGAATAAGTGACTTAACAAAAATCACTAAGAAATGATCCATTTATAGGAGGAATATATAATGAGTAAAGAAACATGGAACAAAGGTTATCAAGAGGTCAGAAATGTTATTCATAACGAGATAGGTATAACAAAGGAAGAAGTATTGAAAGTATTTCAACAAGTAGCAAAAGACGAAATTCAAAAGATTGTTTCTGAGAAAAGTGGGTTTATCTATCAATCTATAAAGGAAATAATTAGTCACGAGATGATAAAGGCAATTCAAGATCACAAATATCCAAAACTAACAGGGAGCCTGTGGTATTATGGGCATGAAGGAAGAGGTATAGACACATTTAAAGATTATGTGTCAGGTGTGATGAAAGAAGAGATAGTGAAAACTTTAAGTGAGCAATTTGAAATTAACCTAAATGTAAATAAAAAGTAGATTTCATGGTGAAATGAGGGGAAGAAATGAGTAAAGCAATTAACTCAATAAATAAAGTCATTGATGAGGTTAGAATACTTGAAGAAGAAATTAGAGAATTAAAAAGAGACAAAACACAGGCTGAGGCTTTTTGTGCAACTGTGATAAAGAAGTATGGAGAGAAAGTTGATATTGAGATAAATTTACTTGAAATTTTTAAGAGTGATTTTGAAAAAGTCAAACTTTATCCGACTGTGGAAAGTAAATTGAATGTTAAAGTGAAATATATTGAAGAGAAAGATGAGACAAATTAATTTATCTCATCCATAAGTTTAATAATCAAATTCAATTGTTCATCAGATAGTTTCCTTGCCTTAAGTAATAATTCCTGTTCTGTCTCACTTAACACTTTATCAGCGCTATTATTAGAATTTACATAACCAGTTAACACCATCAACTCATCATAAGATACGTTAAGAAGATGCTGCGAAAGAGTTTTCAGTGTCTGAGGATCAGGTTTCTGAGTATTGTTTTCAATTCTAGTCACAGTTGCATTAGATATTCCAGATTTAATTGCAAGTTGTCTAGCACTTTTATACCCACTAGAGATTCGAATTTGTTTAAAGGATTCACCGAAAGTATTTTTCATATTTATCACCAGATTAATTTTAACATAATGGAAGGTGAGGTGAGAACTTGTTTAAAGTTGTGGTTGCTGGAGGAAGAGATTTTAATGATTATGAGTTACTAAAAGAAACATTGAATCACCTATTACAAAAGAAATTACCTGATGTTGAAATTGTCTCTGGAGCAGCAAGAGGAGCAGATTCACTTGGAGAAAGATACGCACAAGAACTTGATTTAAGTTTACATAGAAAACCTGCATATTGGGAGAAATTAGGCAAAAGTGATGGATACAGAAGAAATGCTGAAATGGCTAAATATGCAGATGCAGCAGTTTGTTTTTGGGATGGAAAAAGTAAGGGAACTAAACATATGATTGACCTAGCTGAGAAAGAAGGATTGCAAATTAAAGTAATTAAATATTAGGGGAGTGTAAACATGAAGTATGAGACTTATGAACAAGTAACAAGTGCCTTTAAGAATGAAGGGTATAAGATCTTGGCAGAGAGTAATGACTTATCTTGGGTTTATATGTATAAAATTGATCAGATTAGAAAAAATGTGACACTTGTTTCTTGGTATGAATCTGATGGAGAGGTGCAAAGAATTTCAAATATTGAAGACTTTTTATTAATGGATATATTAGATGAAATGGGTTATAAGGGATCTATTTCACTATAATAGAACGATTTTATCTTGAAAGGAGAAGAAATGAAATTAATTTTTCTTGATATAGATGGAGTTATGAATAATTGGATCGAGAGTCAACCATCAAACAAGCACGAGAGTTTAGAGTTTGCTTCCAGTTGTGTGGAAAATCTCAAGTATATTTTAAAGGAAACCAACGCAAGAATAGTTGTTTCATCAACTTGGAGAATTGGTGAAACTGAAAAGACACTTAAGGATAAAGTATTTAAACATTATGATCTAGAAAAATACATACTTGATGTTACTCCAGTTTGTTGGGAAGAGCCAAGAGGCGTTGAGATTGCTTCATATTTAGCAAGTTTACATATCTGCAATGTCGAAGGAATAGTAATCTTAGATGATGATTCAGATATGGAGGATTTAAAGGATTATTTAGTGAGAACAGATCCAAAATACGGATTGACTAAAAAAGACGCTGAATTAGCAATTCAAATCTTAATCAAATAATGCTTTTAAAGGAAGGAGGAGATATATATTATGTGGCTAACATTTTGGGAAGCACTTTCTCAATCTAAAGAAGGTGATGTAATCGAGTGTGAAGCAATCTACAGTAACATAGTTAACAATGGGGATTATACGTTCATGTGGGAAGAAGAATGGAAACCAGTTGTTTTAAGAGGAGAATATATAGGAATGAAGTGGAGAATAAAATAATCAAACAAGGGAGCATACATATGAAGACGATGGATAAGAATCTGTTCATTAAATGGGCAACTAAGCGTATGGAGTTTCTAAAGGATAGAATTGATAGAGATTTTGGTGGAGGCTTGGTTGATGATTTAGGAAAGTTTAATGAGATTAAGATGATCAAGGAAGCTGCTGAACGTGGTGAGTTTGATATAAAGGTTTGGGAGTGATACATAGTGACGTTATGGTTCATGTTTATGGCTGGAATATTGTATTTGTTTAGACTTGATGAACTAGCAACTAATGGAGTAAATGAGTTAATAGGAAAGAAATTTACAACATCAATTTACTGGTTAACATTTTTAGTTATCGGATTAGTGTTGGATATTGTTTATGGGATTGTGAATTTATTCAGTTAAAATCTTTATTTTACTTAGAAAGGAGTGAGAAAAATAATACATTTAGCTGCTATTTTAATAGGTATTGTAATTATAGGAGCGATAATTTATTTATTCAACAAACCAGAAATCTTGTTTTACATAGTTATCGGTTGTTTTGCACTAGGATTTGCTTATATCTTGGGTGGATCAATACTAGGAATTTTATAGATAATAACAGTGTTTTATAAGGAGTTGATATTATGACAAAAGAAGAATTATTAAATAGAAAAGAAGCATTAGAATTAGAAATTCAAAATATAGAAAAACAGCTAAGAGTAATGACCAACCTAGAAAAGCCATATGTAGCAAATGTTTCAGCCTATAGCGGTCATTACTCTATGCAATACAAAACAGAAGCACAAGCTAGAAAGAAACTTAATGAATATGCAGCTAAAACATATTTCAAAAATGGATTAAATTATGGAGTGTATCTGTATAAATGGAATGAAGATGGATCTAAAACGTTACTAGAGAGTATCCCATTAGGACGAAAGAACTTTGAGCCTAGTTTAGATTAAGATAATATTCATGTTTTATAGTGAGGAGAGTGAAAAATGGTTAATATTCTATACAGTATAGTAGGAATATTTATTATCTATATAGTTATTGCGATTTTGTGGCAGCTAGCAGAATTAAGACTTTATGGAAAAATAACTCCAAGAAAATTAGATGGTTTAGTAGCAATAATTCTGGCTGTGTCACTGTTCTTTAACTTAAAATAGTGATATGATACAAATAGTTACTAATCTGAGGTGATTATTTGTGACAAAGTTTAAAGATAATCTTTTAATACTTAGAAAAGATAAGGGTTTAACACAAGATGATGTTGCGCAATATTTGCAATTATCTAGACCTGCATATAGCAGGTATGAGACTGGTGGAGCAGAACCAACTATAGAAAATCTAATGCTGCTTGCTGATCTATATAATATATCTCTAGATGAATTAGTGGGTAGAGATTTTAAACAAGATAGTAAAGGGCTGCAAACCATACTTGTTAGAAAACAAATCGATATTCAGCTTAGAGGAATTCTACAAGAAACAATTAAAGAAATAGTTGATGAAAAAGAAAATGAAATTCGAGACACTGTTTTAAAGAAATTTGGGTTGCAATAAAAGAAGACATTTATTAAGAATTTAAGATCTGCAGCAATGTGGATCTTTTTATTTTGGTTAAAATAAGTAAAAGTTTCTTAGAAAAACATTCCAATTTTGCTTTACAGAAATATTGGATTAGTGTATTATGTAACTATAAGATAAAATAATTTAATAAATTTGAATAAACGTGTTTAACCTGAGTATAATATAGGTATATAGACAGAGAGAAAATAAAACTATTTGGAGATTAAAGGAGAGACAATTATGCTTGCAGACGTTTTTGGATACATTAGAAGGAACATTCACAACTGGAATTCTTACCAAATTAAGAAGTCATTAAAGGAAATTAATCAAACGAAGCTACTATTAGAGAAAAAATTAAAAGAACTGGAGGAGGCTGTTTAAAATGTTGGCTCAAAATGTAGTTAAACTTAATAACTCTAAGATATATGATCAGATACAGAAATACTTAGATAAACACAGTTATAATAGTGAAAGTACAAAAACAGCATACTTAAATGACATTAAATTATTCTTTAGGATTATTAAAAACAAAGAAATTGAATACTTAACAATTGATGACGTACAAATAACCTTGGATGATTTCGAAGACTTTATTAAGTACTTATATGACTGGAAAGACGAAGAGGGAAATAAGAAATATGTTAATAAAACAATTAACAGAAAAGTTTCTGCTGCTAAAGGATTAATTAAGTATTTATCAGCAAAAAAAATTAATGGAGAATATATTGTAAAAGATATTTCATACTTTCCAAATATAAATTCTTTACCTGAATCAAAGAACCAACACGGAGTTTTAGAGGCTAGTGAGGTATTTGAAATGGCTGAACTTGCTCTGGGAGAGAGGGAAAAGGGAGAAATAAAGCGATTAGCAATTTTGCTTTCATTAGATAGCTGCATAAGAAAATCAGCTTTGCTATCTCTTAAATGGTCTAATTTCATTGAGAAAGAAGATGGATACTTACTTCAAGGGGTAGACAAAGGGAATAGTGATTTCAGACAATTAATATCTAAAGAATTATATAACGAATTGTTATCCATTAGGACTAAATCAGACTGTGTATTTGATATTAGCGCAGATTCTTTGGATGGAATGTTCAAACGATTACGTGAAAAGATGAAGATTGAACCCAATAGAAGAATAGTGTGGCATTCTATACGTAAATCAGGAATAACTTATAGATATAGATTAACTGGAGATATATTAGAGGCAAAAAGAGCAGCTAATCATGCGAATATTACCACAACCCAGATATACCTAGAAGAAGAGGATTATGGAGCAATGGGAGCTGTTTCATCTAAAGGATACCTTGACATGGATCTATATAAAAAAGTTGATCATGAAATATTACTTGAAGCAATTGAATTGATGAAGAAAGATGCTAAGTTGATTCTAAATATGAAAATAAAGGAAATTTTAAAACAAAATAATTAACAGAATGGTTTACATTCCTGTCTCATTAATTTAGAATTGAGATATACGCTAACGCATAATGAGACAGGGAGTTAATTGGAAAGGAGATTACAATGAAAACTGCTACAAATAGAACAGATTTAGAGCAAACTTTATCTGAAGTAATTAAATCAGCAAAACTTAAAAGAAAGAACAATCGTGATACAGAGGATATTAAGGAATATTTAAATAAGAACTATGATATATTCTCTGGTGATATTCAAGGTTGGATTAATGATCCGGAAGGCGAATTACCTAATTTAGATATAAGAGAGTTATTTTTATTAACTGAGCAAGTTTATGCTAAAACAGGTAATTTATCAATCAACCCTGAAGACTACTTTACTGAGGCAGAAATTAAAGAAGCAAGACAATTTAGCGGAATAATGGAACAAAAAGAAAACGAAATTGATTTTCCAATAACTGTTCGGAACGCAACAATAGTTGGTAATAGTGCATATATGGTAACACTTGATATTAAGACAATTGATCAATTAATTGAAAATCAGTTACTTCATTATAACTATGAACTACAACGTGAACATAAAATTGTAAAAAGAAAAGATAAAGTAATCATTGAACCTACATTAAATATGAAAAATGTTAAAGAGATCTCGCAGCATTTAATTGAGGGAACATTAGTTCCTACAGTATTAGTATTTAATGCTGCTACTCGTTCAGCAGACAAAGGTACAGAATTAGTATTTGATCCTAAAAAACTAGAATTAACTATCACTAAAGGAACAAAGATGGACATTGTAGATGGATATCACCGATGCAGAGCTTCACAAAATGCATTACAAGTTAATCCAGATTTGAATTTCAATTTTGCAGTATTAATAACAAATTATTCAACAAAAAAAGCCCAGCAGTATCAGGCACAGCTTGCAAAGGCTACGCCTATATCTAAGACACGTATTCAAGAACTAGAAGCTAATCGACTAAGTGATACTGTCGTTCAACAATTAAGAGAAGAAAGTGATCTGAGAGGAAAGATATCTCAAACAAACAGAATTCATACAATAGGTGATGAATTAGTTGCATATAATGTATTAGCAGATACAATTGATGAGCAATTTAAAATGGAAACAAGAGCTGATGCAGCAGATGTTGGAGATTATCTAACTGAATATTTCAATTTTGTAATTGGATCTTATCCAGATGAATTTGTTAATAATCCTAATGAAACAAGAAAAGAATCTTTAATCAACGATAACAATATGTTTGTTGGATATATTGTTCTAGCAAGAAGAATGTTGGAAAAAGATATAAAACCTAAAGAAGTTAGAAAGTATTTAAAGAATATAGATTTCAATAGAGATAATCAATTGTGGCAAGAAATTGAAGTACTAAATAATAAAGGCAATATTGAGAATACAACCAAGGCTAGAAAAGCCATTAGAGAATATTTTGATCAATTAGATATATAAGAACAAATAATGGAGATTTTTAAGACAAAAATATAGGGGTAATCTAATATGAGTAATAAAATATATAATTTAGATATTAAAGAGAAATTTCTATCCACTTATGAAAATGAACAAACACAAAACACTTTGAAATATGTTTTTTACAGATCATATTCTGCAGAGGAATTATTAGAAAAAGACCTATATGATTTTACCAGCGATCAAATAAAAAAAGTAATAAAGAATACTAATCCACATTCATTAGTTACTGCAAAATCAACTACAAGATTTATTACACAGTATATCTCATGGGCAATAGGAGAGGGTTTGAGAAGCAACCTAAATCCTTTAAAGGGTTTGGATGACTCATTTTATGAAGGATTAATCGATAAGACTAAGAAGATTCATTATAGCAAAGAAGAATTTATAGATCTTTTAGAGAAGTTACCTAATGCTCAGGATCAGGCTTTCTTAATGTTAATGTTCCATGGGATTATTGGTAATAAATTTGAAGAACTTAGAGAGTTAAGCTATAACGATATTGATTGGAACAATAATAAAATAACATTAAGAAAACGTAATAACCAAATAATTGAAGTTGATGATGTAACTATGCGCTATCTTGAAAATGCTCATAAGCAGCAAGTTTATTTTACCTACAATGAAAAGAATGGTGAACATAGTGAGCGAGAACTATTACCTAATGAATATATCTTCAAAAGTTTAAAAAGCCCAAGAGCAAAAGAAGGAGAATCAGTTACACAAGCAGTACTGTATACTAGATTAACTAATATTAAGAAAGAATTTGATCTAGAATATTTAACACCAAATGCGGTTAAACAGTCGGGAATGATTTTTATGGCTGTTGAGCTATATAATGGGAAGCGGGATAAGTTAGAATATGAAGATTTTGAGAAAATAGGAAAGAAATTTGATTATTCAATGCTAAATAACAACGGCTACCAGTATTATAATACAACACTGATGAAGGAATTTTGCAATTCCAAAAATAGCAAAGAACTATACGACATAGAAATTGAATATTAATTCTCAAAAAATATCCCTGATCCATTTTCAGGGATTACATAAAACTTAATGCAAAATAATCAATTATAAGTTAATGGTGTTTAATTGTTTTTAAAACTTATTGAAAATAATTAAATGTTATTAACTAGGAAAGATATAATAACAGAAAATTACTTTCATTCCAATTTTACAAAATTAAAAAATTGGATTTAAAATCAGAAGAGATATGAAATTGTCAATAAAAAAGTTTTACTTTAGACACATTTTTAACAAATTCGACAAAATAAGACAAAGACACAATGGAAAAACTGTAGTAATATGTAAATATTAGTTGGCTTTTCTAAATGGAAGTTCACTATTTAGTGAATGGTAGGAAAGGACTAGGCATAAAACCTTAGCCCTGCTCACCCTTAGAGTTTCCATTCATACAGATCATCAATTGAACATCTTAATACATTGGCAATTATTTTAGCATTAAATAATGACATTGTTCTGGAATTGCTAATGTATTCATTGATTTGCTGCTTTGAAATACCAGTTAATTCTGAGAGTTCAATTTGAGACATATCTGCTCTTTTTATTAAATCTAGGAGTAAGCATTTTCCGATTATGTCTTTTGGCATCGGAAAATCCTCCCAATTAAGAAATTTTAAGGCAATTGTTATCATATCAGTTTATGGATTTAAAGACAACTTTAAATATGTAATATTTTCTAATTTAACACATTGTGTTCTATTGCCGTTCGGTTTATAATAGAATTACGAACAAATAGCGAACATTTGTTCCTTGTAAATAGGAGGCGGATCAAAAATTTAACAAGGGTTTAAGTTACAATGGGGATAAGTTACTATTATTCATTAATATAATGGGGGAAATAAAATTGAAAAACACTGCTATTGTAAGGCTATCACTTGAGCTGCATATCGAGACGGACTTTGATTTAAGAACACTGGTAAATAAACTTCATCCATCAACGGTTGTAAACTTGAAGGTTGCAGAAATTCTTTCAGCAGATGGTAGCGTACATAATTCAGAAAATGCTACATTGCTGGAGTCCGAAATAATAGAGTTTGAGGATAATAGTGAAGAATAAAAAATAGTCACTAAGCTAGACACTCAGTGACAAAGTGGATATGTACCAGTTAATTGGCAGTTAACTGTTTATGTTAAAACAATATTAACATAAAAGTTAGTAAATTAGAATTACAATAATGTAACAAGTTGGTCAAAAAATTATTACATTATGTATAGAATATATGCATTTTTCTTTGTGCATAATATCAATACACAACGTAGTAAAGGGTTGATATATATATGCCTTGGGCTAAAAGAGCATACGAAATAACATTGAAGGTTTACAAAGAAGCACTGGCTGACTTTGTGACGCATCCAAGAAATGAAGATTTAATCATAAAGGAATGGCTTGTTAGAGCAGAAGTTCTTAAGCATAATTTTACAAAAAGACAATTTATCATTTTAAATTTTATTTACACATTATCATTTACGTATGGTAAAGAACATGCTATTATTCCGAAACTTCAGGACTTCGAACTGGCAGGAATATCTAAAAAGCACATTACTGAAGAATTAAGAAAACTGGAAGCAATGAATGTAATTTACTGCAATAGGAATGAAAAGCTGTATAAAATTGAAGAGCCTAGATTTTGGAATGTTCCATATAATGTTGGTTTTAACGATGACAGATCCAGAGAACTATTTCTTCTTAATTTAAAACATGCTGGTGTGGATATTCAGCCAATAGTTGAAAAGTTAAAAGAGATGGGTTACTGATATTTTTTTTTACACAACGTCCCCAAAATAGGGACTCTGAAAATGGGAGTAACTTACGAACTAAGACAAATCTCACAATAATAATTAGCAGCTCATCAATGTATCTACATCAATGTTTTATAGGTATATTTGGTGAGCTTTTATTATTGTAGTAAAATTAAATAATTATATAAAATCAGTGTTTTATCGGATGGGGGAATTAAGTTATAAATAATTGGAAAAAGTTGTTGACTTCTAAAATAAAATAATTTAATATAAAGATAGTTAATGAACGGGAGAGGTGATAAAGTGTTAGCGCTGAGATACATACAAACACTGATCAATAACGGACAACAAGCGTTCGATAAAGTAAACAAAGACAATAATGAAATTACTGAGTTGGATATTCAGCAAGCTTTAGGCTTACTTGATCTTGAGAGGGACTTAGAAGCAGCTAAGATATTGCTTAGGGAAGAATTGAAGGAAAGAAGATTAACAAAGGAGGATGGTTTATAATGAAATATATGCATGATGTATGGGTAAACTTCTTTGAAAGAGAGGAAAATGGATATAACGTATGTGAATTTCATGAATGGAAAAAGGACGATAGTGTAGAATTAATGGATCAAATACCGTTATTAAGAGTCGATAGTGAACTATATAACTATTTATTAAACAGTCTTCAACAAATTCCACAAGAAATACTAAACTTAGTAAGGAATAAATCTTATCTTAGAAAGAATCACGAAAGAGTACGAGTGGAATATGGATTTATTATTACAGATGGTTTTGATGTATTGGCAATAGAAACTGAAGGATATGATTTCCCACTTAAAAAGAGTAAATTGATTCCAAGGCAAAGTAGACTTGCTTTAGAATTGGCAGAAGTCAATGATTCAGTAATTAAGATGCCAGACAGTCTTTCTGTTAACAAGGAATATAACTTGCTCTCACCTGATCCAGCTACTATGCAGGGATTGACAAGAAAAGAGCGCTCACTAAAGCAATTACTTTTTATAGGCTTATGCGATCTTAAAGAAAGTAGAAACTTAGATAAGCTGAGATACGTGTATTCAGAATTTAATATTAATAATTATTCAAATGTAAAAGAATTTGATTTCGATGAATTGTTTAATGCGTTGATGGAAGAAGTGTCAGATGGATGGTCAGAATCGCATAATGAATTCTGCAAGTTAATTACATATGGTCAAATACATTTAGAAAAATTATATGAAATCCAATCAAAATAAAATAAAAAGGCGATTTGATTTGAAAAAGGAGATGAAAAAATGGCAGGTCATGAAAAGGTATTTAAAGGAGTTGCAATTGGTAGATATTTTGATGAACCAGAAAAGTTATCTAAGGATCTTCAGAAACATGTTAAAGGCGATGTTGTATTCTTCTGCGTAGGTACTGACAGAAATACAGGAGATTCATTTGCTCCATTTATAGGAACATTTCTAAAGGAAAAAGGATATGAGAATGTGATTGGTACAATTGATGATCCTGTACATGCTACTAACCTTGATGAGAAGATTAAAGATATTCCAGAAGATAAAACAGTCCTAGCAATTGATGCTTGTATGGGAAGATTAAAAAGTGTTGGGAATATTGTTTTGAACAGTGGAGCTTTACGTGCTGGAGCAGGAGTAGGGAAGGACTTAACACCTGTTGGAGATTTTCATATCCAAGGTATAGTAAATGTTGATGGAGGGTTTAGTGGGGAGTTAAGTGCGATGATTTTAGGTAGCACAAGATTGTCATTTGTATTAAATCTTGCTAAACAATGTGTAGCAGCAATTGAAGAATCATTTCCATTACATAATGAAGAAACTGATACTAAACCGTTAATGAAAATAATCAAATAAAGGAGGTTTGTTAGAATGGTGGTGCAAAGCGAAAAAGGAAATAAGATTGGTAAAAAGATTGAGGATCTTATGGAATCTTTAATTTGTGGATTTGAAGAAGATGAGGAAATGTTGGAGCGTGAAATTAATAAGTTGCAGGAACAGTATTTCGCCATTGAGGGAAGATACTTTAGATCAGTATTGGAAAACTAAATAATAAGATTGCTTATAGGAAGGATGGAAATATGAGAAAATTATTTAAGGAAGATGAATTTGACAGGATAAATGCAGAACTGGTAAACAGTATCATTCCTGCTGAATCCCTAAATGGTTATTTTAACTTAGGAGTAGCACAGACTTTAAGTACTCTAACTGATATCGCTAACCAATACATTAATGGACAATACAGCAAAGAACTAGATGCAGTAGACTTGAAGAAAATTATTGTTGAGTTAATGTGTCAAAATAAAGAGGCAAGGACTTACTTTGATAGATTAAGAAATGATGGTATTAAATTAAATCATGAGGATTTCAGTTAATAAGATTGTTTTATAAGGAGTGTATATAATTGAATGAATTGAAGGTTGCGCTGGATAGTTATTTTGAATTTAGTCCTAAAGCAAAGGAAATAAAAGATTGGGCAGGCTGTAACTACTATGTTAATAGAGGCAATAATGATTGTGAGCCAATAGGTACTGCTACATCAATGCATGATTGCTTAGATTGTGAAAGAATTGATTATTGTAAGATTAAGATGAGTGCTCCAATTTGGGAAATAAATGACGAAAGAGTTAAAGAGTTAAATAAAAAGTGGAGAGAAATGCACAGTAAATAAAACATACATTTTATAGTAAATAATTTAACAAAAAGGAGTGGACATGGTGCTAAATGAGACACTTGATAAATTAATACAGGAAGAAATAGATAAAGGTATTGAAGAAATTAAAGATGATTATTCGAGAGTAAAGAGCGATTTTGATAATCTTAGGAAAAAATTAAGAGAAAAAACCAATGAAGTTAATGGTCTAAAAAGACTTGAAGATCAAATGAATGTGTTTAAAACTTTTCAAGACACAATTAGCAAGGATAATATTGAGGAATTAATTCATCACTTAAACATGGAGCAGCAGGAAATTGACTTCAATGGTATGGATTCAGATAGAATTCCAGTTTGGTTTAAACTTTTATGTACATATTATCATGATAAAGAAAAAATATTTGAAATTATGGACTTGTTTAACATCACATATCCTAGCTGGGCGAAAACATTTAAAATGCCATTCGATTATGGAAAAGAAGAATTAAATTTAGTATTTGAATATTTGGGTAAGATGTACGTGTGTAACGGACAAATTTTCAGTGGAAACATGGGATTCTTCTTTACATATCAAAATAGATATAATGGTGATTTAGAAGCTTTATTTAGAAAAGAGTCTTACGTGGAAATTCCTTGGAATTTGTTATTGCAGAATCCATTACTTACTACAGAGGAGTATTTTTCTAAGATTATCAAAGCATTAAAAGAAAAACGATATCACTCAGAGTATTTTTTCATGATACAAAACTATCAAGAGCTAACAAAAGAGCAAGTAAATCTGATCGCGGAACACCTTCCAACAACCCAACTTTACAGTTATCACACAAACTTCTTAAGCAAGAACAAAGGAATTTTCAAAGTTCGCACAGACTTAGCAGAAATGTTTAAAGATAGGATTAAGAATAATCACTATTCTGAATTCCACTATTTAAATTATCCAATTGAAATGCAAAAGGTATTTGTATTGAAAGAGTCACTGAGTGGAGATAGGTATACATTCGAAATGGTTAAAAATATGGATATCAGCGTTGAGGATAAAGTTGAATTATTAAGTAAGATTGCTACTAATCTACTTAATAAGGAGAATTAAAGTTTTAATAAAATGCGAATTTCATTGGGAAATGGAGGTGCAAAATGAATAAATATAACGTATCTTTTTCAATGTTTCCAATAGTAAATAATAAAATAACGTCAAAGGGTCACTTCTCCAACTGTAAAACTAGTATCCAAGGTAATACATTTGATGAAGCAGTAGAGAATTTTAAGAAGCAGAAACTTGAAGAGGGCTGGGCAATTGGATTTTTAGTTGAAGGAGATATTTCTAAGGTTGAGTTTTTTGACATATAAAAAAGAGGGGAAATTAATCCCCTCACAAACTAGTGTAGTTGGCTTTGATTATTAACAGTTTGGTTGATCAATACAGGATTAACAACTTGTTCTTGGGACATCTCAACTAATTGCTGCTTACCTAGTTCAATTAACTTCTGAGTAATTTTCCCACCGACTGCACCATTCATACGAGCAGTTGTATCAGAACCAAGTTCAATACCCATCTCAGCAGCAGTTACACGTTTTAGTTGTTCAAGAGCCATTTCAATAGTTGTTTGATTCATCATATTGTATCAACTCCTGTAAGTTATTCAAGTCATGTTCGACTTGTTACTCTTAGTATAAATTAATTTAGTATATGAGTATATAGATGATAAAAGGAAAAGGAGGAAGTTAAATGATTGATTTATTATTAAGTAAATTCGAGGAAGCAGGAATACCATTACAAATAACATTGGACTTTGATAAAGAAGCTACAGTTCATGCATTTGATCTAAATAGAGAATTACATTTAACAACTGGTAATACTCTATTTAGCGCATTAGAAAAAATGGCAGAAAAATTGCTTTAAAAGAGTTATTTTAACATAAAAAAGGAGGATTAAAAAATGGATCAAGTGTTAATGTGGGTTGACCAAGAATCACTTAAAAAATTTATTAGAGGTGAAGAGTTTACAGCTTGGAGTGATCAGGGTTCATCTGAACTTGTTCAGGTTTCTGTTCCATCTAAGGCAATAGCTACCTTTGAAGAGAAATCGGGAAGTATTCAATTTAACTTATTTAAGAAAGAATTATGGTAATTAAGGAGGAAATCAATATGGATATTTTCAGACACAAATATCACACAGTTTACAAGTTATCTAAGAAATTGTTTTTCTTTAAGCAGCATACAAAAATGATCTTTTGGCACAAAGGAAAACTAATTAAGAATCACAGATTTATCATCAAACCACATAAGCAATGGGAATTTTTTCACTGGTTCATTAGGCAACCTTACTTTTATTTTGAGCGGAACAATAGTGGAATTTACATAGGAACACCAAATAAGTATTTTCAGATTCAAAAATCTTATCGTTAGAGGTGAAAATCATTGTCAAAATGGGAGAAACGTGCAAAAGAAATCATAAGCAATGAGAAAAAGAAACATGTTGCAGTGTATGAGTTAGGCAAAAGAATTTATAAAAAGACGCATGGATTTAATCCAGTCAATAAAGAATTACTCAGAAAAGAAATTATGGAAATTTGTAATAGTGCGGACTTAATTGATTCTCTTGTATCTGAGGTGGATTTTCAACCACGCTTTAAGCAGAGCAATGATGAAAGTGATCAGTTAATTACTATTTACATCGAGGGAGATTTTAACGGTTCAATTAAATTAGAAACGGGTGGTGGAACAAGGAATACGAATGACGGTAAGATTCCTATATTCTATGCTTGGTCTACTACAAGTGAAGTGACATCTCTAAAGGAACAAAAATTGCAGGAATTTTACAAGCAATACAAAGATAGTTCCGTTGAGAAATTAATTGATCTAGCATTAGAAAATAAATACTTTCTTACATATGAAGACTGTTATAAAAATTATGAGATTTGGCATAAGGAACCCTCACAATATGGATCTTCTATCAAAGGTGAGTTAAAGTTTTTTGACGAACAAGAGGATAGCCATCGCTACAAAGAGAAATATAACAATCTTAAAAAACTAATGGATAGCAGTGATATAAAAAAATTTGCCGAAGAACATTTATACGCAAAAGAAGAATCATATACATATGAATGGACTGAGTATAAACTGTAGGAGGGTGTAGGATGAGTAATTATAAAATGATTTTATCCAACTTAATTAAAAGTTTTTACTATCAATTCCCTAATAAAATTCAAATTAAGTCTGATCAAGAAACTATTAAATTTGAACTCGATTACTATGCTGCAGAAAAAGTTGCTAAAAAACTTAATCGAGTGTATTACTTTGGCACAGAGGTTAGGTTTAACAATGAAAGGGAGTTTAGAGAAACTTATAAAGAATTATTGAAAGTGAAGAGAGCTTTGAAGGAAATCTATACACAATAAAACAGTTCATTTATTGGAAATTTAGGAGGAATAATAATGAAAGAAATTGACGATTTGATTATTCGTCTTAGAGGCGAAATGTCAACTAGGATTGATGACAGGGATATTGTGGATATTTTAGAAGTGCTGCAAGATGCAAATGAGTATTTTGAAGCCATAGCAGAAACAAGTGTATTATATGGAAATCTTGTTGCAAAGTATGAAAAAGCATTAAAAGAAATAGCAGAAGAAACAGGAACGCCATACGCAAGAATTGCAATCAAAGCATTAGAAAGTTAAAAGGCAATAAAAAGAATGATGAATCAGTTCTGTTAAAGTAATACATAAATGGGCATAGGCGTTCACACATTCTATCCAGCATACAACACCACATACATCACAACCACATATTATGTACTATCAAAAGCGAGAGGGAGATAGTACATGAGAAACTTTGAAACAATATTAAATAAATTAACAGTAAGTGAGAATGCCGATAATAAATGTCCTTATTGTTGGGAAGCAGCAGCGAAGACAAATGATGAGTTGTATTGTGAAGAATGTAAAATAAAGGTGGGAGAATGTTGTGAACTTATCTAAACAAAAGGTTAAATACATCTGTGAAGTAAATAAGGATCTGGGAATTGAAGAATATTATAAGCAAGTTTACTTATCTGATTTACAAATGTGGGGAGTAAAGAGAAAGATAACTAAGAAGACTTTCCTTAAAAAAGAAAAAGAAGGTCATCCAGTTAAATATTATAAGGCTGAAATTGACTTCAATGAGATTAAGGGAACGCTTGCTGATATTTACAGTTTAATTGATTTATCTCTGCAGACAAGGGATAAAGAATGGTTTACCAGTTTAATAAGAAGAAAAAATTTAATATTAACAGTTTTATATGGTAACTAGACAACCACAACAACATATACTGTATCATTACACTTTAAGGAGTGATTGATATGAGTATGAAATTGAGGCTGCAGGAATGGAAAAAGAGAAATCCATTAAAGATATACAGGAAGGAAGAAGGATTATCTCAGCCTGATTTAGCTGCTATTGTGGGTGTCAGTGTATATACAATACAAAGATGGGAAGATGGAGCTGTAAGTCCTTCTGGTGAGAATGAGGTTAAGTTGGGAAAGTTGATTGAGGGTTTTAGTGATCAATGGAATGAATGGAAAAATAATAAACCTAGTCTGTGAGGGAGTGTGAAATACTCTCTTGCAGATATATGAGAGGTGAAATATGTGAACGAACAACAATTTATATATGGTAAGTTAAATCAACTTCAAGAGCAAGTGAATTTCCTTACCGAAATGCTGGAAAAGCAAAGTGCGGTGATGGGGAACGTTTTAGGAATCATTGAAAAAATGCAGTCACCTGAATTTGCAAGTAGACAAGTTAAGACTGCTCAGATGTTGGACATTCAAGATAAATTAAAATTTATTAGAGAGTTAAATAAATAACCAAATAAAAACGATATTTTATAAGGAGGATACTAATGAGTAACAAACTTGAAGACGTTAAGGAATATTTACTAAATGGTGAAAGTTTCAGCAAAGATGATATTATTAACGACATGTTGATTGAAACTTTCCGACAAATGTATGGGAAAGTGGAACATGATACACCATTATCTGCAGATGAAATATCACTGCATTGGGGAGATCAGTACATCACAGACTTAGAGGGTTTTTTGAGTCACTTCTATAGATTTTTGATGATTAAGGTTGGTAATACAATTGACTCATTCAAATAAAAGCAGTCTTATATTGGGATTTGAGAGGTGATACAATGAAATTATGTTCAGATTGCAAACTAGAAAAATCTGTAGATGATTTTTATTCACAAGAAAAGTATAGCAAGAGAAAAGGAAAATATATTTATTATCAGCCTTATTGTAAAAATTGTGCAACATTAAGAGTTTTAAAATGGGAAGATAATAACCGTGAAAGAAAAAATGCAAGAATGAAAAAATGGTCAAGTAAACCAGAAAATATCCCTACGTTGAGAAGAAATCAGAAGAATTACAGAATGAGAGGGAAGCAACTTGAATGGCAAAGAAATAATAAGGATAAATTGAGAGAATATAATAAGAAAAGAGAAGAAAAAATACATAAAATAACTGATCAGGAATGGAACGCTTGTAAAAATTATTTTAATAACGAGTGTGCATATTGTGGTATGACTTACACGGAGCATAAAAATCAACATAATCAAGATTTACATAGAGAACATGTGGAGCCAGAAGGAAAAGATGATTTATCAAATTGCATACCATCTTGTAAGAACTGCAATAGTAGCAAAGGAACAAAATTAATAAATGAGTGGTATAATATCTCAAACAAGAAATTTTCAGTAGAAAGGCTTACTGCAATTAATAAATGGCTAAATGAAGACTATAAGAAATACATGGAAAATAATGCTTGCTTTTTAATATAAAATAATTTAATATTAAATTATCAAATAAATAAAGGGGTGAACTAAATGAACACATACGGTATATATTTTATTTTAAATGATGGGATGGTTAAATTGGTAAAGCTGCAAGCACTGAACAAACAAGAGGCAATTGAGGCAGCACTAATTGACAATGATGTTGATGATCTGGGCGTTAATGAAATTCAAATCAGATTGCTTTAAAAGTTGAGTTTTATCGTGATTAATACTAGATCAAAAAAACGTAATCAGAAAGGAAGATGAAAATGGTCAAATATTCTATGTATGCAATTTATAACGAGGATGACGATTTTTGGTTTAATTTCGAAATGGACGGTTGGGTTGACCAGTTTGAATTAGAAGGAGATTGCTTACTGCCAACAGAAGATATGGCTCAAAACTTCATTGAAGAAAACTTAGAAGGTGAATCAGTCAAAGTTTATAAAGTTGAACTTGTTGCTACTGGTAGTTACGAATATTCACCTGTTCAGTAGTGAGTATTTCGATAAAACTGTGAAGCTACAAAAGATATCTTTTATAGAAAAATTAGAGGAGGAAAGAAAGTGAAAAAGATTGGTGTATTTTTAGAAGGTGAATTGGTATCTGATTATCCGTTTGATTATATTGGAGGTGTTGAGGCTCTTAATGACGCTAGAGAATTCACAAGTGACTCTGGAGTATTTCATGAAGTGAAGATTTTCGAAGAAAAATAAGATAATAGGTATATTTTATTTAGAATAGGAGGGATTAAATGAACGAGGAAATTAAGTTTTTAAAAGATTTACAACAAGAACTAAATACACAAGACTATGATAGTCAAGCAGCACCAAGATTCTGGACTGTTGGAGACTACAAGATGGTGACTTGCTTAGATGGCTGTCAAGATGATTATCACGTTCATGCACCTGACAGAGAGTATTACGGTGAAATCAATTCTTTACTGAAAGATATTGAGGATGAATTGGATGAACTACCAGAGGAAGCAATTGAAGAATTTAAAGAAATAAGCTGCGAAGATTCAGCAATGGATTGGATCAAGGCGCATTATGATGAAGATGCCTACTTAATTCCTGTAAGAAAAGAGCATGTCATTCATCCAAATACAATGTTCTTAACCAAGGCAGAAGCTAAAAGACATATAGAGTTAAACCATTATCATTATTCACCAGAAGCGCATACATACGCAATGACAGCTTGGAGAGCACCAAAAGTTGAACGGCTATTAAAGATCTTAGAGTCATTTGATTGGAATTCATTGGAGGTGAAATAGTGGAGGTAATTGCAACTGCACACCTTGAATACTGGGATGGGGAATCTCTATCTGGTGGATCTGAAAGGTTAGAGATTATTGTTAAGTTTAAAGAAGCAGGTAAATTCCTAAAAACGAAAATAGTTCATTCACTAGCTAGTACAGCTCGAATGAGAAGTGGATATGCTTCTTATCAAAACTATAAAGAATATATAAAGGAAGTTGAAAAGTATTTGGATGATCCATATTTGGTTAAGAAGGAGGCTGAATATTTGATATTAAAACACTTTGCTGATAAATATTCTGATGAAAAGAAAGTTGATAAAAAGAACAATATTCATAAGAGGATTAAAGATGTCGGAAAATTAGAGATAAAAGTAAAGATTGATTAAGATAATATCGTGTATTTATTTGGAGGTGAGATTTTGAAAGCTAAATTCAATTGTTATTACGAACGTGATGAAAAAGGAATTTATATGGAAGTTGATACAGAAAGTTACACTAATCTTGTTGGATTCACTTTCTGTGTCGATTTTAAAGCAGAAGGTGAAGTTTGTCTCGAAGAAAAAGAAATTGAATCACTTATAGAAATCTTGCAAGCAAAGCTAAAGAAATAAGAATTTCAAATAATATTATCTTTTTATCTGGAGGTGGAGTTGTGAGAGAATCAAGAAATGGGTTAAGACCCATAACTGCAAAACAGTACAATAAAGAACTAAAAGGGTATCTGATTTGCTTTAACCAAGAAGGAAGTTTAGAGGATGGTATTGGCTTGTATGCTGCAATTGAACTTGAGGATGGATCAGTAACTCAAGTTGATGCATATAATGTGAAGTTTGAAGATATTAAATAACTAAATAAAACAATTATTATAGATTATTTATATAAAGGAGAGTTTAGTATATGTCAATTAATAGTTATGTAGATGGAATACTAGAATCATACAAGAGGTTAGAAGAAGAGAACGATAAATTAAAATTAGAATTGAAGATGCTTAAAATAGACAGTATGCAATTGTCTGATTTACTAACGGATGAAGAAGTGATTTTGAAACAAAATCCAGTATTAATAAATAACGTACTAGATAAAATCTCAACTATTGAAAAACCTTTGAATAAAAGAGCTGTGTTAATCGCTATTGCAGATTGTTCAGGATCAATGGGAATCTGGGAAAAATATATGGGAAAATCTTATCTAACTTGGGTTAAGGAACTACTAAATAAAAAATATTCTCACGTTGAGGAAAGATTTTTACTCCATCATACAGAAGCAAAGGAAGTAACTTCTGAAGAATTTCACGGAAAAGGTGAAGGTGGAGGAACTATTGCTTCAACTGGGATTAAGTTAACTAGCTCAATAATTGAGGAGTATAATTATGAGGATATTGACGATATCTTTGTGGTATATATTACAGATGGAGATAATTTAACTTCTGATTGTCCTCGGTTCAAAAAATTACTTACAAATAGAGTTTTAAATAAGGTTGAGAATTTTACATATTTTGAAGTAAATCAATATAATAGGCACTCTACATTAAGAACTTCTGCACTAAAGGATATTAAGCAAGAAGGGTTTAAACAAGTTGTTTTATATGACAAGAATGATATGAAAGCAGCTGTGGATAATTTTCATAGTGAATTAACTAAATAAAACAATGTTTTTATAAAAAAAGGAGTGGAGAATTAATGGAAATGGTTAAAGAGTTATCCGCACAGGTTCATGTAGACAGGGCAACACTAGTATTCGTGAAAATTACAGAAATGATTTTTGAAATTAAGAAAGATAGAAATGAAGAATACTCTGGTGCGAAGTATGTTAATTCAGATGATGTGCTGAACTCATTAAACAACAATTTTAAAGTTGTTGTTTTGAATAAAAAGGATCAGTTAATACATAAAAATTTTTAATTATTCAGAGGTGGGAATATGTATTATGTAACATATAAAAATTACGAAGACATGTATGTGTTTGAATTGCCAAAATACACAGAGGAAATAGGGAAATTGCTAAAACGATTTGTAGGTTCATATTATGAAATTGAAATGGTCTTCAAGGGAGAGAAAATATTCAGCAAAGAATACAGAATTGAAAATACTGATGAATTCCTTAAGGACAGAAAATGGGAAGTTGAGCAGGGATGGTATGATGAACTAGATGAAGATGGATCAGGATTGAGAGACTTTATCAAACTAAAAGAATTAATCAAATAAAACTTACCTTTTATAGTGAATTAAAGGAGAGAAATATAATGAAAAATTATGAAATTAAATTTCAGCTAATGGATGGATTAACAAGGATAGTAAAACTTCAAGCGATATCAAAGCATGATGCAATGGAAACGGCATTACTTGATAATGATTTGGATGATCTTGGAATAAGTGAAATTAAGATTACAGTTCTATAATAAAACGAATGTTTTATTAAGAAAGGAGGATATTAAATGAGTAGTGCAGCAGAAGAGTTTTCAGCAGCATTTATAAATTGTGTTAATGCTAAAAGGAAACTAATCAAAGAAAATATACCTTACTATATCAAGGTTAATCCGAATTATTTTAACACTTTTATAAACGAACGACAAAATAGTTCTGGTGAATTTAGTTACACTTATTCTTCTGATGGATCACATTATGTCTATCATGACTTTCTTGATGATACCTATGAAGTACCTTTGATTCTTGATGATAATGTAGAGAGTTTCAAAGAGGTCTTTAAAACAGAATAAAAAGAAATAAGGGAGAGGGGAATACTCATGAAGAAACACATTAAAAAGAGATATACCCGAATCCTCCAGAAAACATTATTAATCATAGCCTTAGTTCTACTACTGATCTTGCTATTTGGATTCGTTGATGATTTGTTGAATAAGCTGGATGTGCTGATTAAATTAACTGAGCAGCAATCAGGTCAAATTGGAACACTTGAACAGGAAGTACATAGTTTAGAAGTTGCTAATGCAAGGTTGGAGAATGTAGTTACATATCAGCATCAACAAATACAGGAACTAAAAGTTGAAGGGAATACAATCAAAGTTGATCTAAGACCAAATGTAGTTAATGTGCCAAGTGATTTACATAATGAAATAAACATACATAAAGAAGAAACGGAAATACATAAGAAGTTTGACATACTGCATGATTCTCCAACAATAGCTGCTGGATTATTGTCTACAATATTAATGATTAAGGGTGTTATTGGTGTTTTTGTGCCAGCGATACCTTAAGGGGAGGGGATTATTCTTGGAGAGACACTATATAGAAGAGAAATTGAAGCAATTAGTGGAGGAACTGTCAATCATCTCTAAAAAATCTGGTCTTATTTTAGAATGTGATCCGAGTGGAGGAATTAATGTTCTTACCATGGATAGATATGATGTTGGATATTTATTTTACGACAGTGATGCAGGAAAATATCAATATATATTTGAACCAAACTTACCAAAAACCATTTAATATGTAAATTTTATAGGGAGTGATCAAATGAATTTATTTAAAAGCAGCAAAGTAAATCTTCATCCGATGGAAAAGATAGGAATACTTTTAACAACAGGATTTACCTCTTTTGTATTCTTTATTTTTGGAAAAGCAATTTTACATATTACTGATAATTGGCAGGGGAATGTATCTGGATATGGTCTTATGGTTACATCCATTGTACTTATGTGTCTTGTGTATACAGCTTTGCATGGTAAAGGGATGAATAGAGAGGTGAAATGATGGATTTAGAGATTAATAAACTCATGGAAAGTGAAGTAGAAGAAATCAGAGACATTGCCTCCCTTCTATATGACAGTAATCAGAAAGGCTTATCTGAGTCTGATACATATGATTTAGCTGGGTTACTGCTCGGTCTTAATGCTAAACTGGATACTTTTGTTCAGGAGGAGACTAATAAGATCTACATGGAAGGCTTTAATGAGGGATATAAGGAAGCTAAGGATACATACCAGAATTGTCTTTATTTAAAATAGGAGGCAGGAAAAATGAAATGTAGTAATAAGTACTGTTTGTGGAATGCGTATGATCAATGTTGTCCAGACGGTGAAGAAGCTTATAATAATGCCACACCTAATCAATTAGATTGCCCTTCTTCTTTAAGAAGAGATTTTCAAAGTCAGTTATACGCATTAGTAGAAGAATGTGAAGGCTTGCTGCAGAAAAGAAATATGAGGGAACTGATTGAGATTAGGAAGTTCATTGAGGCTCAGAGAAGTTAGATTAAAATGATGATTTTAAAGGAGGAGATATGTCTTGGAAAAATTGACAACAGGACAAATGATTGACCGATTGGGAATAGATGATACAGCTACAAATCAGGACGGTTATAAGGTTGGTTATGATCATAAGGGGAACTTGTTGATGTGGGGACAGCACGAATCTAAACCCGATAATAGGGAAGGAAATGATTTTCTAGTATATCTCTCTTGGGTTAAAAATGATTCATGGATAATCAATTACAATTTTGTGGGTTTTGAAGAAGCGCAAACAGCTCATGCAAATGAAAAGAAAACAGTGATATACTGGCACGATGAGGAAACACAGTATAAGTTTGTTTATGGTGAATACGGACATTTTAGACAGCTTGCGAATGATGGAATTGGACTTGAGGAATTGACGAACGGAAAATGGATTATTGAAAACTGACTTTGTGAAAAACTACCACCTATAAACACTGATTTAACAACATTATTATCATTAATTCACAAACTATTTTACAATAAAACTATACTTTTATAAGGAAATAAGGAGGAATTCTAATGGATAAGAACCTTGCAATTAAATTATTGAAGGAAATGAATAAAACCGCAGATGAATTAACAGTTGTGACAAGGCTTTATTTTAATAATGATAATGACTATGTACAGGGTTTTTCGTTCTTTGCAAATGAGGAATATATGAGCGAAGGGTTGCTGGAAGCACTACAATACGGACAGACACTTACCACTGATCAAGAGGAAGAACTAAGACAATATTTAATTGAAAAACACATTTGAAAATAATATAAAATAATTTAATAAAAAGTATTGACCAATATAAAATAATTTAATATACTAAGAGTAGCCAATGAGGAAAGGGGTGAGCAAAGTGAAAATCTTAGGACTCACAAAAGAAGCTTACAGAGAGTATAAAGGAACAACAAGAGATAATCATAAGACATCTTATGATCAAGCCAGAAGGAAACTGACAAGAAACGTAAAGCTGGGAGAAAAGCAAAAAAGTTTGTTCAACTGGTTAAAAGGGCAGCAGGAATACATATATGGTCAGTTAAAGATAGTAGTTAAAGAGGATACTATTATCGAAGTGGAAAATGATAAAAAGCATGAGATCAAAGACTGGGTGAAAGATGAAGAGGAATATAATCATCTTTCCAAGAAACTGAACATCAAAGATTACAAGAAAAAGAGACATAATAAGGTAAGCTGAGGAAAACAGTAAAAGTTTGTGAAAAATGAATTGCTAAAACGTTGATATATAAAGGTTTTGGAAACTGATTTCACAAACTTTTTACAATAAAATGAGCTTTTTATCTAAAATAAATTAATTAGGGAAACCGAGGAGGAATTATACATATGGCATTGAAGAACAGAACAACTATTAAACTAAACAAAAAGCACGAAGGAAAAGAATTCCGAAATGAGTTCCGATTTGTAGGTTTGGTTAAACCTGTACGAAAAAAAGAAGTAGATGGTGATAACTGGTTCGATGTTCCGTTCTACCAAAATACTAAAACTCAGACAAAAAAAGATCGCAGAGTACTTCAATTCAACGTTGAAACTGCTTATCGTAATGAATTAAAGGTAGAACTTGCAGGAATGGAAAAAGACGTAGCTTATATCTACAGCTCAAAACATAAAAAATCTGCTCCAGTAGATTGGAATGATCGAGAAAATAAAGCAGCTTATCCAGATGAAACCTACCATTACATTCAACAAGAATGGGATAAAACTGAAGCAATTAGCAAGTATCTTGTAGAGGGCATGTGGGTAGATGTAAGAGGTCATTATGAATTTGACAAGTTTGAGAATGATGAAGGTCAAGAGTTTAAGTCAGTTAAAAGGATTATTGACAATGTGTATCCATTAAAAAATGGTGAAGTTGAAATTAAAGGATTGAAAAAAGACGATGCTTTCAGAGTTTACGATTCTGAGTCTGAAGGCATTCAACTTGGCTTTGGTAAAGCTAATGACGAAGGTGTAGCAGCAATTAAAGTGGGATGGTTAAATCCTGAAGGTGGAGAATTATTTGTTTGCAAATTAGACGGTGAAACAGAAGGTAAGCGAACAAAGCTTGAGTACACAGAGGATGGCGTTGAAACTGATCGAATTACAGTTAGAAACAATGTAACAAATGACATTCAACTAATTGCTCTTGATGGTAAAAAAGAATACGTTCCATATGTGAGAAACTTTAAGTCACCTGATTTCTTTGAAGTAAACTCATTTGAAATGCAGATTGGTATAAAGAGTACCTATCAAGATGAACAAACAAAAGATACAAAAGTAAACGCTGTGTATCTTGCTTATGGTAAAGAGAAGAGTGTGCCAAAAGACGTAGAATTAACTGTTTATCACAAAGAAGCTGAAGAAGGTAAAACTCCATTCGCAGATGCTTTTGCAAGGTTAAATCGCTTAGATTTCTTAGTTGTAGAGGGTATTGACAATAATCGAGCAGAGTTTGCAATGGTTGAAGTTGAAGAGTCAGAAGATGATAATCCATTTGAAGATGTAGGAGAAAAAGTAGCATCTTATGAGCAAGTTTCTACTGGTACTAAAAAAGGATTAGAAATTCTAACTTATGTCGGTGGTACATATAAAAAAGAACTGCTAACTGACGAGGAAATTACAGAAGAGCAGCAAAATGAAGATCCTTTCTCAAGTGTAAATATCTCAGATGATGATCTTCCGTTTTAATAGTAATTAATTTAATATTTGTAAATAGATATAAAATAAAATTCTAGGAGTGTTGTATATAATGGCAGGATTTCGTAAAAAAATCAAAAAGAATGTTCCACGGGTTGAACTACAATCAATTATTACACTTGTTGCTGGAGGGTATAAGACGGGCAAAACCCGTCTTTGGAAAGAAGTAACTGAATTACACTATGCTGATCCAGAAGAAGCGCTTTTACTTGCTTTTGAAGATGGGTATGAAACATGGGAACTAGATAACATTGTCCCTCTACACGAGGAAGGAACAGATAAAGACCTTTGGAAAGTTTGGGAGTTCTTTAAAAAAGAAGTTGTACCTGATCTTGTGCAAGAAGCAAAGACAGGGCGAATTGTAAAACTGATTGGTGTAGATACTGCAGACCGAGCAATTGATGCTTGTAGTGCATGGGTTCTTCACAACAGAACAAAAAAATACGGAAAAGATTTTGTTTCCCTCCAAGATATTTCAGACAGTACAAATGAAAATGGTTGGACAGCTCTATTCGAAGAATTGAGAAAGCCATTTGACACATTGAAAAATGCAGGTTATGGATTGTTCTATATTGGATGGACAAAGGAAAAAGAAACTACATTACATAATGGATTAAAATATAACTCAATCCAATTGATGATGAATAATACTGGGAAAAAAGTGTTTGAATCTCAAGCAAGTTTAATTTGCTGCTTATTCAATGAAACTACAGTATATGATCGCAGTGGTAATGAGCTTGAAGAGAATGTGAAAGACAAAAAGAAACGTGATGTGGCTAGTAATTTCCACGATACTAAAACAATGATGTACTTTAGACCATCTGAATTTGTTGAAATTGCTGGAGGACGGTATACTGATTTACCTGAGAAAGAAGAATACAGTGCAGAAAGCTTCCTAAAGGTATTTGAAAATGCTGTTAATGGACAGTTAAAGAAAACAAAGAAAACAGTTGAAGAAATTAAAGTGGATGAAGAAAAAGATCGTCAAGAAAAGGCTAACGAGTTAGCTGATAAACTTGAAAATAACCCTTCTGATGTAATGGAACAAGTTGCTGAAGTAATTGCAAAAATGAATCCAAAGCAAAAGCAGGAGGCTGCTGCTGGATTTGAAAAAGAATTCGGAGTAAAGAATTATAAGCAAGAAGAAGGCAACTTAGAAAATCTCAAAAAAGCATTAGAAATTGTTGAAAACATTGTAAGTAAATAATTTAACAAACACAGGGTAGGTAAAGAATTATCTACCCTGTAAATTTATAAGAAGGTGAAATAATGAAGGAAGTAAAATGTACGTGGTGTAAAACAAAAGATAAAAAAGAGGAAATGAAGGTTGAAGAAAAAGGTACTGGTAAATTTAATAAAAATGGTACGGAAAAAATGGTGAGAAAATACTTCCATAAAGAATGTGAGATTGAATTTATTAAAGATAAAGAAATGAAAAAAAAGGAATTAGTTGAACTTGATTTATTATACAGTTTTCTTAGAGATCTACATAAGATTCAATTTCTAGATGGGCGTATGATGGAAAAGATCCAAGATTTAAGAAATGGAACAATAAAGATTGACGGTAGGAAAATTAATAAATATAAACAAGGTGTTACGTATTCCCTTATGCTGGAAACGTATCAATATATCCAGCAGAAAATTGATTTCATTTTAAATTCAAATCAATTTAAAGAAAAGTGGAATGAGTTTTCTTATATTTTTGGTACTATGGTTAGAAATATCAATACTGTTCAAGAAGCAGAAAACAGGAGAGTGATAACGGAGAAAATTAACCGAAACATTAAAGTAGATAAAGAAACTGTTGAAATTGAAGTAAAGAAAACACAGAAAAAAGATGACTTAGACATATCTGATTTTCTATAGAGGGATGATAATATGAAATATATTAAAGAATTTATTGAACCATCATACATACACGAATCATTGCTTGTTGGATACTTATGGGCTAACCCAAGTTTATTCCAAAAATACCGAACACATAAGGTTACACAGGAGACTTTTACAGAAGCAGTTTGGTACTTTTATTTTACTGTAGGTAAGCAGATGTTTGAGAATGGAATTAGAGATTTTGATGACAAAACTACATACGCATTCCTAGTATCTAGACCAAAAGAGAAAAATAAAAAGAGTTATATTGATGCCTATAATGACTTTGGTGGCTATGATACTATTTCAGAACTAATGGAAGCATGTAAGAGCGATAGCCAGAATGATGAATATCATTTTAGTGAAATCCAAAAATACGAGAGTCTTAGAAAGTTACAAAAAGATTCTTTAATAAATGTTGAGGATAGACTTCTTGTTGAAAAATTATTAAAGATGACATTAAAACAAGTGCAGCTTTATATAACTGTAAAACAAAAAGAAGCTTTCTCACATATCAATTCTGGAGATGTTATAGAGCATGATTTAGTTGATGGTTTAGATGAAACTATTGAGGATTTGAACTCAGGTGAATCAATGGGATCTCCACTACATGACGCACCAAGATTAAATAGAAAAATCAAAGGGTGGAAAAACGGCTCACTTTACTATCTTGTTCTTTCATCTGGAGTAGGTAAATCTTCTATTGCAATGGAAAAATTCATCCTTAGTTTGTTTGAAAATCAAGAAAAAGCGTTACTTGCCATCAATGAAGAAAGTGTAAAAAAGTGGCGTTCTCTTTTATTGGCGACAATAAGTGCAAAAATAAATAAAAAGCCTATTAACCGAGAGAAAATGTTTGAAGGTAATTTTCAGCAAGACATGTTAGATAAATTGGAAGCAGCCAAACAATGGGCTTGGAAACACGGTCAAGGACTTGTAAAGACTCTTGAATTAAAGAAATATAGGGTAGAAGACATTCTTAGCCGAGTTGAATTATACAGACCAAAAGGATATACAAAATTAATTATTGATACATTTAAGCCTGACAGATCCTCCACTGACTTAGCACGATGGGAGTCATTTTCAAACTCAGCGCAAGAACTACACGACTTAATTAAAGAGGATAACTACAATGTGGGTACGCTTGCTACTGTTCAGCTAAAGTTAGGAAAAGAAACCAGATACTTAGACTTGGATAGTACAGGTAAATCAATGGAGATCAATGAGGTTGCTGCAGTTGTAATGATGGGCAGGCTACTATTTGCAGATGAGTATCAAGATGAGAAAAGTAAGTTTAAATTAAAGCCGTACAATTACAAAAAAGACGAATTGACAGGCGAATGGTTTGAGGAACCTTATAAATTAAATGATAAAAAGACATACTTAGTTCTTTTTCTTGCTAAAAATCGTTTTGGCAGTGAAGAAGAGCAAATTATTTACGAAGTAAACTATGAAATAAACTCATTTAAAGAGGTAGCATTTGTGAAAGTTCCAAGATACGGAGGCATGTAGCGAGTAGGTGAGAATGTGTCGGACTTACAAGAAATAAAGAAAAGAATACATAATGAAGGTAAGATTGAAGAAGTTTTAGAGATGTTAGATTGCTGGAGCATTAACACAGAACAGAATGGGAAACTTTATGTTGCTGGCTTACCCGATGGAGATAATGAACGAAGTGTACAAGTGAAAAATAACGAGTCACTAATCAGTCACATTCGATCTAAAGGCGTAGAAGGCAGTATATTTGATATTGTCAGTTACATTGTATTTAATGCGGACACAAAAGAAAAAAGAGATGACTCATTATCTAAAAGTAAGTTTTGGATTTGTCAGAAATTGAATTATCCAGAATACATAGATGAATTCTATAGAGTTACATCTGATGTAAAAGCAGAAAAGCCACAATTCAATTCTTGGTTAAAGAAAGTTAATCAAACAAAAGAGATTATAATTGTAGAAAATAACGTTTATCCAGTCAATGTACTAAGTAACTTTGGGACAATTCCCTATAAGAAATGGGTAGATGAAGGGTTATCTATAAAAACTCAAAAAGAGTTTCAGGTGGGAATAGATGTAAAAACTGAGCGTATTACCTTTGCTGTTCATAATAAAAATGGTGAGCTAATAGGGGTGAAAGGGAGATACTGCGGTAGCGATAAGAAAATTGAAGATCAATACAAGTATCTCTATCTCCTTCCTTGTAATAAATCAATTGAATTTTTCAATCTGCATAGAGCATTACCTCATATAAAAAATAAGAAAGAAGTAATTATTGTCGAGGGTGGAAAAACCACCATGTATCTTCATCAGTGGGGCTATAAAAATAGCATAAGTATTGAAGGAGATAGTTTGTCAGAATATCAGATACAAATATTGAAAAGTTTAGGGTTGGATATTAAATTTCTTTTTGCTTACGACAAGGATAAAGATGCTGCATTTATTGTACAAGAAGCGTCTAAATTAAATGGTCGAATGAAATATGGAATATTCGATAGGGATAACATGTTAACGGATAAGGACTCTCCAACAGATAAAGGAAAGTTAGTCTGGGAGAAATTATACAGCGATTTTCAATTTAAACTAAGGTTGGGATAATATGCAATACACATTAATTGGGGATAATGATTACCTATTTAGTCCTGTAGATACAATCTTTAAAAATAGAGGGGTAACGAATAAGGAAGATATTTTAAATTTAGATGAGTCTAAATGTCATAGTTATAAGTTATTAAAAAATATAGAGAGAGCTGCAGATTTATTAATTCGACATATCAATGAGGGCAGTGAAGTATTTGTTCAGGCAGATCCAGATTGTGATGGTTATTCTTCAACTTCAATGATAATTAATTATATAAAAAAATCTTTCGGTAAGTGTAATTTAACTTGGCACTTACCGAAAGGAAAAGAACACGGTGTTGAAGTGAAAAATGTACCAAATAATACTAAATTGGTCATAATTCCAGACTCAGGAAGTAATCAATATAAAGAACACAAGGAATTGCAGGAAAAAGGAATTGATGTAATTGTACTTGATCATCATATTTGTGAGGAAGAATCTAAAGATGCAATTGTAGTTAACAATCAATTATCACCTCTCTATCCTAATAAAAATTTATCTGGTGCAGGTATAGTGTATAAATTTTGTCAAGCTCTTGATGATAAATTAGGTCTTAATAATGCCGACAACTATTTAGATTTATTAGCTATAGGAAACATCGGAGATATGATGGACTTGAGGGAACCAGAAACGAGATATCTCGTTAAACGGGGATTGGACAATATTCAAAATCCAATGTTAAAGGAAATAATTAAAAAACAAGATTTTTCAATGAAAGGGACAGTGAATATTCACAATGTAGGCTTTTTTGTCTGCCCATTAATTAATGCAGGGGTTAGATTTGGTTCAAATGAAGACAAGAAACAACTAATGGAAGCCTTGTTAGAGTCTAAAGAAGAAGTTTATTACAAAAAGAAAGATGTATATGAATCCATACAGGAAGCAACGGCAAGGAATCTAGGTAACTTGAGAAATAGACAGAATACAGCAAGGGACAATAGTACAGAGAAGATTATTAGTATAGTTGAAAGTAGTAATCTAAAAGAACGTTCTATTATTGTTGCCAAAGTTGGTGATTTTCTTGATAAAAGCTTAACAGGATTAGTGGCAAATAATCTTGCGAAAAAGTATAAAAAACCTGTTGTTCTGTTAAGAGAAAAGGAAAACGGTATTTTCACTGGATCAGCAAGAGGATACGATAAAGGTAATATCAAAAACTTTAGAGAACACCTACTTGATACGGATTTATTCAACTTTTGTGAAGGTCACGATAACTCATTTGGTGTTGAAATTGAAACAGAGAGACTTAAAGAGCTTGAAGATTTACTTTTAAAAACTAAAGAAGAGTCCACAGGTACAGGAATTGAAGTTGATTTTGAAATTCCTTTCAACGATATTGATAAACAATTGGTTCTAGAGGTAGGAGAATATAAAAATGAGTGGGGATCGACTATACAGGAACCCAAAATTATTTATAAAGGTTTGACTGTTGCAGCAAACGATATTTCTCTTATTGGAAAGAAGAAAAATACATTAAAACTCATAGTAAATGACATTGAATTCATTAAATTCTTTGTAAAAAAAGAGGAATATGAAACGCATTTCAGTGAGGGTGAAACTTTTTATATAGATGTAATAGGAAAGTGCTCCATAAATGAATGGAACGGTGTTAGAACCCCACAAATCGAAATATTAGAATATAAAGTTACTGAAACCTTGTTATTCTAAATAGAAAAGAAATGAGGTGAAGAATTGTTAATTCAACCTAAGTTAGAGACAGAAGTAACAAAAAAGTATGAAAAACATTGGACTGATAATTTTGATGATATCGAAAGACTGTTTATAAAAGATACCCCAAAGTTAGGGGTATTTGATGCCGAAACAACTGGACTACATATTAAAAAAGATAAACCTTTTATGTGGGTATTTGGATGGCTGTTACCAAAAGAAAAACAAACTAACGAATTAAAAGGAAGAGTTTTTGCTTTTGAACATGATTTAGTTCTTTTAGTAAAAATAATTAATCTATCAAAAGAAATAAAAATGCTTGTAGGACATAATGTAAAGTATGACCTACACATGCTAATCAATGGTGGGGTAGATGAAGAAATTGTCTACGACTTAAAGAATATCTCTGATACAATGGGAATTTGCAGAATGTCATTCGATGCTGTTTCAGCTAGAGATGGAGGAGACATGTTGGGGCTAAAAAAAGTCTCTGAAAAATATATTGATCCAAGAGCAGCCGAATTTGAAAAAGAAGTTAAGAAGGAATTAAAAAGAATTAATGATGCAAAACGTGTAGTATTAAAGGATTTACTTAAACCTTATAAAGATATCGGATGGGGCTTAGGAAAGATAAAGGAAGCTTACAAAGTTAAAAAGAGAAATGAAATGGACATGTTTACAAAAGAGCGTAAACAAAGATGGCTTGAAATACCAAAAGAAATTGAAAATTTATATTTCAATTGGCTTGAAGAACACCCTTTTGCCGATTACTCTGAAGTTGATAGAAATATTATGATGGAGTATGTTCATGGTGATGGTATTTACACATTAGAACTTGTTGAAAAGTTTTATCCTACAGTATTACAAAGAAAGCAGAAAGAATTATTTGAAAAAGAAAATAAATTGATAATCGAATTATTAAAAATGGAACGTGTAGGCATGACAGTAAATATGGATTACCTAAAGGAATGTTTTGAGAAATGTGATAATGAAATTCAGAAGCTTTATGAAGAATTGTGGAATATAGTTGGAGAGTTTTTTACTGTCTCACAAGAGAAAGTTATTGCGGATTATTTTGAAAAGTTGCTTGGTGAAAGACCCTCTTCAACAGATAAATCCTTCTTGAAAAAGCATAAGGAAGATCGAGTTTCACAATTAATCACTAGGTTAAGACGATTAGAAAAATGGCAATCCACATACATTTCAAGAATAATTGAAGTTGCTGAATATGATGGGAATTTCTATACTCAATATGGCCAATTCAATACTGTCTCTGGGAGATTAGGCTCTGATGCACAGCAGTTTCCAAAGGAAAGGATTCTCTCAGAAGAAGGAGAAAAATACGAAAAGGAACACGGAGAAGGAAAAGCGCCTGTGGAGATGGAAATCTTTTCACCAAGAAGAGCGTTTATTCCTAGAGGTGGGAAATATGGTAAGATTGCTTATTTTGACTTGTCTCAAATTGAGTTAAGGGCACAAGCAAACTACACTATGCTTCTAGGCAGACCTGATCTCAACTTATGTCGTGCATACATGCCTTATAAATGTAAGCATTATAAAACAGGAGAAGAGTATAAGTACGACACTAAAATTGAACGTATGAGATGGATCGAAAAGAAAGATGATGGAACATCAGTGTGGTTAATGGAGGACGGTTCACCTTGGGTTCCTACTGATGTTCATAGTGAGACTAGTCACAATACACTGATCGCTTTGGCTTATAAATGTGCAGAAAAGTATAAAGAATACTTTCATGATACAGAGTCACCAGTTGATGAAAAATCATTCAAAAAGTTTTGGAGATACATAGGAAAAATGTTTAACTTCATGCGTAACTATGGTGGAGGAGCAAAGAAAGCCTCTGAAGCTTTAGAAGTATCAATGGAAATTGCAAATGCATTAGTTTCTGGCTGGTCTAGCACATTCCCTGAAGTGGCGTATTATCAAAAAATGGTAGGGAGTAAAGTACAAAAGGCTAATCATGCTACAAACATGTATGGCAGAGTTTACTATCTGTCAAATACAGAAAAGGCTTATAAAGTTGGAAACTACCTTGTACAAGGCTCATGTGCAGATATGCTTAAAGACTATGTAGTTAGAATCGGTGAATGGTTGAAACAAAATAAATGTAAGACATTGTTTTTAGCTAATATTCATGATGAACTCCAATTCCTTGTTTATGAAGGAGAGGAATGGATATTTCCATACATTAAGCAGATCATGGAAGACGTTGATTGGATGAAAGTACCTGTAGTTGTTGACTTGGAGATAACTGAAACAACATGGGCAGATAAAAAAGAAGTTCACATTGAATTGCCAGCTTAAGGAGGTGTGAAGTCCAATGATATCAAGGCTAAAAGACAGTATAAATCACTATAAAATTAAACTTTTATCTCAAGAGTCAATGCTGCTGGAATCAGTGTTGATATTGATCTCATTTATTATTTTGATCGGAGTTCATAATTTTGCAAAATAAGTGTTGTAATATCAAATAATTTAACATATAATAAAATTAATCAAATAAGAAAGGAAGTGATGAGCCTAACCTTGGCAAGTTAGGTGATCAATATGAAACTAAAACATCCAGTTAGCGCAAGTATTATTGGGGGTTTACTGATAACTAATATTGTTACTGGTTATCAGTTTTCCTCAGAATATCATAAACAAGAGTTAGAGATTCATAAGAAAGAGGAGACCATAAACAGACAGCAGGGAAGTATATTTGAGAAAAATAGCTTGTTAGAGAAGCAGCAAGGTGAACTGAATACATATAAAGAAACTGAATCAAAATTAAATAATCAAATAAATATAAAAGACGATGAAATTAATAAACTCAAAAAACAACTTGAGGAGACAAAGAAAAGGGAGAAGGAGTCACCCTAGAAAACAAGTTGTGAGTAGAGGGAAAGTTTCAAGTAAGCAATATTTTGAAGTCACAGCTTACACTGCAGGCTACGAATCAACTCAGAAGCGTAAAGGCGATAAAGGGTACGGTATTACAGCTAGTGGGACTACAGTGAGTGAAGGGCGTACAGTGGCATGCCCTAAATCTATACCATTTGGAACTAAAGTAAATATTGAAGGGGTGGGACTAAGAATTTGTGAAGATCGTGGGAGTGCCATAACTAACGGACATTTAGACGTCTATATGGGTAGTTTAAGTCAAGCACAAAAGTTTGGTAGAAAGGTGTTGTCAGTGGAAATTTTAAATTAGGAGGGAGATTAAATGCAAGTAATTTACGAATATAAAATAGGTGACGAAATTAGAGTAAATAAAAAAGCTAAAGCAGGTATGCCTAACTATGTTGGTAAAATAGGGAGAGTTATAGGATTCATTTCAAATGGTTCTTTTGATTATGAAGTAGCATTTGATCAGCATACTTATGGAAAGTTCAAAGAGGAAGAGATTGATTTGTACGTTGGAGGAGATATTATGGAGAAAAATTATTTTGAAGAAAAAGGCTTAGAAATTGGCAAGTTGGTTAATAAAAAACAAGCAGCATATGGGGATTCGATTGGTAAGACGAGTAAGTTAATGAAGGTGTTCCTTGAAGGATATAAGAATGAAGATAATACATATACAATTCCAGAAGAATTATTGGATCACATTTTACTTCAAGTAAGGATTATAGACAAACAAAATAGAATTTTCTCGAATCCAAAAGGAGATTTAATGCAGGAAAATCCATATGCTGATACGGTTGGATATTCATTATTGGGAATGAGAATGGCTGAACAAAAATAATAGTTTTAAAGAGAGTGAGATGATACCTATCTTTAAATACATAGCATACGTTGTAGATACTGCTACTTTCAATTTCTATTACAAATGGTTTTATGGGTCAGATATTCGCATATTTGATAATTGTAGCTGGATTGCTTATAAGAGGAATTTACAATAATACAACTCATTTATTTAGAAATAATCAAACAAGGAGACATACATATGAACAGATCAAGAGTAAGACAACAAAAGGTTAAGGAACTGGTCACTCAGTTTCCTTTCCTTACTGAAAACACAAATCAACTTGTTACGTATTATTGGAGCCATGTAGAGGGAGCAAAGGATTTCACGGATGTGCTAATGTGCTCATCTTCAGAAGCTATCACAAGAGCATTTAGACGATTGGTTAAATCAGGGGAAATTGTATTGTCTAAGGAAGAAAAAGAAAGAAGGCAGCAGTATCAGGAAAGTTTTAGGGAAGATTATCAACCAATTTAAAGGAGGAAATTAATTATGATGTTATTTTTAACACTGTTCTTTTTGATTTACTATGTAGTTCTTTTAGTGAAAGGAAACTTCTTTCAAGGTGTCAGAATTGCAATGGGAGAAGATGAAATTAAGAAACAGAAACTAGGAATGGATAATTATAAGCCTGATAGTGATTTAGTAATTAAAACATTACTGCTGATGCTTTTTATTATTCCTTTCTCGATTACCATAATTATTTATCTATGCGTTGCTACACAATATGATCTTTTAAAGTACCCAACACTGGGCTTGTTAGTCTATTACACAGTTTCTCTAATGTGGGGATTTATCAAAGGAAAAACAAAAATCGATTTATCATCTGAAGACAAAATTGAAAAATATCGTAAGAAGCTGCAAAGAAAAAGAACACTAAAGGGAACATTACTTCAATTGATCTGGGTTGCTTATTTTGGGTACATGGCTTACATGCTCGTACTATAAAATAAGTAAATAAAACAGGAGTTTTATAGTGAGCATTAGACACATATTGTTCACTAAAGGAGGCAAGGGGAAATGCACAAAGAATGCGTGAAATGCGAAGGTATATTCCAGTATAACGAGCAAATTTATTTAGATATTAACAATCAATCTTATTGTGAAGCCTGTTATAAAGAAATGCAGAATAGAGGTGAGTAGTAGTGTTTATGGAGACAAGAAAAGTACTTTGGGAATACGAAGATAGACTAGATATAGATGTAACCGAGGGAATGTTTCGTACTAGTAAAGTTATAGATGGTGTAAGAATGTACCCTTATATATTGATTGATTTTGGTATGTATTTTTTAGAACAGTGATGCACAATACGAAGATGTAACGCAATCAAAAGAATATTTGATTGGGAAATGAGGTGGTTAAAATGCCAAAATTATCTCCAGAAGAAAAAGAAAGGCGAAAACAAGAAAGAAATCAAAGACGATGGCTTGAGACTCACAAAATTTTCAATGATATAACTTATAAAGTTTGCACAAATTGCTCTGAATGGTTTGAGATGAATGATGAAAACTTTTACATAAATAAGAGTAATAGTTTAGATGGATATCACCCTTATTGCAAACAATGCTCAAGTAAGAAAGCAAAGAAATGGTGTGATGATAATCCAGAGATCACTAAAGCTGCTAAACGTAAATATAATAAATCTCCTAAAGGTAGACCTAAGTTAGCAGCAAATGCACAGAGACAGAGAGAAAATGGTGACTACTATAAGTGGAGAAGGGAGAATAAAGAGTATCTTTATGAATGGCGAAGAAAAAGAGACATGAATAAAAAACATGAAATATCTGCAACCGAATGGGAATCCTGCAAAAAATATTTTAATGACTGCTGCGCCTATTGTGGAATCACAGAAGAACAAGCAAGGGATGATCAAGGACAAAATCTACATAAAGAACATGTAAACCATCGTGGAGCAAATGATTTATCTAACTGCATACCTTCATGTAGAATTTGTAATTCAAGTAAGTGGGCTAAAGACTTTGATGAATTTTACAATAAAGACAATTTAAATTTTACTGCTGGAAGACTACATAAAATTAGAAAATGGCTAACTGAGGATTATTTGCTATATAAAGAGTAAATCCCAATCTAATCAAGATTTTATAGGAAGATTAGGAGGTTATTAGATGAAACCTATAGATAGAAATTCATTGAATGAAAAAAGAGATGAGTTAATGATACAACTACTGGAAGAAGGTTATACATCGAAAGAACTGTCAGTAATTTTCAATAAGCATGTACTTGATATAGAAGAAGTATTAGAAAAGAAAGGCTACGGCTTAATAAATAAAAATAATTAAATAGGAGTGAATAAATGACTAAACCCAAAGTGATATCACTATTCAGTGGTGCAGGTGGAATGGATTTAGGATTTATCAATGCTGGATTTGAAGTAGTTTGGGCAATTGATTTTGAGCCAGATGCCTGTGAGACATATAGCAAAAACATTGGAGATCATATCGTCTGTGAAGATATTACTCAAGTAAAAACTGAAAATCTTCCAGACTGTGACATTATTATTGGAGGATCACCATGTCAAGGATTTTCTAATGCAAACAGACAGACAAACTTCCTAGATAATCCTAAGAATTTAATGGTGAGAGAATACATACGTGTAGTAAAAGATAAGCAGCCAAAAGTATTTGTTTTAGAGAATGTTCCAAGATTGCTGACTGCTGGTAAAGGTAAATTCTTAAATGAAATTAAAGAACAATTATCTAATTATCACATAGAAGTTAAAGTGTTAAATGCAGTTGATCATGGAATTGCACAAAAGAGGAGAAGAGCAATACTTATAGGCAGCTTAATAGGAGAAATAAAACATCCAGTTGCTAAAAAAGAAACAATGACTATTCGAGATGTGCTTACAAACATTTCTGATGAGTTACCAAATCAGGATGAATACAGGGCATCTAGAGAATCAACTATTGAGAAAATGAAATTAATTAAACAAGGTGACAATGTACATAGTTTACCAGCTTCATATAATGTTAGTCCGAATACTCATGAGAATGTGTATAGAAGGCTGGATTTAAATGAACCATCACATACTTTAGCTCATGCAGGAAAAACAGTTACGATTCATCCAACAGAAGATAGGATCATCTCAATAAGAGAAGCAGCAAGAATACAGTCATTTCCTGATGACTTCACCTTTTATGGGGATTTAAATAGTAAGTATCAACAGTTGGCAAACGCTGTCCCACCTAAGATGGCTGAAGAAATTGCAAAAGAGATACATAAGCACATACATAATAAGAACTAATTTAATATAAAACTTCAATTTTACGGGGAAAAGGGGAACGAAATATGAGTCGAATTGATGTAATGGTTGACATTGAAACATTAGGAACAGGATCTAACGCAACTATATTCCAAATAGCTGCAGTTGCTTTTAACATTGAAACAGGTGAACATTGCTCAAAATTCAATATGATTGCTGATATATCTAAGAGTAGAAAATTAAATGTTGACGGTTCAACTCTCAAATGGTGGCTAAACACTAATAAGGAATTATTAACTGACTTGCTAAATAAAGGTGAAGAATCGAGTGAGGATTTACTTTCTAAGTTCAATAATTGGCTTATGTATTTAACTTCTGATCTTAGAGATATTTATTTATGGGGAAACGGTATCTTATTTGATAATAAAATGATTCAACAGCAATTAACAGATTCAGGAGAAGTATATCCTATTTTCTATAAAAATGACCGAGATGTAAGGACGATTGTAGATTTAGCAGGAAAGAAGCTAGGTATTACCGAGCAAGAATTAAAAGATAAGTTTAAGGATGACAAATTAGTTCATCATGATGCATTCGATGACGTTAAGTATCAGATTAACCTAGTAGCGGGCTGCTACAAATTATTAATTAGTAAATAATTTATTATAAAATTTAGGTTTTAAAGTAAAATATAATCCAAATAAGGAGCTGATAGCAATGAAAGGAGAACGGAAATTTGAGTTAGGGGATCGAGTGTTAATCAAATCTAAAGGTAAGCAAGGTAATATTAAGGAATACAGAATTGAAGGCTCTGTAGACAGTAAAGGTAACATTACAGAAACCATTAAGTATTCAGTAAAATATGGACAATACTTGAAAGAATGGTTCACTGAGGATGAACTGCAGTATCCAGATTCATTTGATAATGACTTTGAGAATGGATTACTGGATCTCCTTATTGATGTGAATCTAAAAGAAAATAAGTTAGATAATGTGAAAGAATTACATAAGCAGAAAGAGAAATACAAGAAAGGGTGATTCAATGTCTCAGTTAAATGAAGATAAAAAGACTCTTTTATTGCAAGAAATGGATGAATTAGATGAGATGACTTATAAGTTTGTTTCTTGTTTAGAGGATCACGATGGTATCTGTGAGAAAGAGTGGGCAGAATTAGATAAGAAATATTTAAAGTTACAGGGAAAGATCAGGACAATTAAAGAGGAAATTGAATATACAAATTTCTTAAAATAAATTAATCAAAACCTATTGACTTACAAAATAAAATAATTTAATATAAAAGTAACCTGATAGAGCAGCTAAAACAAGTTGCTCTATCTTACTAAGTGAGGTGATATTAGATGAACCAGACAAGTAAAGTTATTGAGTTAAGACTAAAGATCGAAGCTTGGAAAAAGAAGATTGAACATGCTGAAGCTGAACTAGACATTCTATATCATAAGTTAGATGAAGTAATGGAGGAATCATTAGGCAACTGATATAATCATCTTGGGTGATTAAAGTGAGAGCAAATATACCAGATGAATTAATAAAAGCAATTAATGAAAAAATTTACTTGGATCTAGAACTACATATATTGCAGAAGAAATTAACTGAAGCTAATGATCAAGGCAAAGAAGGGTTTGCGGAATATTTAAATAAGGTGATCTTGAAAGTAATAAGCCAAAGAAGATCCAATAATGAATATCTACGCAAACATGGAGTTAAGGTTAGAGAGCCAGAAGAATTAGACGATATGTTTGTGAGATATTACTATTCAGTTCAAAGTGACTTAGGTGGATATAAGGAAGGTTACGAGCAATTCTGGAAGTCGGCTATGACATATAATCTTAGGAAAAGAATGAATAAATACTTTAATTTTAAAGGAGGGTAAGGAATGCTGCTAAAATTAGATGATCAATTTCGCTGCACCAGCGATAAATATAATTGGATCTTAGAAAAATATGAACCTGTGCGAGACAGAAAAAACAAAGAAATTATTACGGGCTATGAATGGAAACAAATTGGCTGGTTTGGTACTAACCTTGCACCAGCAATTAAAAAGTATGTTAATGAAAAGATTAAAGACTCTGACACACTTGAAGTTAAGGAATTGCTTGTTAAGTTGGATGAGATAAAGGCTCACATTGACAAGGTAGTTAAGAAAGAAAACATAGACTTTGTTTACACAGGTAAGAAAGACGATGAGTGAATCTTACTGTGATTTATGTAAGGAATTTGTCTCTGGAACGGTTCAGACAGTAAAAATTCTTGATAATGATCAGAAGACAAGTCATTACATATCGGGTCATGTAAGCTGCACTGAGGATATTTGGAAGCAAATACAAGAAATGAAGGACTTTAATAAGAAATCACTGTCTAAGGTGCTAAAAGAATTAAATATAGAATAATTTAATAAAAATACTTGTTTAATATAAAATAATTTGATATATTTTAAGTATCATATTGAAAGTGGTGAGAACAATGTAGTTCATTGAGTAACACCTTCACATGCAAGATCAATAAAACTACAAAACATAGAATAGGAGATTACTAAACATGAAAAAGAATAAAAATTTTAACCCATTTGGCACTAAGAAAGAATTTAAGAATGTAGGAGTAGAAGGAAAATTTGATCCAGTTAAAACATTCTACGGAACAATCTCAACTGAAAACGGAAGCTTCCTTACTACATACCAGACACATACTCGCTCTGAAGCAGTAAGCATTTTCGAACAGGAAGCTAAAGTAATGGGTGGTAAGCTAGACAGGTTCGTTGGAGCCTTTAAAAAATAAATAGGGGTGAAGAAATGGAAGGAACTTTTGCTAATAAACGATTTGTTGGGCAAAAGATTGTGGCGCAAGAAGATGGAACATTACTTACTCAATTTGGAGACTTTCCAGTTAAGAAGGGTGAAATTATTTTTAAACCCTTAAAAGGAGATCCAGTAGTTGTTCCTGAGAATTATTTTAATGAAAATTATACACAGGTAGAAGCTGCAAATAAGGAAAAAGTAAAAGTCAATCTCGATGAGATGGCTCGTGGATATATGGAAATGGGATATTTAAATCAAAAAGAAGATGAGAGTTACATAAATGAGCTGAAAGAATTAAGTAAGAATAAAGCCTTTTAATATAAAATATACAAATGTAGGTGAATTTAAAAATGATGAAAATGTACACGAAAACAGTATGCCCTAAATGCATGGTTGCTAAATCCTTTTTTGATAATAACGATATACTTTATGAGGCAATCAATTTAGATCAGAATGAGTCAGCAAGAGATGAATTAGTTAGTAAAGGATTTATGGCAGCCCCAATTGTAGAATTCGAAGGTAAATATTATACAAATATGAACGAGTTTCAAGAACTAGTTGATCAATTATCATGATTGTTTACAAATCAAGGACAGGTAATGTAGCAAGCATTGTATCAAAACTAAATCTTCCTAACGTTGAAATTAGGGAGGGTTTAATTGTTGATAACCCATACTTTCTGATTACTTATACTGATGGATTGGGAGATGTCCCTAAAGTAGTTGAAGACTTCTTAAAAGATGAAACTAATCAACTTAATCTTAAAGGGGTTATTGCCTCTGGTAACGTAAACTTTGGTCTGTATTTTTGCAAAGCTGCAGACTTGATTTGTGAAAATACAGGCGTTCCCATCATTAGAAAAATTGATTTAAGAGGTACGAAAGAAGATATTGAAACAATTAAAAAGCAATATAATCTAGAGGTGATGAGTAAATAATGAAGGAATATTTAAAGTTAAACAATGAGGTATTAAATACTTATACTCTTACAGGTAAAATTGATAGAGAGAAAGATAAAGAGGCTGCTAAGGTTTACTTCCTAGAAGAGATCAATAAACAGACAGTATTCTTTCACAACCTTAAAGAGAAACTTGATTATTTAGTGGAAGAAGAGTATTACGAAGAAGGATTCCTTGATAAGTATGACTTTAAGTTTATCAAGAAAATTTTTGATATTGCTTATGGTTATAAATTTAGATTCCCTTCCTTCATGAGTGCCTTCAAATTCTATAATAACTATGCTTTAAAAACAAGAGATGGAAAGAATATCTTGGAGCGTTATGAAGACCGAATGGCAATCATAGCATTGTACTTAGCAAATGGCGATAAGAAATTGGCAGAGAAGTCAATTCGTCATATGATGGAGTCTTATCAAACGGCAACGCCAACGACACTCAATTGTGGAAAGAAAGCAAGAGGAGAGTTTGTATCATGCTTTAAGTTGATGGTGGATGATACGATGAATAGTATCTCTCACAACATTGGTAATGCTCTACAACTCTCAAAGCTTGGTGGCGGAGTAGGTATATCATTAATTGATTTAAGGTGTGCTGGAGATCCAATTAAAGAAATTGAGAATAGAGCAAGTGGTGTAATGCCAGTAGCGAAACTTCTCGAAAATAGCTTTAGTTATGCTAATCAACTAGGATCAAGAGCAGGTAGTGGAGTCGTTTGGTTAAACATCTTTCATGGGGATATTATTGACTTCCTTTCTGCTAAAAAGCCTAACGCAGATGAAAAAATTAGATTAGCAACCTTATCTACTGGAATTGTAGTGCCTGACATATTCTTTGAACTACTTAAAGAAGATAAAGATGTATACTTGTTCAGCCCATATGATATCTATAAAAAATATGGTAAACGAATGTCTGAAATCAATATGTCAGAAGTTTATTATGCACTACTTGATGATCCAGACATTAGAAAACTTAAAAAGATTAACTCACGTAAACTATACACTGAAGTTAAAAAGACACAGATTGAATCAGGATACCCATTCGAAATGTTTGAGGATAACGTAAGGAAAGGTAATCCATTAAACAGTGTCGGCAAAGTAAAAATACTAAATCTGTGTACTGAAGTTGCACAGAATCAAGAAACATCAATAATTACTGATTATGATGAAGTGGATATCATTGGTGAAGATGTATCCTGTAACTTGGGATCTGAAGACATACATAAATCAACTAAGTCAGAAAATTTCGGAGAACTAATTGAAACATCTGTTGAATTGCTTACTGCAGTCTCAGATATGACAAATATCTCAAATGTTCCATCAGTATCTAAAGGTAATAAGGAAATGCATTCAGTTGGATTAGGTGTAATGAACCTGCATGGTCACTTAATGGATAATTCAATCCAATACGGTGAGGCAGAATCCTTGAACTTTGTTGATGTGTACTTTGCTGCATTGAATTATCACTCTTTAAGAGCATCAAATAATATAGCAAAGAAAAGAAAGAAAACATTTAAAGGGTTTGATAAGTCAACTTATGCTACTGGTGAATACTTTGATTGGTATTTAAATAATCCAATTGAAATTAAATATGATGTAGTTAAGAAAGCACTAGGAAATATTGAACCAGTCACAGTTGAACAATGGCAACAGTTGAAGAAAGATGTCATAGAGCATGGTCTGTATCACTCTTATAGACTCTGTGTTGCTCCAACAGGAAGTATTTCTTACGTAAGGTCAGCGACAGCTTCAATTTCCCCTATCACTGAAAGGGTAGAGGTTCGAGACTATGGAGATAGCAGAACTATTTACCCAATGCCATTTCTCACCAATGAAAATCACAATGACTACAAAGAAGCATATGAAATGGATATGTATAAAATGATTGATTTGTATGCAACAGCTCAACGACATGTGGATCAAGCTTTATCAATGACATTATATATTACTGATGATTGGGATACTGAAATGCTAACTAGACTGTATTATTACGCTTGGATGAAAGGTATTAAATCAACTTATTATGTTCGCCAAAGAATGAAAACGCTGGAGGATTGTGTTGCATGTTCAATCTAAATACATTTGAAGCTGTAAACTGGAATAGACCGACAAGTGAATTGGCTGATGTTTTTTGGAAGCAGCAGACAAAACAATACTGGCTTGAAACTGAAGTACCAGTTTCAAAGGATATACTGAAATGGAAGTCATTTGAACATCAAGACGTTTATAAAAAAGTCTTAGGTGGACTAACTTTACTTGACACTATACAAACCAACATTGGCATGAATGAGATTTCAAAGCATTTAGATGATCTTCAAGAAAAAGCTGTACTAACTCTTTTTGGTGCAATGGAAGCAATACATGCTCGTAGCTATAGTTATATATTCACTACACTTTGTTCTAATCAAGAAATTGATGAAGTGTTTGAATGGGTAAAAGAAAATAAACAATTACAATTCAAAGCAAAGAAGATTAGTGAGCAATATAAGAGCATCACTGATAAAGAAAGCTTATGGAAAGCTATGTTTTCATCTGTACTATTAGAGTCATTTTTATTCTACAGTGGCTTCTTCTATCCGTTATATTTAGCAGGTCAAGGATTGATGAAAAACAGTGCAGAGGTAATTAGCTTAATTTTACGTGATGAGGCACTTCATGGGGTATCAGTTGGATACTTTGCACAAAACATCTTTAAAACATTCCCAGAAGAAAAGCAGACTGAACTAAAGTTATGGGGTTATCAATTCCTATTGGAACTTTATGAGAATGAAATGAAGTATACAGAAGAAATATACAGTGACATTGGTTTGGCTGCAGAAGTAAAAAAATATGTTAGATATAACGCTAACAAGGCATTAGCTAATCTTGGGCTTGATAAAATGTTTGATGACGAGGCAATTGATCCAATCGTTATGAATGGTATCCGAACAGACAGTGTTACACACGATTTCTTCTCGCAAAAAGGTAACTCATACACAATTGCAAAGGTAAAAGCAATTACAGACAATACATTTAAGTTTTAAGTGCATTGATAAAAGAGGGATTTTATCGGAAGATAATTTCCCTCTATATAAAATAAACTAATAAGGAATGATCTAATGGGTAAAATGGATGAAATGATTATTGTTGCTCCACGTAAGGAAGTGTTTGATAATGAAAAATTAACCTTCCAAGGAGTCAATTCAGACAAATACAAAGTAAATGAAATTATGACTAATGTAGAAAGTACATATTCGATTATGCGTAGAGGGGATGCTGAAGAAAATAACGACTTCAAGCAGCCAATCCCATATTGCGTATTAAAAAGAAATGATGAGGTTTACTCCACCAAGCGACTTAAAGGAGGTGGAGAAGCAAGGCTACATAATCAAGTTTCATTGGGATTAGGTGGACATATGAATGATTTTAACTCTAATAATTTCAGTGAAGTGATGTTTGAAAACTTAATTAGGGAACTAGACGAAGAGGTATTGGTTAATTCAGATGGAGTTAGCTTTAAAACTGTAGGCTTCATTAACGATGATTCAAATGAGGTTGGAAAAGTACACCTTGGATTACTGGTTATTGGTGAATTGGACTCTAATGCTGAAGTTACTGTAAAAGAAACAGATCAATTACTTGGCGAATGGATAAAAATTACTGATTTAAAGAAACCAGAAGTATATGAAACACTTGAAACATGGTCACAATTTGTCGCTGATATCTTAAATTAATCAAATACATAGGGCAGGGGAGTTCAATAGCTTCCCTGTTTTTACATAGAGGAGAAATGTTAATGAACAAAGCAGATAAATACTTTTTAGATAACTTAAAAAAGATTAAACAAGAAGGTGTAAATGATTTTTCAGGCGAAGTTAGACCGAAATATAAAGATGGTAGCCCTGCACATACAAAATACATTACCTTTGTTCATGAGGAATATGATTTATCTAAAGGGGAATTTCCTATTCCAACACTTAGACCAGTAGCTGTTAAATCGGCAATTGGAGAAGTATTAGCGTTCTACCAAGATCAAACTAACGATATTGGTATTATGAAAGATAAGCATAAACTTCACTGGTGGAAAGATTGGGAAGTTAGAGATACAAATACAATCGGTATTCGTTACGGAGCTACAGTAAAACGCTATGACCTATTAAATAACCTTCTAGATCTTTTAAACAATGACATGTTCAGCAGAAGAAAGATTATGTCTCTTTGGCAAGAACAAGACTTTAAAGACGATCCTGAAGGATTAAAGCCATGCTTCTATATGACTAACTGGGAAGTTAGGGTAATAGAAAATGAGGTGTATTTAGACTTACACTTAACTAGCAGGAGTTCAGACTATAGTGTTGCTGGAGCAATAAATCGTACTCAATACGTTGCTTTACAGATGATGATTGCAAATCATTTTGGATTTAAGTTAGGTAAATTTAGTGTGTTTACATCTAATCTTCATTATTATGACCGTCATGAGGATCAAGTAGAAGAATTATTGAGTCGTACACCTTCTAAGAAGCAGCCGTATTTGAAGTTGAATGTTTCTGAAAAAACCAATTTCTATGATATTAAGGTATCAGACTTTGAGTTAGTTGACTTTGAATGCAAATATCCTCAATTAGACTTTGAACTAGGGATATAAATATATGAGTATAAATATTATCGCTGCAATGGGACTTGATAGGGAGTTGGGACAAAACAATCAACTTCTATGTAACTTATCAGCAGACTTAAAACATTTTAAAGAATTAACAACTGGTGGATTTGTTCTTATGGGATCTAACACTTTTCGCTCAATTGGTAAAAGCCTCCCTGATCGAGAAAACATTGTACTAACTAGAGATACTAAACACAATCTACCAGCTGATGTATTTGCATACGACTCATTTGATCAGGTTTTATTCGAGTACCGTAACTTTAATGAGGAAGTTGATGATTTATGGATTATTGGAGGCTCTAATGTCTACTCTCAAGCAATTCAACATGCAGATAAGATGTACTTAACTGTGATTCAGAATCGCTTTCCAGAAGCAGACTGTTACTTTCCTGCCTTTGATTTATCAGATTGGAATCATAAGGTTACTGGCTTTAAACGTAAGGATGAAAAGAACGATTTTGATCACTATTATGTCGAATATTCTCGGAAAGATAAAATAAAATAATTTAACAATATGTATTTACTAATATAAAATAATTTGATACAATGATGATAGTCAAACAAGGCTATCATCATTTTTATTAGAAAGAGAGGTGAGTAAATGGGAAAAAAGAAAATCGATCCGAAGGAAAGAGTTGGGATAATCAGTTACAATCTTCATGGATATAAAATGGTTATTGAAGATTATATTACTCCTATTGATATTTGGGTTAAATTTACTTATACCAATGAAAGAATTCATACTACATGGCAATCTTTTAAGGCGAGAACTGTTAGAAGTTCTTACGATAAAACTATATATGGGGTGGGGTATATTGGTATAGGAGACTATAAGGTGACCGAAAATGGTAAATATACTCGTCAATACAATGCTTGGAGTAGTATGATGCAAAGATGTTATAGTAAAGCGCATCTAAAAAGACAATCATCATACATAGGGTGTAAAGTAGCTGAAGAGTGGCATAATTTTCAAAACTTCGCCAAATGGTATGATGAAAATTACTATGAAGCAAATGGAGAGAGAATGCATTTAGATAAAGATATATTGACTAAAGGGAATAAAGTTTATAGTCCTGAAACATGTATTTTTGCCCCCCATTTTATTAATTGTCTTTTTATAAGAAGTAGATCTAGAAGAGGAGATTTGCCGATTGGAGTCTACTTCTGTGATAAAAATCTAATAAATAAATATGGTTGCCAATGCAGTAGTGAGTTTGGTAAACAGACAAAATTAGGCTACTATAGCACTCCAGAAGAAGCGTTTCGAGTCTATAAGACTTTTAAAGAAAAAGTGATTAAAAATATAGCTTTAAAATATCAACAGACAATACCGGAGAAGTTATATAATGCATTAATTAAATATGAAGTTAAAATTGAAGATTAAACTAAGGGAAGGTGAATCAAATGAGACATACAGATGAAGAGTATGCATACTGGTTAAATACAGATGAGGAAGACTGTTGGTTTGACCGCAAAGAGAAGAATGTTAGATTTCCAGAATATAAGGACGATCAAAGCAGCGAAGTACATATTTGGAATTTGAATGATATTAAATAACTATATATAGTATGTTTATATCCGATGATAATACTATATATTGATTTAAATTAGAATAAAAGGAAGATTTTATTTAGATTTAATGTAGACTTGACATAAAAAGCGACATAACGAAAGGATGATTATTTTGGCAAAAAGACACGAATTAAAAATATTGCCTGAATACTATAACGAAGTGTATAGAGGGGTTAAAACTTTCGAAATCAGAAAGAATGACAGAGATTTTAAGGTTGGTGACACGCTTGTTATAAAAGAATACTTCCCTAATTCTGAATCTTTTAGTGGTAGATTTATCGAGAAAAAAATCACATATATCACTGACTATGCCCAGAACGAAAATTATGTAGTTATGGCAATTGTTTGATGAACATTTCGAATATGTAATGCAATAAAAGTCCACTTTTAAAGTGAAATAGAGAGGTAATACATATGAACCGTCAAGTATTCGATTATAACCAGATATTCTACAATGAGGCAATAATGTATATGGAGAACCTTTGGCAGCGCAAGTTAACGGATCATGAAAAACATCTGGCTATTGAAGTTTATAAGTTTGGTAGGAAAGTAGAGATGGAGAGTTATTACGAGAAAAATGTGATTGACTGGCAATTACAAATGTCTAAATAAGAGAGGAAGTGTTCATTGATGGACTATCATAAAGCAGTTGAAAAATTAGAAGGTGAGCTTTGGGCGAAGGCTATGGACTTATTAGACAATAACACAATGGAATCTAAAGAATATAAAGAAGGAGTATACATTGCTAAGACAATTGATGAGTATTCTAACTTAATACATAACGAAATGTTAAAGAAATTCGGAAAAGATTATAGTGAAAAGTTTAAATAAAACACATCTTTTACCGTAATTTAAGGAGGAGTTAAAATTGGAAAAACCCATAGGTAAGATAACTAAAGATGAGTTTGATTACATAGAATTATTCGTGCAACATGAGCAATTATATAAAGAATTCCAATGTGCAAATTCAGTAGCAGTTGATTTATTTGATATATGCATTGAAATGCTAAATGATCCTAAAATATCAAAAGAAACTTTAGACAAAATTATTCCGAAACTAAACACAGTTAATGAAATATTAAATAGAGGATATGAGTGGGGAGTAGTAAAAGATACAGTAAATTAAGATCAAACGTTGATATTATCGTAATTTTAAAGGAAGAGGTAATTTTATGGAAGCATATAATCAATTGATAAAATTAGGCAGAAAAATTAAGAGTGATAAATCCATAAAGGATCGTAGTCCAGAATATATTGTTAATGAGATAGACAGTATTGAAAAGAAGCTTCAGTGGTCTTCTATTGATGACTTTTTTAAGCTATTCCCACCAGTTAAAAAGAACGCTGACGATGGGACTTGGAACTATAAAAGCGCATTAGAGTTTATCAGAATAAATTTCGGTGAGCGCTTTGGGAGAGATGATTTTAAAAAAATAATAACTAATGGTTTATATGAAAACCCATATTTATTCAAGGTTGGAGTAGCTTATTTAATTTCTTTATCAAGAGTAGATGACGAAGAAATGTTGGAACGCATAATTGACGTAAAATTCATTGATTGAATAATTTAACAATAAATAATCAAAACAAAAGGAGTTGAATGAACAATGTTCAAAATGAAGCTGCCAGAATATCGTGATATGCGAGAAGATTACTATCTATCCCAAGGGATGAGTGTGGAAGATGCTGAATTTGAAGCTTGGGGAGATATTGTATTAGCAACACAGAAAGATGAATGGAAGTTGTAATATAAAATAATTTACTAATTGAGTGATTTTGTTGAAACGAAAATTTGAAACTTTTACCTTAGAAGAATTACAGCTAAAAATGACAAATATTATTCATGAGTGGTTAAATGTAGACAATTTGAAATTTTTGAATTCTAAGCCAGCAATAAAACCTGTTAATCCTTTTAATAAAAAGAGTCATAAATATAATAAAGAAGATGGATTCAAGATTACATTCTTTGCTCAAGAGATGGTTCCGCTTGAAAATCAAAGTCCAGAAAGATATGAGTTTAATATTCAGAACTATTTAGATGAAGATGATTCAGAAACATATGGTCACATTATTTTGGAAGTTAAAGAGAAACTAGATAATTTTACTTATTGGCTCAAAAAGCAGCATGAAGAGAAAGAGAGAGCAATGTATTCAGATGATTATGATGATGAAGATAGTGATTACGTTGATTATGATACCTTATTGCACAATCTTGGCTTGAAGGAAAGCGATGATGGAGACTGGGAACCGGATGACAGTCCTCATTATATTTATGATGACACTTTCGATGATGACTACGGTATCGAGGAATACGAACTAAAAGAAACGAAAGAAGTGTGTATCAATGAAAATAAAGGGGAGTTTATGGTAATTAACAAATGGATTCCTGATTTTTATAAGAGCGACTGCTACTTTAAACATCACAAATTGATTTATAAATCGAATAAAGAAAGCTTAGAAGATGTCTTTGGTGACTAATTTAAAATAATCAAATACAAAGGGAAATAACGTTACATAAGTGCTGCGCAGCCTCCATTGATCAGGAGGAAGAGGAAAGTTGGCTATTTTAGAGGAAGCAATACAATTAAAATGGAGTAACAGTATAAAAAAATACTATATTGGAAAAGGGTACACTTTTACTAGAACGGGTGATATATTCATTGTACACACTGATGATTTACCCACTGGAAGTAGTTTTAAAGTTACAAAGATATGCGATGATTGTGGAAAATGTATTAAAAATCAAGTTTATAGTAGTATTTTAAAGAATAGAAATCAAGATGGAAAAGACAGATGTAAGAAATGTGGGGCAATTTACAGTGGTGAAGTTAGAAAAAATAATGTTAAATACGTAAAATCATTAGACTATTATGCAAAATTAAATAGCAAAGAATATTTATTGCAAGAATTTAGTGAAAAAAATAATAAATTACCCAAGGATATCTCTTTCGGAACAAATGAAATTTATCTATGGAATTGTCCAGATTGTAAAAGTGAGTATGATATGAGTGTAAGCAATAGAAAGAATAGAAATTGTCCTTTTTGTAGAGGTTCTCGTGTAAATGAAACAAATTGTTTATGGACTACTCATTCTAATATAGCAATGCTATTAACTTATCCGGAAAGAGGGTATAAAATAACTTCTGGAAGCAATAAGAAAGAAAAGTTTACTTGCCCTAATTGTAAACATGAAGAGTCAAAAGTCATTCAGAGCGTAGTAAATAGAGGACTTTCATGTTCAGCATGTTCAGATGGACTGAGTTATCCTCAGAAGTTCATGTTTAACATGTTAAAACAATTAAATATTAAATTTGAGAATGAAAAAATATTCAAATGGTCTAAAAGTGTAAAACATAATAATAGTAAATTAATAGGATTAAAAAGATATGATTTTTACATACCGTCTTTAAGTATGATTATTGAAACTCATGGGGGACAACACTATAGTGATGGTTTTCAGCACTTAAATGGTAAGAATTTAGAAGAAGAACAAGAAAATGATAGGTTAAAAGAAAAACTAGCTAAAGAAAATGGAATCAAAGACTATATACAAATTGATTGTAAGAGATCAGAATTAGACTATATAAGAATCAATATATTATCAAAATTATCTAATTTGCTTAATTTAAAAAATATTGATTGGGAAGACTGTCATAAATTCGCATGTTCATCATTAGTTAATTCAGTATGTGGTATATGGAGTGAAGGTATTGAAAGCACCAGTCAAATAATGAAATTATTAAATTTGAGTAGGGCAACAGTTATTAGATACTTAAAGAAAGGTCATATAATTGGAATCTGTTCATATGATCCTAAAGAGGAAATGAGAAAAGCTGCGGAAGCTTCAAGGCGAAAACGAATAAACTATAATCGTAATTCAAGAAAAGTAATGCAATTATCTGCAAGTGGAGATAACTATATTAAAGAATGGATTAGTGCTGAAGAAATTTCAAAAAATATAAAGATACATCAAAACAGCATTCGAAGAGTCTGCAGTGGAAAACGTAAAACAGCTGGTGGCTACAAGTGGATGTACAAAGAAGATTACGAGGAATACATAAAGCAAGCTGCAAATTAAATACATAAAAATTCCAAATAATGCTTGATTAATATAAAATAATTAAATATAATAAATATAGATAAAGTGAAGGGAGGTGAAATTAATGCTAAACGAATATGCTTCAAGTTTTACTAGTGATCTAGGTCAAAAAATGGATTTAACATACTATCCAGATGAAAATAAAGTCTACATAAGTATTGATGAAAATGTTGAAGTAAATCCTGTACTTGTTTTAACAAAAGAAGACGTTGAGTGTTTAGGGAAATTATTAATATCAATAAATGAAATAAGCAAATAAAATGGTAGTTTGATTGACTTGAAGGGAGGTGAAGAAAATGAACGAACAAATTATTATTGATGATCAAGAGATATCAACATATATAAGTGAAGAGTTAACTAAGAAAGGTGTCAACTTGAGTAAAGAAAATATTCTTGCTGTGTTGGATTTAGAATTTGAATTTTTGAGATTAAAAGGTGTAATTGAAGAAGATGCCACAGAAGAAAGTGATGAGAATTATGTCTCAGTTTTAAAAGACTTTCTTTATGGTATGAAGGAATCGATTGAGCAACTTGAAAAAGATGTATCAGAACTTAAAAATAAAAATAGGGAAGACGATGGGAAACTCGCTGTGGAAATTTTAAGTAATTTAAATTTGGTCGAAAAGAATAAATAATTAAAACCAAGGAGAGTGTGTGAGAGATGAAAACGAACATTGAAATTAGAAATTTTGAAAAAGGTGTTAAGCATATTTACTTTTCAAAGGGTGTTCAGGAAATTTTAAGAGGATCTAAAAATATTACATTAAAGTTAAAAAGAAGTAATATGGGCGATGCTTCAAAAATTGAAGATGTAAATATATTTCTTAAACTAGTCGACATCGAGAAGAATATTGATAGAGTAGTATTCTCTTCATCAAAGCAAACATTTAATTGGGGAGAAGAATGGGAAATTAATTTACCAGATGGAATTAGTGTGACTGACTTAGAATTGTCTCATAGTAGAGATACAGGTATCAATCTATCCAGTATGATTTTTGAAGTTGAAGAAAACTACAGTGTAAATAATACAACAGTTGATATAGTTAAGTATTCGTGGGACAAATGTAAAGAAATAATCAATGAAAACACCAAACCGATAAGTTTTGAAGAGTTTCAGTCAAAAGCTTTACATAAATTACAAAGGCAATTCCTAAGTATTCCAGACACAAAAGATACTGTACTAACTAGAAAGAATATTGTTGAGATGATTAAGGATTTAAAAGAATTAATCTAAATAAAATAATTTAATATTAAAGGGTGAGATGGAAATATATCTTACCCTTTCTTTCTAAAGAGGTGATTACTTGGTTAAAGAACTAAAACTAACCGTAAAAGGCATTCCTCCTTCAGTCAACCATTACATGGGTTACAGAGGGGTTAGAAAGGGTAATGGTTGCATGGTTATGGCTTACACTAAACCAGAAGCCAATAAATTTAAAAAAGAATTCTCTACATATGCAAAAGAACAAGTTGAGCTGCAACAATGGGATATTGAATCAACACGAGATGTTCATCATTACCTTGACTGTATATTTTACTTTGATCGAACAGATAAAGACGAGCAAAATTACATGAAAGTCCTTTGTGACGCATTAAATGGAATAGCGTACATAGATGATAAGAAGATTTTAACAAGAACTCATGAAGTGTTTTATGATTCAAAGAGTCCTAGAATTGAGATTACTATTAAACCAGTTACATATAGAGGAATATTTAATGATGAAATACATATGGAAGTATTTGAGAATAAATGTAAGATCTGCAAGAGGTATAAAAGGAATTGTAGCATTTTGAATAAAGCAAAAGAAGGACGTATCCAGAGTGAGATTGATGAAGATTTTATTTGTAGAAAGTTCAATAATATAAAATAATCAATTATAAAATAGTGAAAATGTAGGTAATAGGACAAACAAACCCATACATATGTACATAGCAAGAGGTGAATTAAATGCAAGCAACCACAACTATGATTGATGGTGTTGAGTATTCAATTAGCGAGACAGAGTCTCAAACCATCCTAAAGTCATTACACAAGGATGAATTCGGTTTTCATTGTACGATGAGGTTCACAAAAAATAAAGCAGAGAGTGATTTAGCTAAAGAGAATTTATATGATTTATTTGCAAGAGAAATCGTTTGATTTCTCTATTTTTATTGCTAAAATAAGTGTTATAAAATTATTAGCCAGAGGAGATAAAAACACACAATGAAAAGAGTATGGAATCTTTATCGAGTTTCAACTAAAGGACAAGTTAATCCAGAAGAAGATATACCTATGCAACGTAATTCTTGTTTAAAATTTATTGAGAGTCAAACGGACTGGAAACTAGAAAATGAATTGTATGAAAAAGGTGTGTCAGGCTGGAAAAATAAAACTGATGACCGTGACGCTCTTGTACAGATTAAAAAAGCAGCAGAAAATAAAGAGTTCGACATCCTCTTAGTTTTCATGTATGACAGGTTAGGTAGACGAGAAGATGAGACTCCATTAGTTGTTCAATACCTTGTTGATCACGGAGTAGAGGTTTGGTCTGTTAAAGAGGGACAGAGAAAGATAGCAGATCACACAGATTTATTAATTAACTACATTACATTTTGGCAGTCTTCAGGTGAGAGTAAAAAGACCTCGATGCGTGTTAAAGAAATCATTGAGCAAATGAATGAAAAAGGTCAATATACGGGAACAACTCCTCCATATGGATATGAAGTATATGACACTGGTGAGAAGCACTGGAAATATGATAAGAATGTAAAAGACATGAGAATTAATGAAGACGAGAAAAAAGTAGTGGAGATTATATTTGATTTATATATAAATAAAGGCTATGGAGTTTCTAGGATAGCAAAATATTTAAATTCCTCTGGATATAAAACGAGAAGTGAGAAGAACTTTAGGATAAATACAATATTTAGTATATTAAAAAACCCTATCTACACAGGTATAAAAAGATACAATGTGAAAAACAAAAATAATCATGATGAAGTATTACCTAAGTCTGAGTGGAAGTATGCTAAGAAGAGGGATGACTGGGCATTTATTGATGAAGAAGTGTTTGATAAAGTTCAAGAAATAATGAAAATGAGAAAAGATAAACAAGGTACTCTTCCGAACAAAGGTAAGTTACTTTTAAACGGGATCGCTATATGCGGTTACTGTGGAAATAAAATGTACAGTGATGTGACTAGGACAAGTTATACCCTTAAAGACGGTACAAAGAAGGAGCGTATCATAAGACGGTATAGATGTTTAGCTGCTAGAACTTCTGATACTCAACATGACAAAGCACTATATGCTTCCGATAAACACGAGAAGGCATTTTACAGATTATTTATTAAACAAATAGAAATATTGCTCAAAAATAAAGAAAACTTGATTAAATCTAGACAAGCAAATAATAAAAATACTTTTACTCAGTTAGAGAGTGAAATTGACATCCTCATCAAAGATAAGAATAAGCTTGAAAAAGACTTAACTATTCTCAATAATGAAATAACAAAAAGCTTGTTAGGGGAAAGTTCGTTTAGCCCAGATCAATTGAGCAATATTATAAAAACGAAAGAAACAGAAAAGGATGGACTGGGTAAAATTATTGAAAGTAAGAAGGAAATATTGGATAGAAAAAAGAAAACTTTAGAAAAAGAAGATGAATTTGTATTATCACTGCAAAAGATTAAGGATACATTTGACAAGGCTGATTTAGACACTAAGAAAATGATGATATCTAGTGTCGTTAAGCAAGTGATGTTTAAAAAGGACGAATTAGATATCACATTTAAAGTTAGTATATAG